CTGCCAATTTTAAACAGGTATATAATCGCTTAGTTGTGTTTGATGGGAAATCATATCATGGAAGAACAGGTGATAATGTAAAAAGCGAAAGATTAACACATGTATTCTTTGCTCAACATGTTGATGCTAATATTCCAACTCCATTAAGAAGATTTAAGGTGTTATAATTTTATCAGCATCTTTTAAAAATGTTTTAATACTTTCAATAGAGGATTTACATGTCAAATTGTTTCTCTGAAGCTGAACAATTAATTTTGCCACTTGACTATCCGTCAGAGTTTTCCAATTTGGAAACTCCTTCAGAACTGGACAATAATACATCGCCTCAGCCGGATGAACAACCATATATTTGTATGTTGTCACAACCTGAGTCTGTTCATTACAACCAGCAAGCAGCATTACAAATAATATTAGAAAAATATTTTTCATGGCCCTAACTTTCTTATTGTTTCTTTAAGGATATCGGAAGATGAACGATCGTTACCCTTACCAACCTCCACGTCGATTGCAGATTCAATTGTTTTTAGTTTACTGTCTAATGTTGCTCTCTGGGTTTCTAATTTCTTTATCGCTTCATCTTTATTTTTAGAAATTGTTTGCTGCTGTTCGATAAATTTTTCTTTATCTTTGACAGATTGTTCAAGCTGTTTTATGTTGTATTCCTGTAAAGCTGTTTGTTTTTCGAGCTCTACTATTTGACGATGCTTAGAATACAAACCACCAGCTAGTCCTGCGACAATAATAAGTATAGAAAGCCACTTAATGCTTCCGGATGACACAAGGGATATAAATAATTCCATTTCTAACTCCAAAGGTGTATTTATTTTATGAAAAATATTCCAACTTTTTGTATTGATGATTTTTACGAAAATCCGGATCAAATACGAGATTTTGCATTAACACAAGAGTTCAAAAAATTACCCACTTGTCTTGGGCTCAGAACTGCCCCCATGAGCGAAGTTAATCCTGAATTTGATGCTTGGTTTACTAAGAAACTATTATCTGTTTTTTATAACGTATTAGATCCATCTTTTAAATATAAAATTAATAATGTTTTTCATAAAAATTATATGAACGAAGTAGATAATTACGCCGATTGCACTCCGGATAATTTAATAATGGGTAGCGTTTACGGTAGCGATTATCGAAGTAAAAATAGCGCTCATCTAGATAAAAACCTTTTCTCTGGCGTTATTTATCTCAACAAAGACGAAGAGATGCATGCTGGTACAGCCATTTACAGACCAGTAAAATATTTTGAAGAACATGACGGTGCATTGTTGCAAGAAACAGGGAGATTTTCTCAGATTTATAATAGACTAGTGGCTTTTGATGGAGCAACATGGCACGGAAGAATTGGTGATAATCGTAAAGAAGATAGATTGTGCCAAGTATTTTTTGTGCATCATGTATTCGACGAATCTCCATTACACAAAATGAGAAATTTCTAATAATCAAAATTATTAAGGGAGCTATAAATGATAAAAATAAACAATACTTATAGTATAATAAAAGGTTGGCCAAGAGCTACTTTAAAAATTGCTGAAGGTGCACCTTCAGTGTCAGCATATATCGTAGAAAAACAAAGGCTAACTCCTTTTAAACTTACTTACGAAGAGTATAAAGTAAGAATAGCTGAAAGATTGGAAATAGAGGAACAAATTAAGATTAACGATCAGTTAGCAGCTGAGGGTAATGATCCTGAATTTAAAAAGTTTTACAACGTAAAAAATATGATTTATTCCGACACCACCGATCTTCCCTATCCTTCAGTTTATGATGGAGATAAAATAGAAGAAATTTTCAAAGCTGAGACAGAAGTTGAGATAGAGATAGACGATTATTTTAAACAGTTAGTTAGAGATTATTTAGAAGATCCAACTGTTTTAAATAAATCCTCTCTTGATAAAACCGTTGAAGAACCTATTTGGGTTATTAAGAAAACATGAATAAAAAAACTATAAAAAATCTGGAGAATTTAGTTCAAGTACCAGAAGACGTCGTAAGATTGGCAGCAGCTTATATTCCAGAAGATGAAGAAAGCGGTCTTCGTATAGTTTTAGAAGCAGCTGACGATTATATTGCTGCCAATTTGACTCCTATCTTTATATTAGATCAGGACAATATGGACATAATGGTGATCTGTAAAGAAACTTTCGGAAAAAAATTACACTAACCAAAAATACTATTTGATTTTTTTATCGGGGTATAGTATAAATAAACTCAAGAGTGGCGGGAGTAGCCACCAAATTTTAGATGGTTACCAGACCACTTGATCTTTTCTCTATGGAGAATAATATATGAGTACAGTAACTAATGTTGCAGTAGCAACTGAGTCTAAGGTAGTTGATCTTCGCGGAATGTGGATAGGATTGGGAGTCCTAAACGTATTCTATCTTATCGTTAGAATCTACGAGCAAGTCTTTGGATGGCGAGCAGGTCTAGATTCTTTCGCTCCAGAATTTCAGACATATTGGATGTCCATTCTCTGGACAGAGATTCCACTTGAGCTAGTTTCAGGACTAGGTCTTGCAGGTTATCTTTGGAAGACAAGAGATCGCAATCTTGCTGCCGTAACTCCTCGCGAGGAGATGCGTCGTTTGGTTACTCTTGTTCAGTGGCTTGTTGTGTATGCTGTCGCCATTTATTGGGGCGCATCCTTCTTCACCGAACAGGACGGTACTTGGCATATGACTGTTATTCGTGATACCGACTTTACACCAAGTCATATTATCGAGTTCTATATGTCATATCCAATTTACTCAATTATTGCAGTTGGCGCATTCTTCTATGCTCGTACTCGTATCCCTTACTTTGCTCAGGGATATAGTCTCGCATTCTTGATTGTTGCCATCGGACCATTTATGATCATTCCAAACGTTGGACTCAACGAATGGGGTCATACTTTCTGGTTCATGGAAGAACTATTCGTAGCACCATTGCATTGGGGCTTCGTATTCTTCGGCTGGATGGCACTTGGTGTGTTCGGCGTTGTTCTCCAAATTCTAGGGCGTGTTCATGCTCTTGTTGGGCGTGAAGGAGTAGCTCTACTAGCAAAATAACCCTAACAAAGGAGTGAAAGGAATGAGTATGAAAAAACTTTCTGGATTTTTTATCTTGGTTCTTTCCTGCTTAATACTGCAGGTATCTTTTAATACTTCTTACGCTGCTCATGATGATTCAAACGAAAGCGGCGTAGTGTATGAAGGATCCGGAGGAAAATAAAATTGTGAGGGGGGATTGACTTCCCCCCTTTCGTATATTATATAATGTATAGCGTTGCCGCAAGGAACGCAATCTTAATCTCGCTGAAAAGGAGAAACAAATGACTAATGATGTATTTTCTTTTAATACTGGTAACTTTAACAAATATCTAGTTGGATTTGATAAGGTATTAGATACTTTACATACAGTTGGAGACACTTACGCTAAAGCAGCTTCTCAAACTTGGCCCCCCTACAATATTGTTAAAGAAGATGAAAATCACTACACGGTAGAAATTGCTTGTGCTGGTTTTGGTAAACAGAACCTTGACATTGAACTTGCTAATAATACTTTGGTTATTAAAGGCGGTTTTACTTTAGATGATGTAGATCCTATTACAAATCCAGTTCAGTATCTATATAAAGGTATAGCTGATCGTGTATTTACTCGTAAGTTTACCCTAGCAGATAATGTAGAAGTGAAAAATGCTGAATATATTAATGGTCTTTTGAAAATATATTTGGAGCACATGATTCCAGAAACGCATAAAAGTCGCAAAGTAGATATTAAATAGTAATTGGGGGATTATTCCCCCTTTTTCTTACAATTATCAAAATGAAATAATTTCATAAGTCCGCCATACCCAATTTTACCGCATTTTGGACATATTCTTTCTTGTTTTTTACGATATTCTGGATCTTTCCATTTATTTTTTACGCCTTCTTTTTGTTTATTTAAAACTTCTGGCCTCGACATAATTTCTTTATGATCGATTTTGTTTTTAATTTTAGTTTCTTTGCATTTGGCTATCGCTTCTGGAGTGTTGCTTTTACTTGTTCCATTATTTCTTTTTGTTTTCCAAGCTAATTTGGCGGATCTAGAATTGCTTCCGCCTACACCGTTTTCTTCTACTAAATTCGCCCATTCTGGGGATTCTACAATATCCCATAGTCTAGAATAATAGATACATTTTTGTTTGAAAATTTCTATATCATCAGATTGAAATAATATTTCAGTATTTACGTCGTATCCATGTTTATTAATATGTCGTTTCCAATGCGTACCAGAACCTTGATATGTATAAGGATTGTGTTTGGTTTTGCCGAGGTATTTTAGACCAGTTTTATTGTGAGTTTTTACGTATAAATATTGCATGCTGATGCTCCTCTTTAGCATTAGAGTAGGTAGGGATTGCAGTCCCGTGACCTACACCTATTTAGTCAAAAAAGGATTTTACTATGACTACATTTAAAGAAGCATTCGCTGCTGCGAAAAAATCAGGTAAAGAGACATTCGTATACGACGGTAAACTTTATAGCACTGAAGTTGCTGTTAAAAATGCTGATGAAAATGATCATCTAGATGTTCTTAATACATCAAAAGTTGAAACTACAAAATCAGTTAAATTAAAGAAGAACGTATGGCCACTACAGAGTCAGCTACTTTCTCTTTATGGTTCGCCAAGTTACGTAGTTCCATCATTCAAGAAGAATAATATCGGAGTTGCTGTTCTTCCATATACAATGTGGATGGATAACATTCGTTTCGATAAGTTTGCTATGCATAAGTCATGCGTGGATTCTTTCGTTCGTGTTATGACATATATTTGGGAAGCAAACGATAAAGACTACGATAAGATCAAAGCACAACAGCTACATGTATTCTCTGGTTGTTGGAACATCAGAGCAAAGCGTGGCGGATCTACAGCATCCGTTCATTCATGGGCTCTAGCAGTAGATATTGCTGCTCCATATAATGCTTTGGGTAAAAAGCCAGGATATAACAAATATTCATTCACAAATGATTCTTTAATTGTTAAAGCATTTAAGGAAGAAGGTTGGGTTTGGGGTGGCGACTGGTCTAGACCAGATGGTATGCATTTCCAAGCAGCAAGGGTGGGATAATAACGAAGGTATATTATGAAGATTATAGGTGTTACTGGTTTTCATGACAGCAGTGCTGTATTGTTGCAAGATGGCGAAATAAAATTATTCTTCAAAGAGGAGAGAATCACCAGAAGAAAAAGAGCATATTCTGCTGTTCAATCTGTAGATAGAATATTACAAAATCACAAAGATATAGATTATTTCGCCACTTGCGATCCATATAATAACGAAGATACATTCTATAAAACATATTCAAGAATTCATAAATCTGAGATGATAGATTACACATCTTCGCATCATCTTTGTCATGCTAGTTTAGCTTTTTATAATAGTGGTTTCGATAACTGTCTTGTTTTCGTGATTGATAGAAATGGCTCTGTAATTCATGATATAATGAGAGAATCCGAATCAGTTTTCGAAGCCTCGTATCCTTGTGAGTTTAAACCTTTACATAAAAATTACTGGCTTAATAACATCGGCGCTGATCACGACGCTGTAATTATTAAAGAAATCGAAAAATTTAAATCACAAAATAATTTTACATTTAATATTGATAGTTTAATGAGTATAGTTAAAGTATACGAAAGTGCCACCACTTTAATTGGACAACATCCATTAGAAAACGGAAAAACCATGGGGTTGGCTTCGTATGGAGAAGATAAAGAACATGTAAACTTTTTTATTGATGGCCGACCTATAGATAATTACTTCATTCAAGATTATTTTACAACAAAATATACAGCTTCTGTTTTACTCAAAAAACATCTTGATAAAATAACCAGAGAAGTAACAAAAGAAAATTATAAATTCTATGCAGATTACGCTTTTCAAGTTCAGAAACAAACACAGCAAGAGGTTTTAAATTTTGTCTCTGAATGGGTTAACAAAACTGGTATTAAGAATGTTTGTTTGACTGGTGGATATGCATTAAACGTTGTTTGTAACGAATATCTATTAAGAAATCTTCCTGGTGTTAATTTTTATTTCGAACCATTAGCGGACGATACCGGCAATAGCATTGGCTCTGCTATGTTGTTACATAGACATTTGACCAAAGATAAAACAATCAGAAAAACCAAACACACATTTTTTCATGGTATAAAAACGCCTCTACAACATGTGGGTGTAGATTGTAATGTTGATGACATAGTTGAAAAAATTCTAGAACAAAAAACTGTCGCAGTATTTAATGGAATGGCAGAATCTGGACCAAGAGCTCTCGGTAATAGATCTATTATCTTTGATGCTCGTAATCCAAACGCAAAAGAAATAGTTAATATAATAAAGAAAAGAGAGTGGTATAGACCTTTTGCTGGGTTTATGTTAGAAGAATATTTTCAAGAGTATTTTGAGACGCATGGATTAAACAAATCGGAATTCATGACTATTTCTTTTGATTGTAAGAAACCAAATGAAATTCCAGGTATTGTTCATGTTGATAATTCTTGTAGAATACAAACAGTGAACGAAAATATTCCTCACATAAAAGAATTGCTACTAAGATTTTATAATAAAACAGGATGCCCTGCTCTTCTTAACACCAGTTTTAATTTAGCAGGGGAAGCATTAATTGATACACAACAAGAAGCCATAGAATGTTTTTATAATTCTAATTTAGATGTTCTTTGGTTTCCAGAGATTGGAAAATGTTTGACTAAATGATAATTTATAGTATAATGCATAATAGCATCTGTGGGTTCGATTGTGGACCGGATAGCGTTTATTGGAGGTTAGATGTCATTTTATACGAACGTATATTTAAGAGGTAATAGAGTTTATGTTAGGGGGTTTGATAAAGGATTAAGGTTCAAAGACGTTGTTAATTATACACCATATTTGTTCATCCCCAAAGCAAATGGTAACTATAAAACATTAGATGGAAAGTCTGTAGGTAAGCTCGATTTTGATTCTGTAAGTGATGCGAGAGATTTTATTTCTCGATACGAGCAAGTATCAAATATGGAGATCTATGGCCTAACAACATTTTTGTATTTGTATATTTTTGATAATTATAAGGGTGATATTGATTACGATCCTAAACTTGTTAACATTGCAACAATAGATATTGAGTGTGCTGCCGATGAAGGGTTTCCAGATATTCAAAGGGCTGATAAGCCTCTTACTGCAATCACTCTTCGAAGTAGGAATCGTAATTTTGTTTTCGGTTGTGGTGATTTTAAAACTGATGACGTAAATACGTATTATATGAAATGTAAAGATGAGTATGAACTCATACAGAAGTTTCTAGAGTGTTGGGAAAATTTAGATATCGATATTATTACAGGGTGGAACATTGAGTTCTTTGATATTCCGTATATTGTTAATCGCATTCGCAACCTATTTAACGATACTGAAGCTCGTCGTCTATCTCCATGGCGTATTCTCGACGAGAAGATTGTCGAGTTCAGAGGCAAAGAAAATCAGAGCTTTAATCCAGCTGGTATCTCCGTTCTTGATTATTATCAGTTATATCGTAAGTTCATGTTTGGTAATCAAGAATCTTATAAGTTGGATTTTATCGCAAACGTGGAACTGGGCGAAAAGAAGATTGACTACTCTGAGTATGGTAACCTACTCGAGTTATACAAAAATAATCACCAGAAGTTTATTGAATATAACATTCACGATTGTGTTTTGGTTGATCGTCTAGATGATAAATTAAAATTCCTAGAACAATCTATGGCCATTGCTTATGACGCCAAGGTTAATTACCCTGACGTTATGACGACTGTGCGTCCATGGGATATTATTATTCATAACTATCTTCTTGATCAGGGAATTGTTATTCCTCCAATGAAGAAGCAACAGATGGATGGTGCACTTATTGGAGGCCACGTTAAAGAGCCAAAGATTGGATTAAGTAAGTGGGTTGTTTCTTTTGACTTGAACAGTCTATATCCTCATTTGATTATGCAGTATAATATCAGTCCAGAAACATTTGCTGGTAAAGTTGATATGCCATCGGTTGATGGATTACTAGAGGGTAACTTTAAATTCGTTCATGATGATCTTTCGCATGCAGCTAATGGTTGTGCATATAGAAAAGATCAGCAGGGTTTCTTACCTGCACTTATGGAGAAGATGTATAACGATCGCACCAAGTATAAGAAGTTGATGCTTGAGGCCAAACAACGTTATGAGAATAAACCTAACTCTGAAGATGAGAAGTTAGTTGCTCGTTATCATAATATGCAGATGGCCAAAAAGATTCAGTTAAACTCTGCTTACGGCGCAATGGCTAATCAGTGGTTCCGTTGGTTTAACTTCGATCACGCAGAAGCAATTACAATGTCAGGGCAGCTTTCTATTCGTTGGATTGAAAAGAAGATGAACCTGTTTATGAATAAGGTTCTTAACAATCATAATATAGCGGATAGAGATTATGTTATCGCATCTGATACAGATTCTATTTACGTTGAAATGGATCATTTGGTAGCTCACCTAGATACCGATAACGAATTAGATATTGTCGTTGCTATTGATAAATTCTGCGAACAAAAGATTCAGCCTTATCTAGATAAGTGTTACGAAGAACTTGCTGTATATATGAATGCGTATCAGCAAAAAATGAAAATGAAGAGGGAAACAATTGCGAACAAAGGTATTTGGCGTGGCAAAAAAATGTATATCCTCAACGCTTGGAATGTTGAGGGCGTACAATATTCGGAACCCAAACTTAAACTCCAAGGTATTGAAGCGGTACGTTCGAGCACTCCAAAGGCGTGTAGAGAAAACATTAAAAAATCTTTAGGAATTATTATGAACGGAACTCAGGATGAATTACAAAAATTCATTCAAGATTTCCGCGAAGAATTTATTTCGTTACCGTTTGAAGATGTTGCTTTCCCAAGAGGCGTAAAATATCTAGGAAAGTATTCTAAAAACAGAAACCAGATATACGATAAGGGAACTCCAATTCACATCAAGGGTGCATTAATCTTTAATAATCTATTGAAGAAGCATGGAATTACTAGTATTCCTGCAATCCAAGACGGTGATAAGATTCGTTTCGCTTATCTAAAGATTCCTAATCCTGTGCAGGAATCTGTTGTTGCAGTTCCTGATGAATTACCAAAGGAACTTGAATTTATCGATAAGTATATTGACAGAGAAATGCAATTCAATAAATCATTCCTAGAACCGCTCAAATCTATTACAGAAGTAATTGGTTGGGCTACGGAGAAACATTCAAACTTAGAGGATTTTTTCAATGACTGATACACCAGAGGACGATTTTGAATTTGACTTTGGATTTACTTCTGAAGATGAATTAAAAGCAGGAGAATTAGAGTTACAAGATCAATTAGGATCTACGCAAGTAAAACTCGAAGGTCTCCGTAAGATGGTTATGCCGCTTCTTCTTAATCTAAAGAAGAACCCAGACAAAGATATTATTAAATGGGCTGGCGCCGATCGTGTTAAACAAATTGACACATTCATAAAAAAGATGGACGCCTATATTAAGAGTTGATTTTTTGCTGTGTTTAAGCTATACTATATGAAATAGTATTGGAGGTTTTATGTCGCTAAAAGAACGTTTGATTAAGAATTCTACAATTGATTACACATCTACACTAACTGACTCGAAGATCTATACGAAGAAAGATATGATTCAGACTCCAGTGCCAATGATTAACGTGGCATTGTCTGGATCTATTGACGGTGGTGTTACTCCGGGACTGACGATGTTAGCAGGACCATCAAAGCATTTCAAAACTGGATTTGCTTTGCTGCTAGCATCGTCATTTCTGAAGAAGTATCCAGACGGTGTTATTCTATTCTATGATTCAGAATTTGGTACACCACAGTCATACTTTAATAAGTTCAAGATTCCATTAGACTCTGTTGTTCATACACCAATTACTGATGTTGAAGAACTAAAGTTCGACATCATGAAGCAGTTAAAAGAAATCAAACGAGAGGATCAAGTTCTAATTATTATTGATTCGATTGGTAATCTTGCATCGAAGAAAGAAGTTGAAGATGCTATGAACGAGAAGTCAGTTGCTGATATGTCTCGTGCAAAACAATTAAAGTCTTTATTCAGAATGATCACTCCTCATCTTACGTTGAAAGATATTCCTCTTGTGGCAGTCAATCATACTTACAAAGAAATTGGTATGTTCCCTAAAGATATCGTTGGTGGTGGCACTGGCGCATATTATGGTGCAGACAATATTTGGATTTTAGGAAGACAGCAGGATAAAGATGGCACAGAGATTCAGGGCTACCATTTTGTCATCAATATTGAGAAATCCCGTTACGTTCGTGAAAAATCTAAGGTTCCGATTACCGTTAGCTATGAGGGTGGTATTAATCGTTGGAGTGGTTTGCTTGACATTGCCATTGAAGGCGGTTACGTGGCTAAACCAAAGGTGGGATGGTATGCCATCGTCAATCGTGAAACTGGGGAAGTTGATGGAAAGAATTTCCGAGCAGCTGATATCGTGGACTCTAAAGAATTTTGGATGAGCATTTTCGAAACAACCGATTTTGCTGCATATATCAAACGCAAATATTCTCTTGATACAGAAGGTAGTTTAGTTTACGACGAAGAAGATGCTTAAAGAACATTTTGTTAATCAATTCGACAATTTCATTTGTGGATGGTATATTGATAAAAATGTTTGTGAAGATCTAATTCAGTATCATAAAAATTGTGCAAATAAAAAACTTGGTACATTTGGAGCCCAAAAGAAAGTTAATAAAAAAATAAAAGATAGTATAGATTGTGTTCTAGAAGATTCAGAACTCAGTAAAACATACTATGCTGAATTACAAAAATGTGTAGATCTTTATATCGAAAAATATAAAGGTTGTAACGTTGGGCCAGCATGGAAAAATACTGAAAATGCAAACTTACAATATTATGAACCAGGAGGAGGCTATCACTCTTGGCATTGCGAAAGATATGTTATGTCACCACCAGAAATATACAGACATTTGGTGTTCATGACATATTTAAACGATGTAAATGATGCTGGTGAAACAGAATTTATGTATCAAAAAATAAAAATAAAGCCAGAAACAGGATTGACGTTAATCTGGCCAGCAGATTGGACATTTACACACAGAGGGATTGCCTCTCCGACTGAAAAGAAGTATATTTACACTGGGTGGTTTAATTTTTACACGGAGGATAAATGAATATTGAGAGAATAATCCTGTCTAATCTTATATTTAACGATAAATATAACAGAAAGGTTATTCCTTTTCTAAAGAGTGAATATTTCCAGGATTATCCTGAACGTGTTGTCTTTGATCTCATTGACGAATATGTAAAGAAATATAACTCTTTTCCTTCTACAGAAGCGTTAGCAATAGACCTGTCTAATAAAGAAGGACTAAACGATCAGACATTCAAAAACAGTAAAGATGTAATTACTGCTCTTGAGGCTGATTCTAACACTCAACTAGATTGGCTCTTGGATCATACAGAAAAATTCTGTCAGGATAAATCGCTTTATCTTGCTATCATGCAGTCAATTAAGATAATGGATGAGAAAAATGGACAAATCTCCAAAGGAAGTATTCCATCAATACTTACTGACGCTCTCGCTGTCTCTTTTGATACCAGCATTGGTCATGATTTTCTGGATAACAGTGATGAGAGATACGAATTCTACCATCGTAAAGAGAAAAGAATTCCTTTCGACATTGAATACCTTAACACAATTACAAATGGTGGCTTGCCCGAAAAAACCCTCAACATTGCCTTGGCTGGGACAGGAGTTGGTAAATCCATGTTCATGTGCCACTGCGCAGCAAGTAATCTCACGAGGGGATATAACGTACTGTATATCACGCTAGAGATGTCAGAGGAACGCATCGCTGAAAGAATCGATGCGAACCTTCTTGATGTTTCTATTGAAGAATTGGAATTGCTTCCTAAACAATCTTATGATACAAAAATTAATAGACTTAAAGAAAAGTACACAAGTAAACTGATCATCAAGGAATATCCAACAGCTGGTGCTGGTTCTGCTAATTTTCGTCATCTATTAAACGAATTAAAGATTAAAAAGAATTTCGTTCCTGATATCATATATATTGATTATCTGAATATTTGTATGTCATCGAGGCTGAAGTATGGATCCAACGTCAATTCTTATACCCTTATCAAATCCATCGCAGAAGAGCTCCGTGGGTTGGCCGTTGAGTTCAGCGTCCCTATCGTCAGTGCAACTCAAACAACTAGAAGCGGATATTCGAACAGCGACGTGGGATTGGAGGATACATCGGAATCCTTTGGACTCCCAGCCACAGCTGATTTTATGTTTGCCCTCATTGGATCAGAGGAACTTGAAAGTCTCAACCAAATCATGGTTAAGCAACTCAAGAATCGTTATTCCGATCCTAGCTCTAATCGTAGGTTTATTGTTGGGATTGACCGTAGCAAAATGCGACTATATGACGTGGATCAATCTGCTCAAGACGGACTTGTCGACGATCGTCCAGTAATGGATAAAGGCAAGTTCATGGAGGAAGAAAATGAGCGACACAAACCAAAACCAAAGTTCGACAGAAGCAAGTTCGAAGGATTCAAGTGAAGAATGGATACTTGCTATGGCGGAAGATGTCTGGTTGAAGGTTAAAGGATATCCTATTCCGGATTGTTACAGTAGAAAAGATCGTTTAGAAATATTCGAAAGATATTATCATCGTGCAGTTGCACAATCACAGGGAGAATGATTGTATGAATTCGCGTGATATATTTGTCAACAATCAATTTATCTTAGACGAACATTTTAACGAACAACGACGTGCTTTATACGCTAAAAGAATTACGCCACAGGAAGTTAATGAAACGCTTGCTTCAAGATTAGCGGACGAATTCTGGTTGGAAATAAATGAATATCCGATACCAGAATTTGTCTCTAGCGAAGAGAAAAGAAATATATTTCTACACTTTTTACCATTAGTTTTACAGAAAAGAAAAGAAAAACCACCATTTCAATATTATAAAAAATATGATGTTAAAGATTTAAAAGAAGAAATATTAAATTTAGAAGAAAATTATTGGGACATGGGATTTAAAAGGTTACAAAGACAAACCGAACAAATTCATAAACATACACAAATTATAGGTAATACTTTATTTTCTCTTGATTATAATGGTAATGGTGTTATTAACGTCATAAAAAATGATTTAATCCCTAGTAATATTCAATATATGACAGACGAGATAGTTTCTGATTTAGAACGACAATTTGATGGTAAAGTTTTGATATCTGGATACACTAGGTTAAATGTTGGTAATAAAATTAATCCTCATATAGATGATCTTTATTATTTTAAAATTGTTAGAAGGTTTCAGATAGCCATTTTAACCAATTCAAAAGTGTTTTTTAATATAGACGACCAAACTAAAGTGTTTGACGAAGGAGATTGTTACGAAGTAAATAATCTCATAAAGCATTCAATACTTAACGAGGGCGAAACAGACAGAATTAATCTTCTTGTTGATATTCTCCCTAATCAAAAGATAAAATCGTATAATATACATTACTGAAAGGAAAATATGATACCTAATTGGTTAAGAATATTCATTCCAGCTATGCTTATTGCAGGATTATTCAGAGTAATTTTGATTCATTTCATACCGTTGATTTATCATGAATTTTAATCCTATAGGAGTAGCTGCTGTTAAAGCAGCATTAATAGCAAACGCATTTTACGTAATTCTAAAAACAGTAGCGGAGCACAAATGGTAATATGTTCTTGTAATATGATAACTACTGATAATATTCGGGCGGTTCTGACATATGCCACAGATCCGAACGTAAGGCAGGTTCTCAACATGTTAAATTGGGAACCTGGTTGTGCAATCTGTGCTAATAATCTAGCTACAGAGATTCGTAAGGTGATGGAGGAGTTTGAAAATGGCGATGAATTACAAGGTTGTTGAGATTGGTGGTTCTTATTGCGTAGAGGAAAATACTACAGGTCTTATTATCGAGGCATATAATACTCAGGAAGAAGCCAAAAAAAAGATGAAATTTTTGAATTTAGGTGGCGCTTTTGATGGTTTTTCTCCTTCTTTTATCCTTAGTGAAAAGGCAAGAAAACTAAATATTACCAGCAGAAATATGTAGTCCACTGAAGTGGAAGCGGCACGAGCCTAAAATAAGAAAGGGCCACGGAATAGTCTGGAGAAAACGGTGGGGTTCCGCCAGACCGTATTTATGCTAGAAGCAATTCGGGCGGGGAGAAATCCTCGCCCTTTTTCGTATTATAAATATGATAAAATATTATTTAAGGGGATCCTATGTTAAATTTTTCAACTTTTTTGTTAGAAGCCAGAAGCGCAGAAACCGAATTGAAAAACGTGGAAGACGCCAAAGGTAAATTGTTCGAAATATTATCTGGTTCTTATCTCCTTCATGGAGCTCATTCTAAAACTGGTCTCCCTAAAAAATTCCTAGAACATTATAGAGATGAAGATGGATTTCGTCCTCAAGAAATTCATGATAAAATTAAAACAGCATTACAAAAGCTATCCCCAGGAATGTATGAGCAAGTGGTTCAACACGCCAAATCAGCTGCTGATCATTTAAAAGGACAATTGCAATCAAGAAATATCCATAACATAGATAATTTGGCTTGGACTTCACAAAAAGGAGATCATGAAAGGTTTACTGGCACTGATGATCCAAATTCCGATGCCGATTTGATGGTCAAAGGAAGAGATCAAAACGGAACTGTTATTGATCCAGTTGGAATGAGTATGAAATATGGAAAACAAAAAGACCCAAACCTAAGAGGTAATGGTCTAGATGCTCTAGAAAAAATTGCTGGTTTAAACAAAGGCGATTTAGAAGGTTTAAGAGAAGCTCATTATGATCATGTCAGAAGTCTCGGACTTCAAACAGGCAAAGCTGGCGACTCTGAATATAAACGTCTTTCCGCTCAAAACCATCCAACAGCTAAATCAGTTGACGAACACGCTTTACAAACTCAACAAGAATTATCAAAAAGATTTACTAAAGGTCTTGGTAAATTATCTTCGGATGAATTAAGAAATTCAATTAAAAATATTATTGCACCAGAAACAAAATATCTCCACATAAGACATCATACACAAGTTGGTAATGACGGATCTCCAAACCATGAAACACATAACGTTCAAGATCACGCTAGTAAAGTTCTTGGCGATTACGAAGAATTTAGAGTAAGACCTCATTCTGGAGGTATTTCTGCAGTTATTGAAGGTAGAAGAAAAGGTTCTAATGATTTTGAAAGAGCTATGGAAATTGGTATGAAAAAAAACAGAACATATTCTGCTCGTGGTTTCAACTCATTTACTAAAGCTCCAATGTTAAGAGAAGGCAGAAAAACGAAAGTTAAAAAACTTTCTGATATGCCAGCGATTGCAACTGCAAAAGCCACTAAAGTTAAAGCCAAACCTGCTGCTCCTGCTCCATCACAGAGTCCAAATCTTGGAGAATTTGGTCAGCACAGAGGCGAAGGACCAAACGTTGGGAAACAATTACCAAGACACTATCAAGCATATAAAGATTCGAATCATATGGGTTTTAAGGATAGCGGAATATGAGAATAGATTTTAAGACATTCTTAATAGAACAAGAGGAAGCAAAAGGCAAGCCATTAAAACATCTTCGTCATATCGAAGATTATGTTATTCATGGTGGTCATGAAGGAGTTGCTACTGCTGACGAGCACCTTCGTGGCATGCATGATATGTTGCTTGGTAAAAAATCAAGTTTACACGCTTCTACAAAATATGATGGTGCACCTTCAATTGTATTCGGTCAACATCCAGAAACTGGACAGTTTTTCGTAGCGTCAAAATCTGCTTTCAATAAAACTCCAAAAATAAATTATACTGAAGAAGACATTGAAAAAAATCATGGTCATGCTCCTGGATTGGTTGAGAAACTAAAACAATCCCTAAGACATCTTCCTGGTATAATGCCAAAAGAGGGTGGGATTTATCAGGGCGATTTAATGCACACAGAAGGCGATGCTGTAACTAAAAACGGTAAAACTTCTGTAACTCCTAATACATTAACATACTCTGCTCCTGCGGATTCAGCAGAAGGTAAAAATATGAACAAAAAACTTGGCGTTGTTGTTCATACAAAATATGCTGGTAAAGGTGGATTAGGTAATATGTCTGCTCAACCACTTGACGCCAAAACACGTGCAAAGTTTAAACAACATCCTGATGTTAATAATATAGATCCAACTTTAGATGTCAATTCTTCAAATTATACTCCAGAAGAACAAAAAGCATTTTTAAATCATATGGATAAAGCCAAAAGAATTTATGCTTCTATGAAACCAGAAGCAACAGATGCATTAGATGGGCATGGAGAACATTTAGAAGCTCATGTCAATAGTATGATTAGAACTGGAGGAAATCCTTCTCTTCAAGGTTACATTGATCATTTGTCTGCTAGACATCAAAAAGATTTAGATAAAGTCAAAACAGACGTTTCTAAACAGAAAAAAATTCAAGCTCACGGTGATGTATTAACACACATCAGTAATAACAGAGAACATTTTGAAAAAGCGTTGCAGCTTCATAGTCATTTACAAAATGCTAAAAATGTATTGACTAACGTTTTGGCGAAGAACTCTCCATATGAGCATAGTGTTGCTGGCGAGCACACTGGCCCAGAAGGAACAGTTGTTGTTGATAAGAAAGGTAATGCTTCGAAGTTCAATAATAGAAGAGAATTTAATCGCCTAAATTTCTTGAAGGGCGCATTCCAGAAACAGCAGGTAGAAAATGCTTAAATTCAATAATTATTTTTTAACAGAAGCTGATAAAACCACTCATGTGACAACATTCATGAGAACTAATCCTATGACTATCGCCCATGAAGGATTGGTCAATCATGTTAGACAATTAGCGACAGACTTGGACGCTAATCATAGTATCGTTTTATCTCATACACATGATGGAGATAAAAATCCATTAACACCAGAACAAAAATTAAGACATGCCAAGATTGCATTTCCTGGAGCTAATGTTTCAACTTCTTCTGTAGATTCTCCAAGTTTAATGCATCACGCTTCAAAATTATATGCAAATGGTGTTAGAAACCTTCATTTGGTTGTTGGAGATGATAGAGTTGATCAATTCCGAAACTTGTTGCAGAAATATAATGGTCAAGAAGGAGCGCATGGTCATTTCAATTTTGATAATATAACAGTTCATTCTGCTGGTAGAAGAGATCCTGATGCAGAAGGTATGGAAGGCGTTTCTGGTACAAGACAAAGAGAATTTGCAAGAAATGGCGACTTCGAAGGATTCCGTGCAGGTGCACCAAGTCATATGAGTGACGCTCAAGCAATGAGTCTTTTCAACGATATTCGTAATGCCAAACCACCAGAAAAACCAGTCAAGGCAAAACCAGTAGCAAAAAAGAAACCTATTAAAGAAAGTCTCACCACAGCTTCTGCAGGAGAAATGGTTAGAGGTTTCGGAGACGTTTCTGGTAATCCAGCAGTAAATGATGCCGAAAAAGAAAAGTATGCTACAAACAATACTTCGTCCGGTCTAGCTGACGATGAAAACAATGGCTATATATCTAAGTACCTAGAAAAAAATCAAAATAAAATTGCAAAGCAAATTGGATTCAAAGAGTTCAGTTTCAAAGACCTTAAAGGCAAAAAATAATGGCAACGTGGAATTCTGGTAATAGTAGTTATCAATCTGGTAATAAAACTTTATTTGAAGTCCAGATGCTTGCTACTCCTGATGGAGTTGAAGTAAGTAATACGAATCCTTTACCAGTAACTCTTGGTAATGCAACAATTGAAATTACAGGTAGTAACGTAAATGTTACTATACCAAATACGGTTGTAGTAAACTCCACTCCAGAAAACCCAGTTCACGTTCATCTTACAGAAGTTGGAAACAGCGGACTTCTTACCGTTTCTTATATGCCAATTGGCGGTAATGTTGTTGTTACTAGTGGTAATTTAGTATTAGGATCAAATGTAACAGCTTTTATTAATAATTTTCCACTAACTCAGAATGTATCGTTTTCTAATCAGTCAGTTAATCTAGTTGGTAATGTTTCTGGTATTACTTCTAATGTTGTAGTGTCTGTTAATAATTTTCCATCTGTTTATACTGTTTCTAATGGTTATCCAACCACTCAGAATGTATCGTTTTCTAATCAGTCAGTAACAATAACAGGTAATGTTTCTGGTATTACTTCTAATGTTACTGTATCAGTTAATAATTGGCCAACATATCAAAACACATATATCCATCATAGCAACGGTTCAAACATAACCAATACTGATCCTCTTCCAGTTACTGCAGCTATTACTGGCACTGTAACAGCAACACCTGTTGCTGGAGCAGTTGATGCTTTTGGAAGAATGAGAGTTTCCGAAGGATTTACTCTTGGAGATTATAAACATACTTATGGTATTGATCCCAATTTTATAGATTCAACTGCTAATGGAGCTACAGTAACACATCAAACAAATCAAGCTGCAGCTAGATTGACAACAACAAGCAATGCTACTTCATACGCTATACATCAAACAAAACAGTATCATAATTATATGCCTGGTAAAAGCCAGTTAATAAAAAGCACTATCAATTTTTTTGCAGCTACTGCAAATGTAACGAAAAGAACTGGATATTTTGATAATAACAATGGTATTTTCTTCGAACAAACCGGAGATGGTACATTAGCGTTTGTGATTAGAACTGACACTTCTGGTTCTCCTTCTGATTCTCGTAGAGTAACTCAAGCGCAATGGAATCAAGACACCTGTAACACCAGTATTACTGGAACATCCACAGATGGTTCTAATTATGGCAAAGCAGGAACTTGGAATTTAGATATTACAAAAACACAAATTTTCTGGATAGATTTCCAATGGCTTGGTGTTGGTAGAGTTCGTTGTGGATTTGTTCATGATGGTAATATGATTGTTGCTCATGAATTTTACAATTCAAATCATTTACCAACTGTTTATATGAGTAATCCTAATCTACCAGTTCGTTGTGAGATTAGAAATACTGGTGCTACTACTGGTGGTTATTTTGATCAAATCTGTTCTACTGTTATTTCAGAAGGTGGATATGTTGAAAGCGGTATTGACTGGGCTATTACATCAGGACAAACTGCACAGTCAGTTACAACAGCAAGTAACAATTATCCTATTATAGCAATTAGATTGAAAAATACATTTAGAACATATCCAAACAGAGTTACAGTCCGTATGGGTAATATTAATATGTACGCTGAAAATTATCCGGTATACTGGAAATTGATAAAATTAGCTGATAGTAGTTATATAACTTTGGCAAATACAACTTGGGTTAGTGCTGATGCTGATTCCGCAGTTGAATATAATTTGTCAGGAACTGCTATTTCAGGTGGCGATGAGATGGATAATGGTCTTGTAGGATCATCAAGTCCTGGTGGTTCTGCTAAAGGAACTGGTGTTGCTCCTGTAAATCAACCAAGTAGTGCTAAGAAAAACTTTATCGCTCAAAACATTGATTCGTCTAATTCTGAAATATATGTGGTCGCTGCTCAAGCAATTGGCGGAACGGCTGGTGTTTGGACGGCTATTCAATGGAGAGAAATTTACTAAAAACTAAATAGAAAGTCAGTGCGATAAGGCTATGGGCAGACTCGCATATATAGGAAAACCCAAGGGAAACTCCGATGAAAAAATATTCTACTTTTGGAACTCAGCTAGGCGAGTCTGTCCAACTCACTGACAAAGCCAAACTTTCTCTATACAAAAAATCCCAAAATTCAGGCATCTCGACCGATATTCTTGAAGAAGTGTATCGTAGAGGTTATCGTTGCTGGACCGAAGCGTTCGGTGGGACTCCAGAACAATTCGCATTCGACAGAGTTAATTCATTTATTGCTGATGGATTTGCTGCACAACTCGATGAAGACCTTAAAAAGGCGTGTTGGAAGGGCTACGAAGCCATTGGTATGAAGAAAAAGAATGGCAAGACCGTTCCTAATTGCGTTCCAGTCAAAGAACAGTTGAACGCTCCACTTCCACCAATCGAAAAGATTGCTAAGAAATTCGATAAGCCAGTTGATACTATCAAAGATGTAATCAAAACTGGTTCTAAAGTTGAAAAAGAACACACCAAAAATCAAAAAACAGCCGAGAAAATTGCTAAGGCGCATGTTAATGAACGCCCAGATTATTACAAGAAACTCGATAAGGCTGGATTAGAAGAGCAGGAAGAAGCTCGTTCAAAAAATTCTGATAAACCATCATCAAGATTTATTGGTTCTGATGAGTTAGTAACAATTTATAAGTCACAGACTCCAGGTCAAATCATTAAAAAAGTTGTTAAAGAGAATTTAGAAGAAGCAACTTATAAGGGTAAAACTGTCCCTCTTAACAAACCAATGAAGGGCGATGTTAAGAAGTCAAAAGTATTCGTTGATCCTGATGGCGACGGTAAAGCCAAGAAAGTAAACTTCGGCGACAAAAGCCTCTCAATTAAAAAGCATATTCCTGCTCGTAAAAAATCATATTGTGCTAGATCAGGCGGTCAGGGCAATTTAACAGATAAATCAAGCGCCAATTATTGGTCAAGACGTGCATGGAACTGCGAAGAGACAGAAGTAAATGAACTTTCTGTTCCAGCAGGAACAACAGGGAAAAGAAAAGAAGTTTCTACTCCGATGGTAGCAATTCGTATGGCTTCTGGTAAAATTGAAAAACATCCACCTGGAAAGAGCGGTAGCTCTGGCGGTGGCGGAGATGAAGAATAATGTTCCCTATACTTGAACCATCTGACGCTTTAAAAGTTGCATTAGCTGACAGCTACGTTTTTGCAGTCAAAACACAACATTTTCATTGGAATGTAACAGGTCCGCATTTTTCCGAATATCATAAATTCTTCGGCTCTGTATACGAAGAAGTAAATGATGGGATTGATGTTATTGCAGAAGCAATCAGAACTCTTGGTATGTTTTCTCCAGGTTCTATGAAAAGATTTTTAGATTTAACTACTATTGAAGAAGCAACTAATATTCCTGATGGTCTAGTTATGCTTAGTAAACTAGCTGCTGATAACGAAAGAGTTATTGCTTCTCTCAGACTTGCTTATGAAATTTGCGAAAAGCATAAGCATTTTGGGATTTCAAACGTAATACAAGATCGCATCACTGCTCATGAGAAACATGGCTGGATGCTAAGATCGTTCGTAAAGGCATAACAAATGAAAAGTTTAGAACATCTTATCAGAGAGATTCAAGAAGGTAAAATCGAAAAGACTGAAAAGAAAAGTCTTGAAGGTTCTATCAGAAACATCATGAGTAAAGAGTCATCATATGCTGCTAAGGATAGCAAGCCAGTTGATGAACATTGCGGATGCGAAGACGAAAAGAAAAAGAAGAAAGTAAGCAAGGAAGATGGCGATAAACTTCCTGGCGCTGAAGATAAGATGGACGAAGCTATTGGCGCTCTTGGTACAGATAAGTATCAAGGAACAGAATTTAAATCAATCAGAACAGCAACTCCGCATATTCAGCCTCCAAAGGGCGATGAAACACATTCACAAGCACCAGAAAATGCTTCACGTTTAAGAAGTATTGCTAAAGAAAAACAAGGTATTAATAGAGTTACTGAAGAGTTAGTTGACGAACAAGCAGTTCCTAAATTTTTACCAATTCCAAAATTTACACCAAAAGCTGGTGCAGCGCCAAAAATTAAACCTGTAGAACCAGAGCCAGTATTACCGGAACCACCACCGATTGAACCAGTGAAACCTGGAAAGGACGTTCCAAGGCCAGATCAAAAACCTGCTAACGATCCAGCACCTGCTCCGAAACCATCAGAACCAAAACCTGCTAATGATCCTGGAAAACCAGCAACTAAACCTGCTGAAAAACCAACAACAAAACCACAACCAGTAGAGCAACCATCACCAGCACCTGCTACTAAACCACAAGTAGCACCAGCACCTGCCATCAAACCACAAGTGGCTCCTGCGCCAGAGTTAGCTCCTGCACCTGCTACTAAACCACAACTAGCACCTGCTCCTGCTCCTGCAACCGCTGCAGCACTTGCTCCTGCCCAAGCACCTGCTCAGGGTCCGCAAAGAAAACAAGATCAGACCCCTAAAGATAAATGGAAATTTCCTAAAATTTCTTTACCAAGCGCAGACTCTCCTGATATTCCAGGTAAACCACATATACAGGCGCCATGGAGAGTTGAGAAACATTATCGTCACAGACATTTTAAAGAGAGCACTGAGCAAAGAAAACAAATTGAAGATATGCCACGTAAAGATGCAGGAGAACGTCCTGCTTATGTTGGTAGACCTTCTGATGATCCAAAAACTGCAGCAGAAAAAACATCAAGACAAGCACAATATAAAATTAAAGTGATTGATGAATCAAAGAAACTTGCATCAATTATAAAGAAAACTACTAAAGAATACGAGAGCGGTGGTAAACCTAAAGTATTTGATCGTGGTGAGGATGTTATTGTCATAAACCCTGATCTTAATAAAAATAGTTTAGACACGAAACAATAAAAATAAATAGTTAAAACAGGGGAAACAAATGTCCGATAAACCTAAAACAATACAAGAAGCTCTTGCTGAAATTCAACGTAAAGTTAACGAAGAAAGAGCAAAAAAAGTTGCTGAGATGTATTCATCTTTGGACGAAGCTATGCCTGAAATTAAAGTTGGGGGCAAAAACCTTCAAACCAAAGCTGTGACTCCTAAGAATAAAGCACAAGATTATATTGCCAATAAGGAAGGAACTAAGATTCCACCTGCAGAGAATCAAAATCTTCCTGGTTCTCCACCAAAACTATCAAAACCAGCAACTGTTACTGATTTAACAAAATCTTCTGGTACAACAGCAAAAACCATAGGCAAACTTGGGGCTGCTGCTTCTATTGCCGGAAATGCAGGTCTCGGAGCAGCTGCTATTGGCGGTATGGCTTCAGGAGCTCTTGGGTATTTAGGAACACAAACACAAACAGGTCGTGATGTCGGTAAATGGATTGGTGACAATGTTCCTGGCGCTAAAACAGCTGCTGAATATATGAGACAAGCTGGCGAAGCTATTGGTGTTAGAGAACCAAGACAAACAAAACCAGCAGAAACACCAAAGCCAACCGAACTTCCTAAAATTGATGTGCCTGCAAAACAAACAACACCTGCTCCAAAACCAGCAGCACCAAAGGCAGAAACTCCCTCTTCTTTTGGCGCAGCATTCAAAGCTGCTAGAGAAAAAGCAACAGAGTTAGGTAAACCTTCAACAGGACAGTTTGAATATAAGGGCAAACAATATCAGACAAATATTCAAGGCAAAGGCACACCAAAAGCGCCTGAAGAAAAATACGTTCCTATGACACAACAGACCAAAGTTGATAATGTTTCAACTAAACCTGTTTCAACCACTACATCTAAACCAGAGACAACCGCTACTACTACACCAAAATCAGAAACCCCAACTACTACAGCATCAAAACCTTCTGAAACTCCTATCAAGGATTTCGTAAAGAATGCGATGACAGGTAATTACGAAACACCAATTAAAGATGCACTTAAATCAAAAACACAACCAGAATACGAATCCGGAGGAAAGAAAAAGAAAATGTCAGAAGAATCAAATCCATTAATTGCTGCTTTTTTAAAGTTGCAATCAGAAAACTCACAGAATATGTTCGAAGCTGCTAAGAAGGCTAAAAAAGATCACGACGGCGACGGTAAGATTGAGTCCGAGAAAGATGAAGTTTGGGGTTCACGTTTTGCTGCTGCTAAAAGAGCAGGCAAAATGGAAGAAGCTAACATTGATCCTGTAATCACTGGCTCAAGTTCAGTTACAAAGAGCAAAACAGGTTATGTTGATCCATCAACACCAAAGGTTCCTTATTCAGAACTTCCAAAGCCAGGTAATGCTGCTGGTGATGTTCTTTCAAAGGCAAAGAATGCTCTTGATAAGACAGGCGTTAAAGAAGAAGATGAATCTTTATTCTCAGAAGCAGAACTAGAGCATTTTAAATCGGTTTTTAATGAAGCCTCTGTAGCTCCAAATAGACCAGAAGTCGCAGCAGAGGCAAGACCAGATTCAGTTAAAGATGGTGTTTCTGCAAATAGTGGCGACACCGCAACTGAAAGTGGCAAGAAAAAGATTAAAGAAGAATCAGACGCTGCTGATGAAACAAACATGGCTAAGACTCAACTCAAAGCTATGTCATCAAAGGCAATGAATCTTCATTCTAAATTAAAAACTTCTAAAAATCTACCAGCTTGGGTTCAGAGTAAATTAGCTGTTGCAAAAGATGGCGTTACAGCTGTTGATGATTATATGACCCATAGCGATAAGATTAAAGAAGAAACTCTTGAAGAAGGTCGTCCAAGAAAGAATCCAGTTGCTTCTGAAGAGGAATCACCAGTTAAGAATATTGCCGCTCAGGTTAGAACTGCTCGTTCAGTAACTAATGATGGTGGTAAGTCTTACCATATTCCTTTAAAGCATCCAGTTTCTGGAAAAGTTCATCATGTTCCTCAGAAAGCAGTTGATGATTTTAATAAGTCATACGCTGCTGCAAGAAAAGCTGACGAAAAAGAAGCAGTCGAAACTGCTTTCAAAGCTAAACATATGAGCTAATAATGGGAATTATTGCAAAAAATATTATTATAGGTAATGTTAAAGTGGTGGAGGAAATCCCTCCGCCACCAAAACCTATTACTGTTTTTGAAAAAATTAGATCAGAACAAAATATAGTAAAACAAAAACCTGTTGTAGAACCGCCAGTAGAAAAATATCATCATGTTAAAGATGGCGAACTACACAAAATGTATAACAAAAAATCAACATATCTTTCAGATATGGCGGCTTTCGAAAATTAATAAATAGAATAAATTCTTTAGGAGGATAACAAATGCCATTATGGGGTAGAAACGATCAGTCAGTAACTGCTAATAGCACTACTACTGTAGAATCATCAAACGGCGCACCAATCGGTACTTACGCTCTTGTAAAGGGTGATCAGGTAAACCGTGTTGATGGCGCAAACGCACACTTCGGTAATACTTCAGCAGGTTCACGTGCTGGCGTTGATGTCAACATGTTCGCCAATACCACTATTGGTGGATTTATTCCAAACGCTGCAAAAGGTGTTTTTGGTCTAGATGCAGCTGAAATGTCTGTTACAACTGGTTCAACAAACGGTATTTACCGTGTTGCTACTGGTGGTTCTGGATATGGCGCTAACGCTGCTGTAACTTTAACTTTCGCTAATGCATATACTAACGTATCGGTTTCGAATTCAACTATTAACACTACAAGCAATGCTGGTCGTGTTACATCTATTCAGGCCAACGGTTCAATCACTGGTATCAACGAAGTTCCAGTTCTAACTATTGCTGCTCCTGCTGCAATTAACATTACAGCTAATACTACTGGCGTAAGCAATACAACTGACACCATTTTAGTTGCTACTGCTAACTCTAAGTGGCAGGTTGGTGATAGACTTTATTACACTGTTCCAGCTGGCAACACTGCCATCACTGGTCTAACTGGTAATAGCTATTACTACGTAACATTCGTCAATACAACTGCTCTAGCAGTTTCAAACACTGCTGGTGGCGCAAACGCTAATATTGCTGAAACCAGAATTGGCGCTGGCGAAGTTCATACTATCACTGGTGACACTGCTACTGGTTACTTAATTCCAACTGGAGCGAAACGTAGAGGTGCTGCTCACGCTGGTTGGGTTCTAAGAACCGAAGGAACTGGCGGACGTGCTGGTCGTGTTCAGTATGAAGTTCTAGTTGCTATGGGTTCACTAGGCGCTCAGACAGCTGCTTATGGAACTCCAGCTAACGTAGCTGACAACGCTGACGATAATATTTTCCACGATTCTTGATAGGTATTTTTAAATGACAGATAACAGCAAAAAGGTTTCAGAATTACCAACAGCTGCTAACATTGCTGCTACTGATAGGCTTTTGATCCTCCGTAGCCCATCAAGTAGCCCATCTGTTAGAACTATTAACGTGAGTACTTTTGCTGCTAATCTGCAATTATCGACATCAGTTCCAGCTAATTCTTCTTCTACAGGATTAGCTGGAACCGTAGCTTATGATGCAAATTATCTCTATGTTTGTGTTGGAACTAACTCGTGGAAAAGGACTGCTCTTAGCACTTGGCCATAATGAATGATTTATTAAATGATAAAAATTTTTTGATATATTGTGCTTCTCATTATGATAATGCAAGATATATTTCTACAGAAGATTTTTTTGAAGATCTGAATAGAATTAAATATATTAAAAAACTTATTACTAGATATATTGAAAATGGTGAATTAAAAGAACGTTTGATACTTAATCATATCATCGTATTGAATAATTGTTTTGGGGCGGATGTTTGTTGTAAAATATTATATTTTAAATTGAAATCACAGATGAAATATATTAAACCTTTTTTGGTATTGCTTAATATTTTACCAGAAAGACTACTAAACGTTGGTAATGAAAAAGTTGTTGATACTGATTTAATTGATATGGATCAGGAAATTGTAGCAAAGTTAAGGAAAGTTTAATGGAAAACATTAACAAATTTATTAAATTTGCTGCAAAAGAATTACAATTGTCTTCTTTACCAAAAATACATTTAGTTGGTAAAGAAGAAGATAAATATAATGCTTTTGGTCATTCTAAAGACGATGCAATTTGGGTGAGAGTTACTGGTAGACATCCAGGTGATATTATGAGAACTATTGCGCATGAATTAACTCATTTTAGTCAGAACCACAAGGGAACAAAAGGCGATAAAATGAGAGAAGATCAAGCTAACGCTCTTGCTGGTAGAATAATGAGAAAATTTAATACAGAAAATCCAGAAATATTTAAAGACGCTCCTATTCCAGAAGAAGTAGGTTCAATGATCCATAACAACCTTATGGGCGCTTCATCTTCAACTCAGGGAACTGGTGCTATTGCTACTATTGATCCTCTTATTAAACCTAAAAATAAACAAAATAATTTTCTTACTCAACGTGTTCATGATATGAAAAAACTTTCCGACATTATTGGTAGTAATTCCACTCTGAAAAAGCTCAACACTAAATTCAAGAGAACACAATAATGCCAGATTTAGAGTTCAGACAGTCTAAAATAGAAGACGCTATAACAAAACTTACTGAAATCTCTTCTGATCTCAACAAAATGGTTGCGGTCCATGAATTACGTATAACTCATCAAGAAAAAATTACTGATAGCATAGAAATAATTCTTGAAAAAAGAAGAGATGAATACGAGGCTCGTGAATCAAAAATATACGACCACGTAGACCAATCTTATGACAAATTATCTAAAAAGATAACTGATCTAGAAAAAATGATGTGGATCTATGGTGGTGGTTTTGCGCTTGCTGCTTTCGTTATTGCCAACTGGGGAGACGTCGCGAAACTCCTAATAAAAAATTAATTTGTCTTTTTTGAGAAAACCAGTATAATCATATGTGAGGTTATATCATGGAGTTATTATGGATTGGCTTGCCCACAAGTATATTGGTATTGTTTCTACTCGCTTAGAGAAATTCAGACGTAAGAGTTCTAATCTTTATAATTTTCGCTGTCCTATTTGCGGAGATTCAGAAACACATCAAAATAAAGCTCGAGGATACATCTACCAGAAAGACGGTAAGATGATGTTCCACTGTCACAATTGTGGCGCTACAATGGGAATTCCTAACTTTATTAAGATGCTAGATGCTAACCTATATAATGAATATCAAATGGAAAGGCTGCAAGATAAAAAGCCTCCAGAGCAAGATGATTATGAAAAGTTTGTAGAAAAAATGCGTAAGCCAGTGTTTATGACATCTGGTCCATTGAAAGGTCTTAAGAAGGTTAGTCAATTATCTCCTGATCATCCTATTAAGAAATTCGTAGTAGAAAGAAAGATTCCCAATGTTTACCATTCCAAGTTATTCGCATGTCCTAATTTTAAGCATTATGTTAATAATTTGGTTCCCGACAAGTTTCCAGCTGAGTCTATGGCTCGCGATGAGACAAGGTTGCTTATCCCTTTTCTGGATGTTAATAAATCCGTTCATGCCTTCCAAGGAAGAGCTCTTGGGAGATCTAACAAAGTTAAATACATTACAATTATACTTAACGATAATATACCTAAACTTTATGGCTTGGACACTGTCGATCGTAACAGAATTATACCTGTCCTTGAGGGTCCGATTGATAGTATGTTTGTTCCTAATTCTATTGCTACTGCTGGAGGTGATCTGGTTAGCGCAATTAGAGATTTTGACAAATCCGGACTTACAATCGTATATGACAACGAGCCTCGGTCTATAGAGACTAAGAAAAAACTTGACAAGGCGATAATGAACGGGTATAATGTCTGCATTTGGCCAGAGAATTTAGATCATAAAGATGTTAATGATATGATTCTTGCCGGTATGTCTTCGGAGTTTATTGATTATATCATCAAGCAAAACACTCATAAAGATCTTGCAGCCAAGTTGGCTCTGCAAAAATGGAGTAAAGTATGAAATTCGTTAAATTGACAAACACTGGAAGATATAGAGGCGATCCGTTATATATTAATTTAGATTGGATTGTTAGCGTTTTTGAAGAAGCTAGTGAACAGTATGGTTCTTTGTCCACAGTAGTTTTTGGTGGTCCTGGTAATGGTACACGTTGGGTTGTGGAAGAATCAGCAAAAGAAGTTTTGAAGAAAATTGAAGAGGCTAGTCAATGAGAGTTCGTAAGAAACCAGTTGAAGTAGAAGCAATGTTTTTTACTGAAAATAAAGCAAAAGAAATTTCTGATTGGTGCAATGGTCTTTTAGTTTCTCGTGGAGAAAACACGCAACCATTTATTCAAATCATGACACTAGAAGGTATAATGACTGCACGTCTTGGAGATTATATAATTAAAGGAGTGTATGGGGAGTTTTATTCATGCACCCCTGCTGTTTTCGAAAAGACTTATGAGGTAATAAATGAATGAAGCTAAGATCATTGCTATTACGCAACCATCATTAAGATTAGATTCCCCACATGATAAATCAGGAGAAGCAATGACTGCTGAAGGGTTTATTGCTTACACGGCCAGAGTGTCTAATCCATCCAATCAGCATAATACATTAACAGCTTCTAAACTTTTAAGTTATTTGATTAAGAACAAACACTGGTCGCCTTTCGAGATGGTCAGTGTAGTAATGGAAATAAATACCACACGAGATATTGCTAGACAAATTCTTAGACATAGATCGTTTTCATTTCAGGAATTCAGCCAGCGTTATGCTGATCCAACTTCGGACCTTGGGTTTGTTGAAAGAGAAACAAGACTCCAGGACCAGAAGAACAGACAGAATTCTATTGAAACAAATGATGAAAATTTGCAGAAGTGTTGGTATGCTAAACAGAAGCAACAGATACATGAAGCTAAGTTAGCATATAAGTGGGCGATTGAGAATGGTGTTGCAAAAGAACAAGCAAGAGCAGTGTTACCGGAAGGATTGACTGTTTCTAGAATGTATATGTCAGGTACACTTCGTTCTTGGATTCATTACATTGACGTTAGAGCAGAAGCTGGCACACAGAAAGAACATCGTGAGGTTGCTATTTCTGCAAGGGAAGAAATTCTAAAACACTTCCCATCATTAAGTGGATATTGGTATTCTGCTGATATCATTGAAGATAAACCTTGGTGGAGGTTTTGGTCATGAGCAAAATTGTTTTAGTTGAAACTGTTTCTACATTTCGTCATGTTTATGCTATAGAACTAAATGATGATGAACCGAATCATTACGCCCTTGATGATGTTGTATGCGAAACATACCCAGTGGGTAAGTTAGAAGAATTTTCACAAGAACATATCAGTGAGGACGTATTTTCGCATAGGGTTGTTACAGAGGATGAATATATAAACCTGTTCGATGAGATGAATGATTATCTGAAAGAATGGACGCCGGAACAGAAAAAGAAATTTATTTTTAAAAGGAAGAACCAAGAATGACAGACATGAATGTTTACCAGCAATATATCCATAAATCACGCTATGCAAGATATCTTCCAGAAAAGAATCGAAGAGAACATTGGCATGAGACTGTTCAACGTTATGTTGATTACATTTTTGATAAAGTCAAGATTGACGATGAGAATTTAAAAAAAGAAGTATTCAACGCCATCCATAATCTTGAAGTAATGCCGTCAATGCGTGCATTGATGACTGCTGGCAAGGCTCTGGATCGTGATAATGTTGCTGGTTATAATTGTTCTTATTTACCTATTGACGACCCTAAAGCATTCGACGAAGCCATGTGTATTCTTATGAATGGTACTGGTGTTGGTTTCTCTGTTGAGCGTCAATATGTAAATAAACTACCAGAAATTCCTGAACAACTTTATGATTGTGATACTCTTATTACAGTTCGCGATAGTAAAGAAGGTTGGTCAAAAGCATTGCGTATGCTTATTTCACTTCTATATGCTGGCGAAATACCAAAGTGGGATTTAAGCGCATTAAGACCAGCTGGTGCTCCACTAAAAACATTTGGTGGACGTTCATCTGGTCCAGAACCATTAAACGATTTGTTTAAGTTTGTTATTCGTATATTTAAAAATGCACACGGTCGACGTTTGACTTCGTTAGAATGTCATGACATTATGTGTAAGATCGGCGAAGTAGTTGTTGTTGGTGGCGTTCGTCGTTCTGCCATGATTTCTTTATCAAATCTTAGTGATGATCGTATGCGTCACGCTAAAGCAGGACAATGGTGGGAAGCAAATGTTCAAAGAGCTCTTTCAAACAATTCAGCAGTTTATACAGAAAAACCAGAAGTCGGGCAATTTATGTCAGAATGGCTCGCAATCTATGAATCAAAGTCTGGAGAACGAGGAATCTTCTCAAGAGATGCCTCTCAGCGAGTGGCAAAGAAAAACGGAAGAAGAGATCCTAATTACGAATTCGGCACTAATCCCTGTTCTGAAATTATCCTCCGACCATATCAATTCTGTAATCTCACGGAAGTCGTTATCAGAGCTACTGATACTGAAAAAACTCTCGCTAGCAAGATTAGAATTGCAACAATCCTTGGAACGTTCCAATCAACAATGACTCATTTCCCATATCTACGTAAGATATGGCAGAAAAATACAGAAGAAGAAAGACTACTTGGTGTTTCATTTACAGGCATTTATGATTGTCCGTTAATGAATGATTATAATGATCCTAATTTGCCTGAACGTTTAGAAAAGCTACGTCAGGTTGCTGTTGATACAAATAAAGAATGGAGTGAAAAACTTGGAATTAATCAATCAGTTGCAATTACTTGTGTCAAGCCATCCGGTACTGTTAGTCAACTTGTTCTTAGTCCTAGCGGTATTCATCCTGGTCACGATCGTTATTATGTCAGACGTGTTCGCTCTGACAACAAAGATCCTCTTACTAAGCATCTTATTGACGCTGGCGTTCCTAACGAGCCTGATGTCACTAAGCCTCATAGTACTACCGTTTTTTCTTTCCCAATGAATTTACCAGAAACTTCAATTACAAGAGAAAGTGTATCAGCTATTGATCATCTAGAACTTTGGTTGAAGTATCAGCGTCATTGGTGTGAGCATAAACCATCAGTTACCATTAACGTAACAGAAGCAGAATGGCCACGTGTTGGTGCATGGGTTTATGATCACTTTGACGAAATGTCCGGCGTATCATTCCTACCTTATGATGGAGGAACTTATCGTCAGGCGCCATATGAAACGATCACTAAAGAAGAGTATGATTCTACAATTATAAATATACCAAAATTAGTTGATTGGGATGCTCTTATTGAAATGCAAGATAATGTGGAAGGAGTACAAACGCTCGCATGCACATCAGGTAATTGCGAAATCTAAAAAGGAAAAATAATGAGAATAGATTCGGAACTATTTGATTTATGTAAAGACTTCATTAGAGAAAACGAAATAACCTCGAGCGACTCTCTTTACGATAGAGATTCTCTTCAATTACAAGCATTAGAACTATTAGAACAAATTTGTGATCTTATTGGTTACCACGAGGATGAAGAAGAATTAGGTTTTGAAGAGGAATAAATATCCCGAAGGAGTTTCGGGATGTCATGGATATATAATGGTGATGTTGTGGAAGAGATTGGTAATTATATTGGTTTTGTTTATATGATTACCAATCTACGAACAAATAAAAGATACATTGGTAAGAAAAACTTTTATTTCTCAAAAACCAAACAAATTAAAGGTAAGAAAAAAAGATTCAAAGTAGAGTCTGATTGGAGAGACTACTTTGGTTCTAATGATGAACTCAATCATCACGTTAATATAATCGGCGAAACTCAATTCAAAAGAGAAATCCTTAGATTTTGCACTTCTAAAGGCGAAATGTCATATTTCGAAGCAAAATATCAATTTCAATACGATGTTTTAGAATCAGATCAATTTTATAACAGCTGGATCTCTTGTAAGATACATAAAAAGCATTTGACTTTTCTGAAAAAGAAGGTATTATAATGTATAATTTTGACGATGATGCTTTGGAAAAGGCTATAGTCATAAAAAATGTTTTACCTGTAGATTATTTTAATTATGTCAAATCTTCTATTTGTTATAACCCCAAATTTCCATGGAATCTTTTTTCTTTAGGTAAAAGAGAAAAACTTATAGAACCTGGATATCCTTTCTTTTATAACTATCAAACAAAACAATATTCTTCTGAGAACAAATACGAAACTAGCTTTGAACATTTAGCAGTCAAAGACGGAGTTTCTTTAACAGAATATGGAGATCTTGGAAAACAAGTTCTTTGTAAAATATCTGAAAACATTAGTATGAAACTAAGGCGTATCTTTAGAATAAGATATGGCTTGCTTTTACCAAACGAAGATGGTAAGATAATAAACCATCCCCATGTAGATACAGAACATAAACATTTAGTGGGATTGTTGTATCTCACAACTAGTGATGGTGAAACAGTTTTATACAATCAAACGTATGATTACTCTACTGCAGAATCAAAAACAAGCGTTCATACTTTTAAACAAATTTTAGAAGATGGAGGATTTACTGTTAGAGAGAAAATCAAATCTGTAGAAAACACTTTTGTTATTTTTCAAGGATGGCGATTTCATTCTAGTACTTGCCCTACAGACGTTGAAGAAAGAATGACTATCAATTTTAACTTTGATTTGGAGGTGTGAGATGTCATGGCCACACAAGAATCGTCCTCGTAAGGGACGTAGAAAGATCGGCTCAACAAAACGTAAATCACGTAGGTTGAAAGGTCGTAAGAAGAAGTAAAATGAAACTGAATCTGGACCATGTTAGAGAATATATTAATGAAACTTCTTTATCGACTAGAATCTATATTGGTTCAGATTCAGCAAGATTTAAAAAAGGTGATGTTTGGTTTGCTGAGTATGCTACTGTTGTTGTCATTCATTACGATGGCTGTAGAGGTTGTAAAATATTTGGCCAACTAGAAAAAGAGAGAGATTATGATCAGAAACGTGATAAGCCACGTATGCGTCTTATGAATGAAGTTATAAAGACGGCGCAAATGTATATTGAACTAGAAGAATCAATTGGGCAACGTCACGTAGAAATACATTTGGATATTAATCCAAACGAGAAATATGGTTCTCATTGTGTGATTTCAGAAGCAGTAGGTTATATTAAAGGGATGTGCAACGTAACTCCTTTTGTTAAACCAAAAGCCTTCGCTGCCAGCATAGCGGCCGACCGTTTATTGGCATAATTAGGGAATGTAGCACAATTGGTTAGTGCCGTTCGCTCATAACGGACTGGTTGTAGGTTCGAGTCCTACCGTTCCCACCAATCATAAAGGAAAAAGTATGAAATATATTATTGCACTAGTAGCAATACTAGTAACTACAACTGCGCAAGCAGGGTTTATAGATGATCTATTTGGTGGATTCGAACAATCACAGGTTCGAAATTCCAAATATAATAAGCATTCCAAGCATATAAATAATTATTCCACTGGTGGCGGACACAACGCCTCGTGGTATAATGACCGGAGCGGACGGACAGCATCCGGTATGCGTCACCATTATGGTGTTGCGCATAAAACCTTACCGTTTGGTGCAAGGGTTTGTATCCACAATCCCTCAAATGGTAGGCAAGTAGAAGCCGTTGTAACCGATAGAGGGCCATTCGTCAAAGGAAGAACTATTGACGTCAATCAAAATGTGGCTCGTGCCCTTGGTTTCTCAGGAACCGCACATCTAAATTACCATCCGTGTTGAGGGTCGGTTGCACATAACAGAAAGGTAAATTCCATATGAAGAAGATTATTCTAGCTGCGATGACAGCAGCTGCTATGCTTGCATTTGCAAGTTCGGCGGAAGCAAGAGTTCATTACGGCAAACGTAGTCAGTATTCAGCAAATCTCGAAGAACCAGATACACTAGTATCGATCTTCGATGGTTGGGGGGATGTTACTCCTCAGCTACGTTTTAAAAACAAACGACAGGCTCGCGAATACGGCGAGCGTAGAGAAGCAAACTATGGTTTTGAGCGTGCCGATGAATCTTATTCGGGTTCAATCGTAGCTCTTGGTCATCAGCTTCAGCATCAGGGTCTCCGTGTGTCTGAGCATCCATCATTTGGTGGAGTGCACCATGTTCATCATGGCTGGGCGCACTACGCAGGACGTGCGATCGACATAAATGTTGGTCGTGGAGTTTACGAGGCTCATTCAGCGTATGCACATAATTTTGATCATCTCGCTGCACAATTAAGGTCAGAGGGATACACAGTCCTTTGGCGTGTTCCTGGTCATTATAACCATATGCACGTTCAAAAATAACAACGAGGGTGGCAATGTCCGTGCCACCCTTTTTCTTAACGGGAGGATAATTTGAATATAGAAAAAGAAAAAGACGCTCAAGATATTCCTGATATTGAAGCACATCACTATTATCTATTCAATTCTACATTCGATGCAAGTTCTACTGGCGATGCTTTGAAATTCATTCTTGCCCGTAATCTAATAAAAAAAGATCGCCCGAAGTTTATGAAATTTATCATTAATTCTCCAGGTGGTGAAGTTCCTTCTGCATTTGCTCTCATCGACACGATGAAGGGTTCAAAGATTCCGGTATACACATATGGTCTTGGTGAAATTGCTTCTTGTGGTTTACTTACGTTTATGTCTGGAGAAAAAGGACATCGTTACATTACTCGAAATACCGCAATTCTATCCCACCAGTTCTCATGGGGATCTATGGGTAAAGAACACGAATTGATGGCATCGGTTAAAGAGTTTAACAATACCAGTCAGCGTATCGTAGATCACTATCGTAAATGCACTGGACAGACAGAAGCAGTTATTAAGAAATTTTTACTACCACCAGAAGATGTTTGGCTAACTCCCAAGGAGGCAATAAAATATGGCATCGCGGATCACATTGTGGATTTTTATTGAGTGGCTAGCAACTGTAGTTTTGATAGTTGGAGTGGCGCTAACGTCATGGAACATATATCCAGCTAATATATACGTAAGTGCTGCTGGAAATTTACTATGGTTTGTAGTGGGTTGGCTCTGGAGAAAATGGTCTCTTATTACCATCCAAATCATAGTTACTGGTATATACTTGGTAGGAATGTGGAAGTATTGGTTCTTATAAATAATGCAAAAAGGAATCAGTATGCATAACTTCTCAGAATTTATTGCCGAGTTAAAAATAACTCTACAGTGCCACGACGAACTCAATCCTAAACTCTGGGATGGCGAGAAACTAAAGCCAGAAGTTCGTAAGGCTCTAATTAAATTCGGAGAAACTTGGGCTGAGTTCGCAAAGATTCCCAAGAGTATGATTGAAGATATCGTAATGACAGGCGGTAATACTAATTTTAATTATACTTCTAAATCAGATATCGACGTTCATCTTATCGTAGATCGATCTAAACTTTTTAGTGACGCAAAATTCGTCGAAGAATATCTACAAGATAAAAAGTCTTTATGGACTTTATCACACGATGTTAATGTATATGGTTATCCTCTAGAACCATACGCCCAAGACAAGAGCATTAAGTATCCAAAAGATCAGGGCGTTTATTCTCTTAAAAACGATGAATGGTTAAAGAAACCTGGTAAGTGCGAATATGACTATCAGGGAGACAATCTTCTAAAGCAGAAGGTTAAGCATTATATGCATGCTATTGATCATCTAATAAAACATAAGATGGGTGAAGGTGCAGTTAATCTTTTAAAAACAAAACTAAAAAACATGCGAGCCGCTGGTATCCAGCAATATGGAGAATATTCCAGAGAGAACCTAGTATTCAAAGAGCTCCGTAACAGAGGCTATCTTGATAAAATGAATGCATACGACAAAGGTGTGCAAGATCAAGAGCTCTCTCTTAAATAAATATTGCTTTTCTACTAAAAATAAGTTATAATGTTCTTGACTTAAATGGAGGTTATTATGCATATGAGCAGCGAATTAGAATATATGGTTGAGACAGATATGCTTCTGCTAGGTTATAATCCTTATAACCCTGCAGATGTTAATAAGTATTGGGAGATTTATTTCTATGGCTATTGAGATTTATTCGAAGAACAATTGCTCTTTTTGCGAACAAGCAAAACAAATCTTACGCACACACGGAAAAGATTATATCGAGTATAAGCTCGACGAAGATTTCACACGCGAGATCCTTCTATCAAAGTTTCCAGAAGCTAAGACGTTTCCTGTGATTGTTCTCGACGGTTTCAATATCGGTGGGTTTGAACAATTGAAGCGCCATCTCACAGAAGAGACTTCAGACCCTAGAAAGATTCTATTGGAAGATAATTACTACGGAGCATAAATTATGGCTACTTATGATCGCGACACTCTGATGAAAGATTTGCAGAAAAATGTTGTTGCAGTTTATTTCACAAAAGTTAATGGCGAAAAACGAGAGATGCGTTGCACTCTCATGCCAGGTTTGCTTCCTCCAACATATGTCCAAGAAGAAGCAGATGTAAAGAAATTCCATGATGAGAACAGAGAAGTTCTTGCTGTGTGGGATGTGATGAAGGGTGGATGGCGTTCGTTTCGCATCGACTCTATAGAGTATGTTCAGGTCTTAGATCCGTATCAATACTTTTAAGGAGATGTAAATGAACGAAAACGCTTACTGGGGTTATCACCTAATCGTTAATGCGGGAGGCTGCAACAAGGCTGCTATTACCGATCATGGAACGATTTACGATTTCGCCAAGGAACTTGTAGAGAAAATAGAAATGGTGGCTTATGGAGAGCCACAGATTGTTTTCTTTGGAGAAGGTAATAAAGAAGGTTACACTCTTGTTCAATTAATAGAAACAAGTAACATTTGTGCGCATTTTGTTAACGAAACTGGTGATATGTACCTGGATGTTTTTTCGTGTAAAACATTCGATAAGGATGTTGTCTTAAATCTTGTTGATGATTATTTCCTACCGTCAAGGGTAAATACTACATACCTCGAAAGACAAGCATAACAACTGGAGTTTGTAATGAATATTATTTGGTCTGATTTTGATGCCGATTCAGAATGGTCTGTGAAACAACGCGAAGCAAAACAAGTAAATGGTCCAGAATATTGGCCAACGATGCGGGAAGTGTTCAAGCATGATTGTGCTACGCTCCCGCTAAATCGTTTTCGTTTATGGGCTAGTATCCATAACGTTCCTCTTGTAACTCAATATCGCACTTCTCGTTTCTTTGGCGAAGCATTTTATCATGCTTATCGCGACTCAGAAATCTATGAGGCTCTAGTAGAAAATTGGATTGGTATACCAGAAGCAATGGCTGGTGCACTTCGTCCAACTAATGATTTTGATACTTCAACACAGCGTATTCAGAACCTTGGTCATCTTATGATTACTGGGTTTGGTAAAGAGAAGCTACGTTCAATCAAGTCAATTGTTGAGATTGGTGCTGGATATGGTGATATGTGTTCGCTTATCCACGATCTTGGATTCCAAGGCGAATATACTATCGTTGACATTCCAGAGACTCAGCCAGTTCAAGAGTTCTATCTTGGCAAGCAGGGCATCACGCCTAAGTGGTCATTTGAAGATGATAATGTAACACATGCTGATCTAGTTATTGCTACATGGTCATTGTCTGAGACTCCACTCGAATATCGTGCGCAGCTGATGCCAAAGATTGATCAGTCAAAGAACTGGTTAATCATGGCGCAGTCTGAAGTTTTTGGTCAGAAAGTCAATGACGAATACTTCACTAACTTCTTCAAGGATAAGAACCTAACAAAGATTCCTCTTGGTTCTGAAGATATGAAGCAGTGGGATGGAGACAATAATTATTATGTTGTGAGGGATTAATGCTTAATAATGGTTCAACGCCATCAACTGATATGTATTATGGATGTACCGAAAAAAATGTTTGGCGTCCGGGTAGCGGTATTACATTCGGCACCTTTGATCTATTACATTCTGGTCATATTACTATGCTTGAGCAGTGTAGAAGTCAGTGCGATTATTTAATTGTTGGGTTACAATCTGACCCAACAATCGATCGTCCTGATACTAAGAACCGTCCAGTTCAGTCTCTTTTTGAAAGATATGCGCAGTTATCTTCTAGCCGCTTTGTCGACCAAATTATTCCCTATGATACAGAAGAGGACTTGGCAAATATGCTAAGTATCCTGGATGTTAAAAAGAGATTCCTTGGCGAAGAATATAATGGCCAGTTTATCTATGCTGGTGATGTTTGCAAGCTAAGAAATATTGAATTAGTTTACATCGAACGCAAACACAATTATTCATCATCAAATCTAAGGACCAGAGTATATGCTAGAGAGTTGTCAAAACGCACCAATAATCCATCTTGAATATTTTGCACAGCAAGCACAAAATCTTGAAGGTCTAATATTAGAATTTGGTGTAGCCAAAGGCAGAACAATCACAAAGATCGCTCAAACATTACCAGAAAGAACGGTATATGGATTTGATTGGTTTCAAGGGTTGCCAGAAGATTGGGCAAATGGATATATGGCTGGGCATTTTGCTTGCGATAAACCAACAGATCTACCAGAGAACGTAGTAATCGTAGAAGGATTATTCAAGAAAACAGTTCCAGGATTTATTAAAGAACATAAAGATGAGAAGGTTGCTTTCATGCATGTTGATTGCGACATCTATTCATCCGCCAAATATGTTCTTGATAAGTTCGAAAAGAAATTCCAAGATGGTTCAATTGTTGTCTTTGATGAGTTTATCATATATAATAATTATCAACATCATGAATGGAAAGCATGGCATGAGTTCTTAGAAAAAACTAAGTATAATTACGAAGTGCTCGGAAGAGCTCACCAAGAAAGTGTAGCATTTAGAATTTACAAGTGAGGATATTATGTCATTTACTGATCAGTATTTTAATGAAGTAGTAGATATTGCCAATGAAATCGATAAAAACAAAATTGAGATCATGGCTCGTGGTCTTGCAGACATCACTGCACATGCTGGGCGTGTGTTTGTGCTTGGCGTGGGTGGTAGCGCTGGTAACGCTTCCCATATGGTTAATGATCTTCGAAAGCTATGTGGGATCGAAGCATACTGCCCCACAGACAACGTTCCAGAACTTACAGCTAGAACGAACGACGAAGGGTTTGACACCGTTTTCGAAGGATATCTCAGAGTAAGTAATCTAAACAAGTATGATTGTATCTTTATTCTATCAGTTGGTGGTGGTAATAAAGAAAAGAATGTATCAGTTGGGCTAGTAAAGGCAATTGATTATGCGAATTATGTTGGCGCTCATGTTTACGGTATTGTCGGCAAGGCAGATGGATACACTGCTGAAAAAGGGAATTGTGTGGTGGTTATTCCTCAGCTGGCTCCAGACAGAGTCACACCACACTCAGAAGCATTCCAAGGAACAGTCTGGCATTGTTTAGTTTCTAATCCTGTTTTGCAGAAAAATAAAACAAAATGGTAAAGGCAGTATTCATTGATCGTGATGGTACGATCAACAAACTTATCCATGGCAGAGAACAAGAAAAACATGTGTGCCCTTGGTTGTATTCAGAGTTCGAATATATTGCTGGAGCTCATGAAGCTGTTGCTAAATTTAAAAGTTTAGGTTATACTACACATCTAGTAACAAATCAACCTGACGTTGATGATGGTTATACAACCGAAGAAACTATGAACGCTATCCATGACACTATCAAGAAAGATTTAAAACTTGATACTATCAACGTAGCAAGAACACGTAACACACCCGAATACAAACCAAACTCAGGTATGATAGATAGTATAGTTGAAAAATGGGTTGTGACCAGAGAACGTAGTTGGATGATTGGTGATACATGGCGTGATGTTGTTGCTGGTCATCGTGCTGGTTTAATCACTATATATATTGGTATTACATATAGAGCACCAAAAGAATATCCTAATATTTTTCCTGATTATTGTGCAGTAGATCTACTTGAGGCGAGTAAGATCATAGAACAAAACGAGGCTGGAAGATGAACATTGAGATTTATGCTGATGGAGCAGATTATAAAGGTATTATTGAATCTGCAAAAAATGAAAAAATTACTGGTTTTACTACTAATCCAACACTAATGAAGCAAGCTGGTATTAGCGACTATGAAGGGTTTGCTAGGAGAATCATTACTGATCTAAAAACAATGCGTCCAGGCACAAATATTTCTCTAGAAGTATTTGCTGATGATGTAGAAGGAATGTATGCTCAGGCAAAGAAGATCGCTGCTTGGGGCAAAAAAGCAGAATATGATGTTTACGTTAAGATTCCAATTACTAACACTCATGGCGAGTCAAACGCTGGTCTAGTTAGACTTCTAAACGAAGAAGGTGTTAAGGTAAATGTTACTGCTGTGTTTACTCCAGAGCAGACAAAGGGCATTCTAGAAAACATTAATACGAATACACCAATTATTATTTCTATTTTTGCTGGTCGTATTGCTGACACTCTAAGAGATCCGGTTCGTTCTACAATAGATTGCGTCAATCAGACATGGAATTTTGAACCAAAGAATATGGAAAACGTAAAGTTCCTTTGGGCTTCATGTCGTGAACAGTATCATTTGATCATGGCTGAACAAGCTGGTTGTCACATTATTACAATGCTTCACGATCAAATCAAGAAGCTACATCTAACTGACAAAAACCTTGAAGAGTTTTCTAGAGAAACTGTTCAGATGTTTTATAACGATGCTACTGCATCAGGATTTAGGATTGACTAATGAAGGGTTTTGAAGAGAACGAAATTTCCGAGAAGGCTAACGGCGGAACTGAGATCGCCAAGCGCAAACTAGCAGAGATTCTTCCTGATGAATTGCTAGAAAATTTTCAAATTATTTGTTCACGCCCACGTGATTTAGATGGAAGTAAGATTCGTTTGTTCTGGTGTCATGATCTACCAGAAGATCCAGAGTCTGCTAAGTTTCGTGATGTAAAATGGCGTAACAAGTTTCATAAGTTTATCTTTATTTCTAACTGGCAGTATCAACGCTATCAGTTAGTTCATGGTCTACCTTATGACCAAAAATCAATTATTCTAGAATCAGGTATTATTCCTGCTCCGGAAAGTTGTTTTGATAAGCCAGACGATAAGATTCGTTTAGTTTATACATCAACCCCGCAGCGTGGTCTTGATATTCTTGTTCATGTATTTAAGGAACTAGCAAAAGACAATCCAGATATTCATCTTGATGTGTTTTCTTCTTTTAAGATCTATGGTTGGGACGACGCTGATAAACAGTTTGAACATTTGTATGATGAAATTCGTAATCATCCACAAATGACCTATCATGGATTCGTTCCGAATGATCAACTCAAAGAACATCTTAACAAGTCTCATATCTTTGCTTACCCCTCTGTTTGGACAGAAACATCCTGCAGGGCCATGCTCGAAGCTATGTCCGCTGGTTTGGTATGTGTTCATCCTAATCTTGGCGCTCTGCCGGAATCTTCCGGTGGTTTGAACGTTATGTTCCATGGTGATCTTAACGATATCAATAATCATGCAGCTGCATTTGCTGGTAATCTAAACGCTGCTATTGATTTCGTAAGAACAAAGAACCATGATAAGATGATCCGCTTCAATAAGATATTTGTTGACAGCAGATATAATATCGATTATGTTAAGAATCGTTGGCAAGCAACTCTAGAAAAGTTACTTACAATATATCCTGACGATGAATCTCGTTGGTTTCCAAAGGAAATGTTTACATATAAGGTAGAATAATTATGATTCTTACAAGAACTCCACTGCGTGTTTCATTCTTTAGTGGGGGAAGTGACATGCCATCCTTCTACGAACAGGAGGATGGCGCTGCTCTTTCTGTAACTATTGATAAATTCATTTATGTAATTGCACACAAAGTTCCACATATGGGTGTGCGTTGTATGTATGATGACGTCGAAGAACAGCACGACATTGAACAAATGCAGCATGCTATTACTCGTGAAACCTTAAAGTATTATGGTTATACAAAGGAGATCACAGTTGCATCTATTTCAGATATTATTACTAAGGGTTCTGGGCTCGGTTCTTCTTCTGCTTTTACTGTGGGTTTGGTAAAAGCAGTATCTTGTTCCAAGTATGATAACAGTACACGTAGATATGTTGCTGATATTGCATGCGAAATAGAAATGAACAAGTGCGGATATCCTGTTGGTAAGCAAGATCAATACGCTGCAGCATGGGGAGGAATGAATTTATTTAAATTTAAGAAAAATGGGGAAGTAACAGTAGACGAATTACGTTTAACTAATCCTCACGTCCAAGCTCTTGAGAAAAATCTAATGCTTGTTTATTCTGGGCGTTCTAGAAATGCTAATAATATTCTCCAGAAACAACAGAAAGCCATGTTAGACATAGACAAATTTAACAAAGTTAAACGTTCTAAAGATAAGGCGTTCGAAGCAGTAGATCTTCTACACAAAGGTAAGATCGACGATTTCGGTAAACTATTACACGAATCTTGGCTCGACAAGAAAGGTGTCTGTGAAGAAATTACGCAAGACTATTTCGACGAAATCTATGAAACAGCTATAAAGGCTGGAGCTCTTGGTGGTAAACTACTAGGTGCTGGTGGTGGTGGTTTCTTTATCTTCTACGTGCCGGAAAAGTATAGAACTTCTGTAGAGGGTGCAATCTCTACAAACCATACTGATTGTAGGATCTATGATTTTCAGTTTTATGGATCTGGATCTCACATTGTTTATCATACTGGATAAATAATATTGACTTTTTGATAACAATAAGGTATTATAATTTGTCAGTAAGTAATAACGTTATCTCTTTTCCTAGACCTAACTCTAGAATAAACTTAGCAGCACAAACTGTAGAGAATATTCAGAACAATCTAGATATGATGAAACATTATCATATTCAAGAGACTATCTTAGCAATGGCTCCTATACTTTTCAACCAGTTAGATCTTGCTGGTTTTGGTATGATGGATGATGAAGATGAAGATGTCAGAGATGGCGCATTTATTGTAGAAGCATTACGAGCTATAATGTGTAAGCACTATGGTATCTATCATCCTTTTAATACTCTTATCGAAAACATTTTTGAAGAAGAGCTTACAGAGAATGGTGCTTACAAAGTAGTAGATAGAATAGAATTAGATCTAACAGAACCGGAAGAAACCGAAAACGAATAGGTGATTTGTGATTATTGTTGACTTGAATCAAGTTATGTTATCTAATCTTCTTATGCAACTTGGTAATCATACCAACGCCCAGGTAGAAGAAAATATGGTTCGCCATATGATTTTAAACTCCCTCCGATCTTATAAAGTAAAGTTTGGTGAAGACTATGGCGAGATGATTATCGCTTGTGATAATACAAATTACTGGCGTAAACAGCGTTTTCCTTATTATAAGGCTAATCGCAAAAAGAATATTGAGTCCTCAGAACTTAACTGGAAAAATATCTTCGAGTGCATGAATAAGATTCGTGCAGAACTAAAAGAATACTTCCCTTATAGGGTTATAGATGTCGAGTCTGCAGAGGCTGATGATGTAATCGCCACACTAGTTTCTAAATTCGGCTCTGAACTAAATACTGGCGAAAAGATTCTTATTCTTTCTGGCGACAAGGATTTCATACAGCTGCATACATATGCTAATGTTGAGCAATATGATCCGACCCGTAAGAAATGGATAAAACATGACGATCCAGAGAGATTCTTACACGAACATATCCTTAAAGGAGATGCTGGGGATGGAGTTCCTAATGTTCTTTCTCCTGATAATGTTTTTGTTGTAGGCGATAGACAAAGACCTTTGACAGCTAAGAAACTAGAAAAGATTATGGGCACAGAGTTAGAAGAAATGGATACAACTCTTGCTCGAAATTATTCTCGTAATGCATACTTGATTGATTTGAGTTTCACCCCGAATGTTATTCGAGAGAAAGTTATGGAACAATATATCGCTCAAGAAAATCGTGATCGCAGTAAACTACTAAATTACTTTATCGCAAATAAACTCAAGAATCTAACCGAACATTTGAGTGAGTTCTAAGGAGAAATTAATGGCTGTCCTCGGCATGTATGAATTTTTACATCGTGTATCCAAACTTAAAAAGACACAAGAAAAAGTTGACAATTTAAAAGCTAATGACACATTCGCACTAAGAGCGATTCTTCAGGCAGCTTTTGACCCATCAATTAAGTTCCTTCTTCCAGAAGGCGAGCCTCCATATAAACCAACAGAAGTAGTTGATCAACAGCATGTTCTTCATAGAGAAGCTGAGAAACTACGATACTTTGTAGAAGGTTTCTATCCGGATCTTAATCAGAATAAGCGAGAGATGATGTTCATTGAACTACTTGAACGTGTAGATCCTCTCGATGCAAAACTTCTAGTCGCAATTAAAGACAAGAAGATGCCATTTCCAGGCATTACAGTTGGACATGTTAAAGAAGCACTACCAGGATTGATTGTAGAATGAGCAAATCAGCTATTAAGAAATTTAAAAAGAACGATTATTCGGATCGCGACGAGTTTCATGATGATCCTCGTGAACGTGAACAGAAGCGTAACGCAAAGCGTGTAGAACGTGCGTTACGTACAAAAGACATTTCAGCTTTCGTTGAAGATGAAGATCAATATAATGACGATCTTATCGATAATAATTGGAAATACTGATGCCAACGTATCGATTTTTAAATAATGAAACTGGCGAAGAGTATGAAAACTTCATGTCGATATCGGAACTTGATGCATACTTGCAAGAAAATCCGAAAATCACTCAACTCGTAAACGGCGCTCCTATGATCCATTCTGGCAGAGGTATGGGTAAACCTGATCAGGGTTTCCGTGATCTGTTAAAACATATGAAGAAGGGAAACAATAAAGGTATAACAAGGAGCACCATAAACACATTCTAGTAGGGGTATAATGCAAGAAGAATCAACAAAAAGATTAACCCGTAGAGAAAAAAGATTACTTCGACAACAAGGAAAAGAACCAAAGGAAAATTATCAAGAGAAAATAAATTTTCATCTTAAACATTTTCATCCTCTAACAGACAATCAAAGATTGGCATTCAATTCTTTTGAGGATGATAAAAATTTGATGCTTCATGGTATTGCCGGAACAGGTAAATCCTTTATGGCGTTATACCTTTCTTTGAAGCAAATCCTTAGTGATCCTGAATGTGTTTATAAGAAAGTTGTTATCGTAAGATCAGTGGTCCCAACGAGAGACATGGGATTTCTTCCTGGCAGCGATAAAGAAAAAACTAAAGTATATGAAGCGCCTTACTATGCGATCTGCACTGAATTGTTTGGTAGAGGCGATTCGTACGAGTATATGAAAAAGAGAAACGTAATTGAATTTATTTCTACTTCTTTTATTAGAGGCATTACACTTAACGATTGTATCGTTATCGTGGATGAAATGCAAAACGCTACTCTTCATGAGCTTGACTCTGTTATTACTCGTATTGGCCACAACTGCAAAGTAGTATTCTGTGGCGACTTTAGACAGTCAGATTTTACAAGAGATCACGAACGTAGTGGATTAACAGATTTCATGCGTGTTGTTAAAAACATGAAATCGTTTGATCTTATTGAGTTCGAAGCAAAAGATATTGTAAGATCTTCTCTGGTTAAAGAATATATTATTCTCAAAGATAAAATGAGAATCATAACATAGGAGGAATTGTGTCAAAAGATAAAAAGAAAAGATATCGTTCAATCTTTATATCTGATGTGCACCTTGGAACCCGTCACTCTAACGCAGAAAAGCTATTAGAATTTCTTAAATCCACTGAAGCTGATAGGTATTATCTTATCGGTGATATTATAGATGGTTGGATGATGAGAAAGAAAGTTTATTGGCCACAAGAGCACAACAATGTGGTTCAATTCTTTTTGAAACAATCTAAAAAAGATATTAAAGTTATTTACATAACAGGAAACCATGATGAATTCCTCAGAGAATACTCAGGAACTGTCATGGGTAACATTCAGATAGTAGATAATATTATACACACTGGTGTTGATGGTAAAAGATATCTTGTTATTCATGGAGATCAGTTTGATCTTGTAACAATGAATGCTAAATGGCTTGCTATGATTGGTGGTTGGTTATATGATAGAATGATTGATTTTAATAGACATCTACAATCTATATACAATATACTGGGAATTAATGGATTTTCTCTTTCTGCTTGGGCAAAATCTAGCGTAAAAGAAGCAGTAAACTTTATCGGCGATTACGAAAAAGTAGTTGCTGATGCTGCCAAAAGGAGATGCGTCGATGGGGTGGTTTGCGGCCATATTCATCATGCTAATATATGTTCTTTTGATAATATTGAATACATGAACTGTGGCGATTGGGTAGAATCATGCACTGCAATCGTAGAATACGACAATGGAAAGTTTGAGATTATAAGGAAACTATAATGAATATTACTATTTTTACTGATGCGTGGGATCCGCAAATCAATGGTGTTGTTACAACATTAAAAACAACTGTCAAACATCTTGAGTCCCGTGGACATGAAGTTAAAGTAATTCATCCTGGTCTTTATAAATTGACTATTCCATTACAACCATCAACTGGCATTTTCATGCCAGTTTTGCCTATGGGTATTGCTGACGAAGAAGTAAAGAATGCTGACAAGATTCACATCGCAACAGAAGGAGCAATAGGTCTTGCCGCTAGATATAGCTGTAAAAAGTACAAGAAGTCTTTTACAACTTCCTTTCACACAAAATATCCGGAATACGTTAAGATACATACTGGTATTTCACCAAGAGTTAGCGGTGAGTATTTTCGTTGGTTCCATAGAGACAGCAGTGCTGTTATGGTTACAACCCCCAGTATGGTTGATTACTGTAAGGAGTTGGATATCAAACATCTGAAAATTTGGTCTCGTGGAGTGGATACAAATCTATTCCATCCAATGTATCCGAAACCAAAGGGTGAATTTATTTCTGCTGTTTATTGTGGTAGAATATCTGCAGAAAAGAATCTCGAAGCATTTCTTTCTATTGATAATCCAACGATCACCAAAACTCTTATTGGCGATGGACCGCAATTAGAAGAATACAAAGCAAAATATCCAGATGCTATATTCCTTGGTAAAATGGATGCTAAAAGAATTGCTGCAGAGTTACCTAAACATGATGTGTTTGCTTGGCCTTCGCTAACAGATACATTTGGACTTGTTGTGTTGGAAGGAATGGCTTGTGGACTACCTGTTGCTGCATTCGATAACGAAGTTAATCGTTACATTATTGAAGACTCTGTTTCTGGTTTCTTAGTAAAAGAACATTTAGAATTAGCTATTGAAGATGCTATACATTTAAAACCAGAAGATGCAGTAGCAAGAGCAGCTAAGTTCTCTTGGGAAGCAGCAACCGATCAATTCTTGGAGAATATAGCATGACAGGAAGAACATTCTTCGTTCTTGACTATTGGCCAAAACCAGAGTATGGTAAGATTTATAACTTTCATTATGTAACAGTAGATGGATCAATGCCAGATCTACAAGTAAAGTTTGTTCTTTCTGATGATAGAAAAGATATTCTTTATGTCGACTACGACGCCGAAGGTAAGTGGGTTGATACTTGGTATATGAGATACATTCCAGGTCAAGGATTAATGGAATGGAGAGACGACTATCCTACAGGCGGATGGTTTACTAAACGTAAAAAGATTGTTATGAATCCTGGCATTGGCTGGGGAGAGACCGGAACAATTGGTAGCTTCTATCAGAACTTTCCTAAGATGGATCCATTATCTTCTAATCCTCCGCAGTTTATGTCTGGAACTCAAACTGTTATTTGGGAGTCATGGTTACCAGAAATGATCCTCAGCAACGGGGATAAGTATACTGATATTGTAACAATGGTCTACCAGCAGTCTTGGGGAAAGAAAACTTCTGGCGCTCGTTATTATATGGCGAAAGGAATTGGTCCTATCGCAGTTCAGTGGATTGCTCCTCATCCATTCAAACCAGGACAGTTTGTCACTACGGCTAGAATGGATGCGAAATATACGGTGACTTATGGCACGCAGAAAGATATTCAAACATAATCTAGTTCCAGAAGTAGAGATTACTACTGAAACAATTGACGGTAAAAGACACTATGTGTTACCGAGTGGAGAAAAATTTCGCTCGGTAACAACTGTATTGTCAGACGCTTTAGATAAAACAGCACTACTAGAGTGGAGAAAGAAAGTTGGTGAGGAAGAAGCTCAAAAGATTTCTACACAAGCTGCTCGTCGTGGAACCGCCGTACATTCCATCGCAGAGCGTTATGTGCTCAATGAAGAGGAATATCTTCGGGATTCTATGCCTTCTGGAATTGATTCTTTTAAAAGCATTCAAACGCTTTTAGATAAACATGTAGATAACATTCTTGGTATTGAGTTACCTTTGTATTCTACTGTTTTAAAAACAGCAGGAAGATGCGATCTTATTGCAGAGTTTGATGGCGTTCCTTCTATAATTGATTTTAAAACAAGTCGCAGATTAAAAGAGGAAAGCTGGATTGAGTCCTACTTCCTACAAACAACTGTCTATTCTATGATGTTTGAGTATATGTATAAAATAGAAATTCCCCAGATCGCAATACTAATAGCAGTGGATCATGAAGAGCCACAACTATTTGTAAAGGATCGTGGAGAATATGTTAATAGAGTTATAGAGATCTTTACTGCCAGCTAACGCCAAACATTCCTTCTTCGTCTGTAGAGTATACTGTTTTTTTGATACCAAAATGCTCAATGGCTTTAGAACACCCAGAGCAAGGTTCGGCCAAACCGCTAACCCAGTTTACATCTCCCTTATTAGTTTTCTTGACACGATAAACATAAAGGGTTGCATCTTTTAGATCCTCTTGTTCTACGATCCTCAATGCATTGATGATACAATCTACCTCTGCATGTTTAAAAATCGCATCGTTGTTCTTAGAAAATCTTTTCTGCAAAGGATGAGATTTATCGGAGTTAAGACCAACAGAAATTACCTCGTTACGAAGAACGAGGCAAGCAGCAAGTTTCATTCTCATATTATTGTTAATGGCAATTCGACGAACGAAAGCCATATATTTCAAATCACGTGAATTCATCAGAGTATCCTAAATTGCGGAAGTCTCGAGCATAGATAATTCGAACTCTATCAATCAAATAAGAAGTATAGTCTTTATAATACTGTTCTTTCGAGTAAGAGCCAACATTTATTTTTGGTAAGGCTATATTCATATCTCTCTCTAAATCTGAGATGTTTTCAAATCTATAGATCTTATCCATTTCTGTTTTACCATCTTCAAAGATATAAAAAGATTGATCATATTTAATAAGCGGAGTTTTCTCCGTAGCCATTCCTTGTTCTATCATAGATAAAAAGTTTTTGAAAGATATGCTAGACGTATTAAATCTGCGAAAATGATGATAATAACTATACGCTCTCGTAAAAGGATTTCTTACGACAGAGAATTTAAATGTGTCAGAAGGTATGTTATTATTCTGTTTAATTACATGGTAAGGATCATGACCGATATGCCATGTCCTTACCCATTTATCTTTACCTATAGATTCTCTTAATGCAATCCCTGCAGTTTTAGGAATGTGCACAAAAAGAAAATTGGAGCGGGAGATGGGAATCGAACCCACTACGAACAGCTTGGAAGGCTGACACTCTACCAATGAGTTACACCCGCAAACCCCATTTAATCTTTAACCATATTCTCTCATGAATATAATAATCGATACTCAAAAGAATATGTAAGATTGTAGCAAATCCTGTCGACTTACCAATGTCTCCAGTAAATACGAAAGTCCAGAATATCGTAAACAACCATGCGGTTAAACGATAACTAATCATTCTTACTACTGTACGTTTATGAGTTTCTTGTATCATTCGGATAACATGTTTATATCAGAAGCCACAAAGCCAATGATAATTGTAATCAAAAAGAAACAAACAATCTTAATGATTGCACTTGTTTTGTGATCCATAATCTATATCCTTTTCTAGATCAACATTCTAAATTTATCGTATAAATCTAGACCTTCAAAATTTACATCCAAAGAATGAGCCGTCCATATATCATGCGTGGCTGTTTTGGGGTATCTATTTTCTCTAAAAGCTCTATCATAAAACACAGGCGATTGTATCGCCTTTCTCATACAATTTGCACCTTTTTCATGTGCCATTTTCCAGAAATCGTTTTCGAAAACAGAACCAGCAAAATAGTGCATCATAATAAGATCTTCATTTCCACTTATTCTTTGATGGTATTTAAGATTAACTTCTTCTTCTGTTTGATTATTTTCCACCCAGTATTCCCAAGCGAGTCTCTGAACGTAGTCAGTAGTATTAATAGTCGTGGCTTCTAAAGGTTCCAAGAAGAAAGAAGCATTGCCATTATATGCTACTCTACCATCAAAGTTTTTCTTTCTAATAAAACTTTTAAAAGGAAATGTAATAGTATCTTCGCTAGGAGTTAGATCGTATTCTCTGAATATATTATTACTATCTTCTTTAATCTGATCAAGAGTAGCATAATTATCGTTATACATATAACCTATGCTACATCTATTTTTCAAAGGTATACCAAAGAACCAACCATGTGGTCTTGCTTCGGTACGAGTATAACTAAACTTTGGATAATCCCAATAACACTGAGTAACATGAACAGCGTTCACAGGAATATTCATCAAATCAATCTTTGAAAGATCTTTAGGAAACCCAGAACAGTCAAATATATAATCAGAATCAATTTGATCGTGTAAGATATTTTGTTCTATGGTATTAATTCTTGGATCAAATCTTAGTTTTTCAAAAATATAATTCTGCAACTTAACTGCATTCACATGCCAAGCAATCATCGGCGTAGCAAAAGCATGATGAAATGTGTTCTTAGACCAATTCTTTTTAAAAATAGAATATTTAAAAGAACCGTCTACTTTATCTAGATCATAATGTTCAAACCCCAAGTTCTCATACAAACTCTTACAAACAAGAGGAGTAAGACCTTCTCCTACTGATTGTGTTTTAACATTAGGATCATAGTACCAATCTATTTCCCAATCAGTCCATTTTAGAAAGTGTGCTGCAGCAAAACAACCTGCAGTCCCTCTACCAATAATAGCTAATTTTTTTGTCATTGACAAACTGTAATCATATATGGATCGCCAAAGATATATCCGAAAGTATCCCAAGGATCTGGGTATGTTGTGCACACAGGACGAGGGACAGGAACCTGTTCAATAATTACCTGTGGTGTTACTGGCATCATATAAACTTGATTAGTAACAATACCAACACCATTTGGAACATACTGCGGAGGAATAACCTCCACAACAGGAGCAGGAGCCACGGGAACTGGAACAGGAACAGTCTTAACAACTTTCTTTACGACTGTTTTTGGACGAGTGTAATAAATCTTACAATCGTTACAGACATCGATCTCTTGACCTGCATAAGCAGGAGTAATCAAAAGACAAAGAGCAAGAGAGAGTTTCTTAATATCCATAGTAGTAACCCGATGGGCCAGAGTAATACTGATAGCGAACTCCCGGATAGGGGCCATACGCATATCCTGGACCAGTCGAGTAATATGGATATGGAGCACCACGATAATATCCGCCACCATAACCACCAGCAGCTAGTCCACCAAGTAGTCCAAGACCAAGACCGATAGCAGCACCTGCACCGTATCCACCCCAACCACCATAATATCCACCGCCCCATCCACCACGATACCAAGCATTGGCAGGAGTTGAAGCTAGAACACTGAGAATTGCTAATGCTGCTACAAATTTTTTCATTTTTCTCTCCATAAAGAAAAGGACTAACCTTTGGTCCTCGCGAATCTATTTCTGGCGATCAACCCAGTATATTTATAATACTACACTAATCTTAATTAGTCAACACTTAATTGTCTTTTTGTTTGTAAAAGATACTGTTCTCTAATTTTATCGCCGAGTTCTATATAACAGCAATCGCCACAATTTCGACCAGTAACAAGATAGTTAAGAACAGCGTTTTTGTAATTCTCTACAGGACTTTTATTAGTAAGTTCAGAAACATCTACATCGAAGTTATGTAACAAAACCACAGCATTATAAACATAAGACATATCATTGTTATGTTTGAGTTCACTCTCTCTGAGAAATTCATAGTATTTATCAGGACGTAGCTTACCAAGACTATAAAGAACAGAATAAACGGTGCCGAGTTTATTACCCAGGTTTCCGGATTTAAAAATGTCACCCACGTCCGATACAAAACCATTGAAAGATATATCCTCTATAGAAGTTTTATCCCAAATAAAATTCCAATCATTCTTAATCATATACTCCAGAAGGTATAAAAGTTCTCCTGGGTTTCCTTCGTCTAGATATTTTATCCTACCACAAGTATAATCAAGAACGAAATAATACTGCTGATTTTCTTTATCGTAGTTCTCTGCTTTAATAATCTCTACAGAGGACATTTCAAACTCTTCTGAGTTCTCGATGATAGAAAGTTCTTTTACTCCACAAGATCCAATAAAGTCAGTAAACTGTGGCTGGTATTTCTCTTGGAAGATACCAACCTTTCCCTCGAAGCATCTCTTGCTTACATATGGACCCATATAGAAAACGTCTGAGAAAGAAAGAATGTTATAGCCATAAAGGTTTAATTGTGGATCATTACTAAGGAACTGACCATGATATGGAGCTCCTGCTCCTTTATAATAATACTTATCGCCTTTTGATACTCTACCATTAACGTGATGTAGATTGTCTTTAAAATCTAAGACATTAGTTTTTTCGCCATATTGATTGTAAATTGGAACAGTTGTCATATTCACTCGCTATAATGCAGATAAGAACTCAATAGATACTTATCGCCTTTTAATACCGGAGCACCAGCGTGAGGATACATCCAGAAAGGAGGAAACATCAATAGATTTCCTTTGATTGCTTGGAAATGCATATTCATGTTTGTGATAATAGTATCTCCTCCATCTTCTGGAGTGTTTAGATACCAAAAGAAAATCATAAACCGTTTACCGGAAATAAGATCGTTCGAATCAATGTGTTCATCGAAACGATCTTGCCCTCCTTCGCGATAATGTTTAATTCTAAACTGTTCAAATGCGAAATTCTTTGGCCAGAATTTAGTTTCTGTAACATCCTTACGATACTTTTCGATACCATCGAACGCACGTTCAACCAAATGCTGATGGAGTTGGGGGTGTATTAATTTATGTCTACTGAAATTTAATTGTGTCATATTGGGAAATCCACCATCATCATATCTGATATGAAGATCTGGTTTCCATTTAAACATCGCTATCAATTCATCACAAATATCTTCTTCTAAATGATTAGAATAAGACTTACAATAATCGTGAAGAAAAGAAGACATAATATATCCTATAATGGCTCCCCGAGAAGGACTCGAACCTCCGACCCAGGCATTAACAGTGCCTTGCTCTACCGGCTGAGCTATCGGGGAATAATCATAATTTATCTTTAATAATTGCTGTTGAAGTTTCTCTATCTATTAGCATTTTTCCATAACAACAGATATTCCAATCATGTCCATCATATTCGCTAAATGATGGAACATTTATTTGCACATGCTTAAAAAGATATTCTTTATCTTCTTCGAACACACGCCAAACATGTTCAGCAGTTCCTCTTCCTGACATACCTCTAGTTTTATTAAACCTTATACGGTATTTCATATTACCTCTGCTGGCGGCGGAGGAGGAATATAATCTTTAACAGTTATATTAAAGTGTAATACTTTCATATATTCTTTATTAAGATGATCAGCAATCCCATGAGGAATCCATGAATTTGATAAAACCAATAATCCAGGATATGGTTCTAATGATACCATTTCACTAGCATATGTAATATCATTTTTATTCTTTTGTGGTAAGTTTATCTGATTCTTACCAGGTCTAGGATCGAAGAATAATATTCTACCGCAATTTATAGGAACGTCAATAAAATAAAACCCAGACATATGAACATAACCAGAATGAACATGTTGCGCCATATAGCTATGTTTAGGGTATACCTGTAACCACATCTCGTTTAAACGAGTTTGTAATCTATTCATCGCATAACCCTGAGAGTCTAATATATCCCAAGCATTCTGCGCTACATGACTAGCAAAATTCTGCACCCTAATATCAAAAGCAAAGTTTTCTGATTGAAACATTTGTTCACCAGAAAAATTGTCATAATTTTTAGAAACTTCTTTTATAGATTCTAAAAATATTTTACAATCTTCTGTATATATTGAACTATGAAAACAATCAAATTTTTCCATATTTACTTTCGTTTTATGGAGGAACTAGTCGGATTCGAACCAACACCCCAAGGATTTGCAGTCCCGTGCATTACCGTTTTGCTATAGTTCCATAAAAAAGGCGGTCGCTAGGACCGCCCTCTTGATTAGAGACCAGCGGCCAGTGCTCGATAACCAGCGGCAATCAATGCACGGCTAGGTTTACCTGCACGATATTTACTGACAGTTTCGCCCTTTGAATTTGTCTTATTGTTGAGATAGATAGCATAACCCATCTGACGGATCTGATAAACAGCGTCATGTGGATTAGCAACACCATAACGAGTCTTAATCTGCTGAGCAGTAAGTTCCTCGCCACGCTCAACTAGAGCAGTAAAAACCTTCTCAACCTTAGTAGCATTCTGTACCATATTGTATTTCTCCTTAGTTTCACAACAATTAGAGGATGTTAACTAACGATCCTCTCTCATCTACAGCCCTGATTCTCTTATCTGGGAACTGTGTTTTGAGTTGGTTCATAGCTGAAATGATCAGCAGATCTTGGTCATTAGTAACGGTATATGTACGCCAATTTCCAGTATCATCTTGAACTTGGATGTAAATATTACCCATTACTTTCTCCTGTTAATTCAGTTTAATCTTACTATATTCTTCGATAAAAGTCAATACCGTTTTTAGATCAGAGAAGATAAACTTCTTATTCTGCCAACGATCTTCATGATCATTACCAGAGATCTCTACCATCCAACCGTTTTCATAACGATTAATCGTCAGAGAATCTGAGACATTATCGAATATGTCCGAAAGTTTACTATTCGTTGCCATTATTTATTCATCCTCTTCGAGATTTGGTTCCAACAGTAGTAAGATCTACGTTGGGGCCAGCATATTGTAATCCGCCCTTGTTATAGAGCGGCATTACCAGACTAGCTTTCTTCAGAATTTCTTTCTGAACATGCTCTGGTTCTTTGTGAAGGTTGGTCATGATGTCTCGTTTTGCGCAAGAAGACTTAGAACCTGACAATCCTGAGGAAACATAACCCTCACGATCAACCTTCATACTATTAGTATACTCGGTTTTCCAATTTTTGTCAACTCCTTTTTTGATCTTTATTTGATCAGGATGAAGACCTTTTGATAACAACCATCTATCGTGATCGGAGATCAACTTGGTTTTAGTCTTACTCTTTCGTTTACGATTACTGACAGTGGTTGTGTAATAGGCAGGAAGAATGTGCATACTCATAAGAATCTCCTATGTTCTTATAGTATACTATAGAATCAGAAAAAAGTCAAGCAATAATTTCAAGTATCTGTTTCAGCTTTTCCACAGAAGGTTTATATTCTTCTTCTAGAATTTTACTTGCATATCTAACGTTTTCATATTCCATTTCTTTTAGATATCTAAATCTAGAATCAATGACAGCTTCTAATACTGTTGGTAATAATTCTGAAATCTCAACGAATACTTTACCGTCACTGTATGTCTTCGACATCTGTAGTATCCTTACTGCTCTCGACCATAATATACTTGGCCTCTGGATCTAATTCCATATAAGCATCAAGTATATGTCTAACGCTGTATAATCTTTTTGAAATATCTTTGATAGTGTTATGGACCGCCGGATCATTGACGCCTTCTTCGAGGTCTGTCAAAGCAGCATCGAGATTCATATCGACAGAATAATCAACCTGCCACTTAAAAATACTACCATCTTTATCCATTTCCTCGTTTAGTTTACTAGGAGGAAATAAAATATTTTTAATTTGCTCCAACTTTTCTTCTGCTGGAGTAGGAGGAGTTCTTTCAATAGTAAATGGCCACATAATATATCACCTTTCAATTATTTTTTCTTACGACCCATGTTATATTTTGTCTCTAAAGTCCAATCATTTTTTTCTTTATGATTGATAATTTTGATCTGACTCATTGATGCTTGAGGATCAAGAACACGATCTGAATCTACAATTTTTAATAGACCCCAATCCTGTAACAAGGTTGCGATTTTATTTCTGCGACCCTTATCCTCTTCTGAGAAATCTGATGGTTTACCGTCTATTAAAAACATTTCTTTGAAATGGACAATATAATATCTGCCCTGTTTATGAAAAATATGACAAGATTGATAAAGTTTTCTTTCCTTACGAGAAGCAACACCAATACGAGTGAGCGTCTCTTTAATCTTTAGGAAGTCTTCCTCTTCAGCAATTTTGACTTCTACTAGAGAGTCTAAGAGTTCGTTCATTTCATCCCACCTTTTTCTTGTTTATTTTTTATTTCATTAATTTGAGCTTCCGTAAGAATTTTTAATGCTTCTTTCGCACGGATTGCGTTGTATTTATAATGTCTAGAAATTAGGTCGATGAGTTGCTCTTGTTTCTCTCTTACTTTCTTTTCTTCTTTAGATTCTGGTTTGGTATAACGTTTTGCTTTGCGAATACTATTAAACAAATAATCATAATGCATTTGATCCGTTACACCATAATGCCTATTCATTGCGTTGGCGTAGTGGATCGTGTCCTTATAATTCGAAAGTATGTTATTGGTTCTCCATTGACTATAATCACCGTCAATCTCGATCCTTTTCCCACTCGTAATTGAATTTTCATAGCGCCAATCGTACCTCGATTTTGTTTTTTGTTCCCCTGACCACTTGCCCCAGTTACCGAAACCCCCTACTGCTTCTTTTTCAAAATCTCTTTTCTCTCCTAATACGTTGACGAAATCCTTAGTCATTAGTTAAACTCACAATTAATCATTACATCAACTAGGAACGCCACGAAATTAATTTCTGGATTGGCAGAAAAAGCATTCTGATATTGATACTTAGCAAGATTAAGGACTAATACTGGAGCCGTATTCTTTGTGCAAATCTCTGACGAAATTTCATAGAACTGATTATACAAAGCATTAACATCTGTATCGATATTGTTCTTCGCCCACTTACGGATCTCTGTATAATTCTGCTCTTTCAGAAGCCCAACCAATTCTTTGATTGAAGTTTCCTGTAGGTTTATAAGAATGCCAGTGTCGATCTTACCTGTTGCAGAATAGCGCTGAAGCTCGTTAAGAACTCGGCGCCAATCTGGGAAATGCTTGTTGATTACTTCCGCAACAACTTTCTGGTCATATTCAATCTTTTCCTGCTCTAGAATAAAAGTAACACGCTTAAAGAATTGAGTTGCAAGTTTGGCGATCGCCTTCTTGCTGATCTTAAAATCAATTACTGAGCACCTTGAATGAAGCGGTTCAATGATGCGGTTTTTGAAATTACAGGTAAGAATGAAGCCGCAATTCCTCGAGAATTCCTCCATAAAATTTCGAAGTGCGGGTTGAGTAGAATTGGCATTAAGATAATCCGCTTCGTCAAGGATGACATATTTCCTCCCCCCTGAAAGAGATACGCTGCTTGCAAAGTTAAGGATTTCGTTTCTGAGAGTGTCGATGTTTCCATTCATAGATCCATTAATGACGATATAATCGCAACCAAGCTGTTCAAGCATGGCTCTGGCTACGGTCGTCTTGCCGACACCAGCTGTTCCGGATAAAATAAGATTAGGGATATTCTTTTGATCAACAAACTGTTGGAATGTTGCTTTTAAATCGCAAGGAAGAATAGTCTCTTCAATAGTTTTTGGTCTGTAGCGTTCGACCCACAAAAATTCTTCGTTCATAATTTACCTCATATCAAAAATAGGGGAGCCGAAGCTCCCCATTCAAATTAGAAAGTTGAGTGCTGCTCAACTGCAATAAAGTATTCTATATCCTTTCCAATGAACTTGGAAATACCTCTAGAAGAAATTGTTACCTCGTAATCTCCTGGAAGCATCTTGAAGTTCTCAAACTTAAACACTGCATTGAATGACTTGTTTGTTTCTCCAATCGGAATAGAATATTCACTACCTGGATTCTTAGAATTAATTGCCTTTAGATGAACCTTACTACCATCACCAGCAACAACAATCTCTGGCAAACTCCAAACACCAGCTGCTTTCTCGACCTTAATAAGGTCTTCATTCTTTAGTGTGAACGTAACGTCAACTGATGGGATATTAATATCCTTATCTGGAGCCTTTGTGATTGTGCTTTCGTCTGATAGAAGGAACTTACCCTGCTCTGACGAAGAGTCCTTCATATAAATGAAAGTGTCATCGATTTCCAAATCAGGATCATTGTATAGACTTAGACCAGAAAGAAACTGGTTAAGATCATAGATGGCAAACTTCTTAGTAAACTCTGTCGGAACAGTAGCCTTTGCCATGATAGTCTTATTTGGGGAAATGGTTTTAAGAACATTTCCCTGTTGAACAACAATAGAAGGATTAATCTTAGAGAAATTCTTCAAAACATTTACTGTATTAACATCAATCTTCATTATATAATCTCCACTTACTTCTTTTTGCCTTTATCTTTAAACTTACCTAGTGCACCTGGGTCGGCAGTAGCAGACACACCAACTGAAGCAAGATCAGCAAGAGAACCACCAAAGATATAAGTTCCAACATGCTGCATCTTCATCCATGGACAGAACCAAGTACGCAGTCCAATGTCTTGAGCTTTCTGACAGAACCAATAATCTTCTGATAGATAACGTTTTGACTTCGGATCAATTTCTGCCTGAAAGAACATCATAATCTCACGAGTGCCATCAAAGTGCTCGGTGCGAACATGATCTGGTTTATAGTTATATTGCGGATAAGAATCCACAAACTTTTGCATTGCGTTCTTAGAAACCATCATGAAGCCAGTTCCAATCTCAAGAACCTCAACTGGTTCATTAAGAGGAATAGACTGCTGACCGCCCTTTGGATTGAAGACATAATCACCAACGAACTTTTCAAGAACGTTTGGATCTTCATCAGCAACACCCTTATCAACAGCGTGCTTAACCTTCTCCCAAGAAATACACTTCTTTGGATATGGTCCACCAATGATGTCATACTTATCTTCTTCTTGTGCCTGAAGAGCCATAAGAGCAATAACATCTTGTGGATTGAAGCCAATATCAGCATCAATAAACATCATATGTTGTGCTTTCGAACGCATGAATTCGTCGCAACAATAGTTACGTGCACGTGGAATCAATGATTCGTTGAACAAATAATAAAACTGTAGAGGAATACCATACTGCGTACAAAGAGCAGATAGATCTGCCGATGACTTGGCAAACATACCTGCACATTGCCCACCATACATTGGTGTTGCAACGAACAATCCTCTTTCTCTAAGTTTCTCAATTGGGATCTGAATTTCCATTATATACCTTTCTTATGCTACAATAAAACTTTTAAATTTACAAGTGTTACAATGAACTGCTCTTTGCGGAGGAATTGAAGCTGTTACTACTGAGGGATTAGTGTCTTGTAACTCATCTCCGCAATGGGGACAAGCAATACCTGTTCCCAAATTAATAAAATGAGACATATATTCTCTGCGACGTCGTTCGTTATAATCTTCAAAAGATTTCAATTCTTTCATTTCAAATCCTTATAATGATCTGCATACAACATCATTAATACGTAATGAAGAACCTTTAATAGATCTGCTTTATTGGCGCCTTTCTTTTTACCATAGCGCCAAAGATATTTGATAGCAGTATTTCGGAAGGTTGGCATAGAATCACCAAGAGCTAACCACACATCGAAACATTCTATATTCTGCTCTTCAGTCATATAATGTTGCCCATATGTCTTGTCAATATAGGCATGGAAGTCACGAATAATTTCGTCTTCCTTGTATTTATATTTAGGCGGGACGGTTCCAGAAGAATTTATTGTTGCATTAAATCTTTGACCATTTTCAAACATATAATCTGAACCAACAGCTCCAGTTGATCCAGTTGGTCCTAACGAAAATCTATTTGTCATTTTACCTCCAATTGTTTCATAATATGTTCAATAATCTTCTCTTGATCCATAAAACAATTATTATTAAAACGTTCAACATTAAACATTAACATCATATTTGAAAGAATATTAGCAATCTTGGTTTCACGACCCTGTAACCAAGTTTCGTTCTGATTACTACCACGCTGTCTGTAACGATCTTTTCGAATTTCACTCTCAGTCTGCAGATAAATGATCTCTAATTCATAATTCTCTAAACAATGTTCAAGGAAAGATGATGTGAAAAGGCGATCGCCTTCATAAAGAACGACTGCATCTTTATTTAAACTTGCTAGGAATTTAATTGCTTCTGGCTGAACAGCCATTGACATACGATCAGTCCCAGAGAACGTTTCGCCTTCGTCATACTTACCAAGGATATAATTATAATCGTATTGTAGATACGGAACAAGTTTTACTTCATCATAAACTTTGAGCCAATTATATTTCTCAATAATCTTCTTCATAAGAGTGGACTTACCGGAACCTGGTTCGCCACCAATCGCAATAACTTTCATTATGTAAACCTTTCAAGTCCGACCAACTCAGGCTCAACAAACAAACCTGTGCAATCTAGAATGCCACTTTCACTATATAAAGCCATTTTACTATTGTTTATCTGATTTGTCAACAGTTTATTATTTAGAGTCTCATTACGAGCATCCCACATTGGTTGCCAATCAATACCACTCCATCCATCAGATTCGCACTTAGCAATTTCTTCAGCTTGACGATCAAGATAATATCCAAGGTAACGACCATGCTTTACTCGGAATAGTTTCTTGAAAGAACACAAGCATGTTTCCATATCAAAGTAATCAGTGTCAGGATAATCTTTCTTTACCTCTTGCAGAATTTCTCTTGCAGATTCATCTAGATAATTTAGTTCTTTTGAAGTTAGTTTGGCATCATACCAATCAGGTCTACCAACAGCCATACAAAGACCATTACGATGGGAACGAGAACCAGAATAATCTTCTAGCATTAAACTACCAGGTTCTAATGGAAGTTCGCAACATTGTTTCAATGTCTGCATATAGAACCAAGTAGAATACCTGCCGAACTTATGGAACTTGGTCTTAACCTCATCCCATAATCTATTAAAGTTTTCATCAGGATTTTGAAGAAGGAATGGTCTGAATGCTTCTATCTGCGAACGATTGCCAATCCATTCCTTATAAGATATAAATTGTGCAGGAAGATGACCTTTATTCCATTTAGTGTCTATTTGGTAACGGAGTCTTTTGTAATTGTGGTTGTTCCATTCTTTTAGACGGTCAACGCCAACTAACTCCATATCAGGAAACTCGTTCCATATCACCCATGTTGTAGGAAAGAAATATGTTGTTCCATAGATCCAAGCAATCCAGAGTTTCTGCTCTGTATTATGCTCGAATCTATCGAACAAGTAATTGGTCATAAAGATAGCGGGGTCGCAATCTTTAATGGAAAGCGACCACCGATACCAGTTTATGAAGTCTTGCTTACGCTGCTCTGAATTCATACGTTTTTGTATCAATAAAAGAAGGAAGATATCGAATTTCGATATCGATATCGGATCTTACATACTTCAGAGCGTTCTTTAACTTGCGTTCATGGTCATGTCTCTTCTCATAATTATCTAAAGAATTATGACTGATTAGCATAATACCTTTAGTAACTCCCATTTCGCCCAGCTTATTAAGAATAGCACCAACACCATTATTGTAACTGGCGTTCGAACTGATACCAATGATCGCTATATTTTTCTCTGATCCAGGATTATACTTTTTGTCAAGTTTCTTTACTTCTGCAGAAACCTCATCGTTTGTCCACTTCTTAAAGTTATGAGTCTTGAGAATTTCTTCTTCCTTAATATTCTTTTTAATAGCAAGAAGATTACCAGAAATTTCGTTAGGACTCCAATACCTGTTTAGGTTGGCTAAACATACATCAGAAAAATACTTAGAATTAATATCACCACCAATACGATCGTAAAGATTCAATATTGCTTTTTTACAATCTTCTTTAGTGTTTCCTTTTTTAATTTTTTCCTGATGATTCATCTCGTAACCAAAATCATCATAATTGGCTTGAGAGTCTTCAAACTCAGAACTGTTAATGTAGATTGCTGGAATATTTGTCCATCCTGCTTTAAGAGCAGCATAGCTAGTATGATTGCCATCCAAAATTAATTGGCGATCAATTTCAACACAAATAATGATAGGAGAAATACTGTTTCTAGCTCGAGCAGGATCAGAAACCATTCTTTCTTCAATCGAGTCTACATGTTTCTGATCAAATTGCTCCAAACGAACTTGGTTTCTTGGCAAGATAGATAGTTCTTCGACATTAGCTTCTACAATATCATAATAACCACTTTCGATTCGTTGTTTGACCCGCATAACCAAATTGTGGTTTGCGACCCTCAGTGCGCTATTGTCTTCGTTAATAACTTCTTTAGTATTAAGCCACTTAGTTGCTGAAGAAATAGCTGATTCTGAAAGATCTTCAACGCTACCCATTCCTTTACCGCCACCCTGATTATTGTTATACCATTTTGGGTTAGAAGCAGCCTTTACTTTTGAAAGAATATAATGTTCTAGAGCCAAACATTCTTCTCTAGATCCACGCCAAATAACGCTCTTACGTAGTAGCCCATTAGACCATGCATGTTTTAATTCAAAGTCTTTAGAGGAAAAGTTATAGTTGTCATCTTCGTTTTCTGTTTGATGAAAACCTACGTATCTTTTACCATTATTAATATTAAACCAGCCATAGACGATAGCTTCGTATGTCACTTGAGTTCTCCATTAACTTAGAGATATAGTATACTACATTTTTAAAAATTTTCAACACCTTTATACTCGACGAAACATTCGATACATCCACCTTTACCTTTACGATTCATTTGTTTCCAAATATACGAATCAATATTATCCATATCATTTTCTAGAATGTCTGGTCTCAATAGAACAAACATTGCAAGCTGTGCTGTTTTCTGTCTGCAGATCATTTTAAATCCGTATTTCTCATAGAATGGAACAGCGTCTAGTTCTGCGGACACTCTGAAATAATCAGCCTTATTATCAAAAGCGTATTGTAATGCGTAGTCACAGAGAAGAGATCCAACTCCTCTGCCACGAAACTTATAGAAGGTATGAAGTAATTGTAGATTAGCTACTAATGGTTGACGTTTAGAAACAGTAACAACGATAGCACCAGCTAACTCGTCGCCGTCCCAAGCTCCCATCAATAGACTCCAATCATTCATCATATCACATTTGGATACGAATCTCTTAGCGAATCTATCTTCTTTTTTATCTGTTAGATGAGCAACAAATTCCTCACGACTGGTTTGTCGCAACTTCATGGAATTCACGCTGCTTCTTGCCTCTTGATTTGTCATACTTTGTCTTTTCCCAAGCAAGATACATTTCGTGATCATATTTAAATTCTGGGAAAGTATATTTGTCGTTCATTAAAATTTCTTGAACGTCAGGTCCACCATTAAGAGCAGCATCAATAAACTTCTCAACAAATTTAAACGAGTCTTCTATTTCCTTGCGTTTAATAGAAGAACGGAAACAACGGAACTCAATTGTTCCTGTGTGCTTCATACAATATGTATTGATTGCATGCCGGAAAGGACGACCCATAGAAACGCCATCTTTACCAGCAGCATGCAAACGAATAAAATCTTCAAAATTATTTGCTAGATTAATAATATTAGCGCACATATAATCTGGCATAGGACGACCGCCATCCCATTTCAGATAAGTCTTAGCAGTCTTAGAACGAGACATATTTGAATCTTGTTGAAACTGATAACAACGATCAATAACGACGTGCTGATTTTCCTGGATATATTTCACAAGACGTTTTAGCGATTCAATGTCGTCTTTTAATCCTGGAACGTATACGTGAAGATGACCATGGTTGACGCATGAAGCAGTAGGACTATCCCCGTTTTTTTCAAAAACATTGTATATATCAAATATACGATCGACCTGCTCCTGCCACGTTTTAGTTGGTTTGGTATTAACCTCTCCACCAACTGGTGGTTGCAACCCTAAAGGATCGCAAGCAAGACCACGATAATCACCATTAAGATTTACAATATCCGTTTCTGCATATTCCCATTTACCAAGATGTTCTGGTATAACTAGATCTCTTGATATATCACCCCATTCAATTTCAAACCCCCATGTAAAATTCTTTGGGTCATACTTCATTGTAAATCCTCAACCATTGGAAATTCATACTTATTATAGCTTATTAATTTAAATTTTTCAACAATAAAAACTTCATACATAGGAGCAGCTACTTGAATAGTCAGTCCACTTCTTTTAAGAATATCTTTTGTAGAAGCAAATATAATACCATTTTCTCCATATGAATAATGCAATGGCCTAGCTTCGTTACGAAAAGCAGTAATTACTTTATCTTTATCTAAAGTGCATACAGACATACTTGCTGGACGAAACTTATGTAAAGGAATTTCTCCAGCCTCTAAACATCGAAGAATTAATTCGCTATCATTCTTTGTGATAACATCATATCCAAAAGTTCCTTTCCAATTTTCTGGATTTTCTTGAGAAATAACTCCATTATGAGCAATAGAAAGTTCTTCTGACGCCATTGGTTGATTGTAAGCAAGATCGCTAGTTGAATAACGAACATGACCAATACAATAAAGATTACCATCTTCATTGACCCAACTAGGAATGTCTTGATTGTTTATAAATGTGCAAGCATTAACAGGTTCTTTAATAGTGTGAACCTTGCCACCCTTAACATAAGAAACTCCAGTGGCATGTTTACCACGGATCATTGATTGAATAAAGAGCCGACGAACAAGTTCGAACTCTTGCTCGCTCGGTTTCTTTATCGCTATTCCTAGCACACCACACATTAGAAAAATGACTCCAACGAAGCTATCTCAGTTCCACCGTATGGATCTTTCATATCATGAGCAGTAAGATAGTCATACCATTCTTTATCTTCCCACATTCCTGGTGAAACTCCATTCCACAACGGACGATGTAAAGGATGATCTTTATTGGTACGACGATCTTCTACAAATTGTTTACGTAACATTTCGTAATTATAAGATTGTAATTCTAACATCTTTTCTCGGAAATAGCAAACTACAGATATTCTTTCATTAGTAACATCGTCCGGATTGTTAAGAACAATAGGAGTATTACCATGAATGATTTCGTGGTTGTTAACAAGGAGCAAATCGCCGGGACGAACATTAACAGCAATACGATATTCAGGAAATACAAGATAGCCTCCAGTGTATTCTCCAGTCCCAAGAACTAGAAGATTTGATAGACCTGCATCAAGATCACCAGCATCTCGATGACAAGCAGTGCGGAAAGTTTTATTTACTGTAATAGTAGTGAATACTGTTTCAGGAACTAAGAAACGTGGATCAAGTTTATCTGCTGCTGCTTTCTGATTACCCCAACGCCAAGGTAGTAAATCCTTGAAACCTCTATTTAATGATTGGAGGAATGGATATGCAAGTTCAAATAATTCTGGATGTTTTTCAGTGTATGACGTTGCACGCCCGTAAGGAATGCGAGGGTAACGATCGTACCAACCAGCAACACCTGAGAATACTGACTTTGCATAGTTAGTTGTTGATGCCCATTTTTCTGCAACCATTCTTGCTTCTTCATAGACATCCTCCTTAGATTTATTAGATAAACCATCAACCCATTTATCAAACCAACCATGATATTCTGGATATACTTTCTGAACTTCTGAACGTAGCCAAACAGTGCCACGTGTTTCGTCAACTGGTTTATATTTAGGATCGTTATACTTTGCGCGAATACTTTCAATTGAATTATCTTCGAATAACGAAGCACCATCATTCATCAAGAACTCAAGAACTTCCATTTGATATGGTGAAACCCAATCTCTGCCACCACGTCCTTCAGTGGAAAGCATTTCACCACGTGGACCAGCAGCAAGACCACGATTCTGACTTTCTGTTGCAGCGCCTCTCAGACCACGATAAGCACTATCCTGTTCTTCTTTAGTGAAGTAATTTTTACGAAACTTGAATGCAATACGTAATTCATCATTACCTTTATCACAATCTTCACAATCCTTCATACCACAATCTGCTTTCTCAAGCGGATCGCAAAGCGGAGGCATATAACAATCAGTATCTTCCTCGATTAATTTATCGTAATGACTTTCATCGACGAAAGTACCTAATAGATGTTCGCAATCATGTTTTGTCTTTGCTACAATGCGTCTTACCATCACTCATCCCCATAAAGAATAGATTTAATATCAGGCGGTCTCCAACCATCTGGTTTTAAAATCTTACCATCAGCACGACGAACTGGTTTTCCATCAACTAATTTTGCCATGTTTGATTTATGCACTTCGGCGAACACTTTATCGAGGGGAATACCGTAAGATGCAGCAGTGCCACACACAATGTAAATAATATCAGCGAGCTCTTTAGCAATATTCTCCACATCGTTTTTGCACTCTCCTTGAATGTATTCTTCATATTCTTCCTTTAGTAATCTAAGTCTAAGTTCACGTTCTGCTGGATCAGGAAGTTCTGGCTTTACACCAATATTCTGACCAACTGCTGTTTGAAAATCTTTAACATCTTGAAACATATTACTCATTCATCCACTCCGGAGGGTTGCGTTTCTTCCAACTATGAAGATGAGTTTTACCCATCTTATAATAATTACGATAATTTGTTATGGGATCTGATGAAATAATATATTCGTCAGCCATACAAGAAGGCATAGTTGTCATATCATACTCTTCTAGTTTCTTAGGCGGAGACTGAAGCATATAAGATATCTCACCAAAACATTTATGTTGCTTTTCATAACGATGAGTGTATTCTTGCATCAATGCAAAGAAATGATCAACTAACCAATTATAATTCTCGATACTTGTGCGAGCCCAGACAGCACTCGGATGATTAATGTGCGTAGCTGAATATATAACTTCTTCACGTGCATCTCCTAATAGCCACCATTTTTTCTTGCGAGTTTTTATAGATCCATCTTCTTGTTCAACCTGGACTTCTAACTGTATTTCTCTACCATCGAGAATACGATGCGCAGTAGAAAGAAGCTGAGCAGATTCTAAGATCATCTTCACAACGTGACGATCTACCATCCACTCTGCTGCTGTTACAGGATTTTTATCAAGATAAAAGATGTTCATATATCGTATTTCTCAAACAATTTATATGCAGTATAAACCATTAACAGAATAATAGCAAGCCAAATATAATCAGAGATAAGTTCTAGAGCTTCTTGATAGTGTTTATTAAGCATATCAAAATCAAAGTATTTAACATGCTTCATCATAATTTAATCCTCATTTCCACTTTCTCTCCTTCGCGCCATTTCTTTAGAGCTTTATCTCTATAATATCTATTTGCTCTATCATAAAAACGAATACCATCTAGATGATCCATTTCGTGTTGAAACACTCTAGCAGACATACCTGTGAAAGTTTCAGTTCTAGTATCTCCGTTTGGAGTTCTGAATCTAACACGAATGTGTTGAGATCTTTTTATTTTAACTAACATTCCAGGATAAGACAAGCATCCTTCTTCTAAAGATACTTGAGCTTCACTTGGCTGAATAATTCTAGGATTAAAACAAACAAAATTCTCAGGAGCACCTCTCATAGCAAAAACTCTAAAAGGATATCCTACTTGATTTGCTGCTAATCCTAAACCATTTTTTTCATACATTGTCTTTACGAGTTCTTGAGCAAACTCGATAGGTTCAACTTGTGGTTGATCGAAATTAAAATCGCTGCATTTTTTATGCAGATATCTATCTTGAAGTTCCATAATTACCTCAGAGTAATGATTTAGCGAACGCTTCTCTGTTTGCCCAGCCATGTCCAGCACGTGGGTTTTGTGGAGTGTAATGAGCAGGACGTTCGTAACCAATAGCAACTTCTAATGCTTCGTCAATATTCTTAGAAGCAGAAAGTCTTTTACCAGTTCCTCTTTCAGAACCTTTACGTAGTTCCCAATCAGCAAAACGAACCTGCGTATCAAGATCATGAATTGGTCTGTTACGATCAGCAGCAAATTTCATAAGATCAGTTAGTCGTCCTGGTGAATGTGCGCCAGTTTTTCTATCATAGTTGTCACGCCACTGGCCTATACCAAATGCTGTCTTTTGATCGCCCCAAACATTTGTGCGAAGATCAGAATATGATTCCTGCATAAACTGTCCAACCATAGCAGCTGCCTGATAATCTTTCCAACCAAGATCCATTAGAACTTTTTTGGCATATAATGGACGATCTCTACCTTTTAACGTATTAGCATCAATCTCTACAGATGGCGGAGGAGCAACTTTTTCCACTGCTACTTTAGCAACATCTTTTGCTTTCTCAACAACAGGAATTGTTTTAGCAACAACTGTTTCTTTTACAACTGTGACATTGGCAGAAAGAAGTTTCTTCATTGCTGCAAGAGTTTTTGGTCCAAGATCACCATCAATCGGTCCTGGATCATATCCTCTTTCCTTGAGTTTCTGCTGAATTTCTTTTACAATCTTATCCATTTTTTACCTCTGCATCTGTGAAAAGTTTTTATTCTTAACGAATTTAACTACATTACTAAATTTCTCATTCATATGTTCCTTATGAGAAATAATAAAGATATTGTTATCCTTAGCAACGTCGTTAATAATATTAAACAAATAATCAGTAGAGTTTTGATCTAGAGAAGAATCAAACACTTCATCCATAATTAATAGATTAGTGTTAATAGAATTACGTAATTTGGCTATTGATCTCCAAGTAAACAATAGAGCCAAATCAATCTTTTGTTTCTCTCCTTCTGAGAAAGAAGCATACGTAAAGTTATCTCTATATCTAGATTTAATAGTTTCGTTGAACTCTTCATTCAATTCAAACGACACAAAAAAATCCATAGCCGAAAGATATTTGTTAATTAACTTATTAATAATAGGAATATATTGTCTAATAATTTTAGATTTAATACCACCATCTTTCAATAATGTTCCAGCTGCCATAAGAATATGTTTATCTTCAACCAGTTCATTATAACCAATTTCAATATATTTCAACCCGTTTTCAAACTCTAACAATTTATTATCAGATTGTTCTGTTTGTGATTGTATTAAACCTTTAATTTCAGAATCTAATTGTTTGGCGTATTTAGTTAATGAATTCATATTTGTTTTCGCCTCGATTTTTTTCATCTCGAGATTTTGTATATCTGTCATGACAGACATGATTTCATTCAATCTTACATTCGCTGTTTCGTATTCCTCAGATAATTTATCCAATCCATCTTCAATTTCTTTAATTTGATCATGCTTTTCTGAAACAGATTTTTCTCGGAAATCTTTTTCAATTTCTTGTTTACAGGTGGGACAGCTTGTGTGATTGTTGAGGAACTCAACGTCCTCATTGAGAACCGCCACCTTCGCCTGAATTTTGTGCCGTAGTTGCGAGAGTTTATTGATCTTCTTGGATATGATTTCATTATCTTCTACTTTAGATTGTAAATCTTCTATTTTTACGATTATATTACTATGTTCTTTTTGTAATTCTAGAATATGTTTATTTGTGTCATCCAGTTGAGATTGTTTTTCTGCAACAAACTTATCATTATTCTGTTGGAGCTCTTTCATATGCTCTTTTGTCATCTCAATTTTAGATTCGATAAGTTTTTTCTCTGCATATTTACTGTTAATAGCTTCGTTATTAATTCCTACTTTATCTTTTAATAATGAATTCATAACAGTAAAAATCTGCAGATCTAATAACTCTTCAATAATTTCTCTACGTTGACCTGCAGGTAATTGCATAAAAGGTTGAAAGGTCGCCGATCCAAGAACAACGACCTGACAAAACGATCTCTGATTTACTTTTAAAATTTGTTTTTCTAAAATCTCCTGATAATCTTTCATTTCAGCAGACTGATTTAACAGATTACCGTTCTGGTATACTTCGAAAACATTTGGTTTCAAACCACGAACAATTTTATATTGAACTGTTCCAATAGAAAACTCTAATTCCACTAAACAGTTTTTCTGCGTAATACTATTAACCAATTGTGGTTTATTAATCTTTCGAAATGGCTTACCAAAAAGAGCAAATGTAAGAGCATCAAGAATAGTAGATTTACCAGCACCATTTGTTCCAATGATGAGGGTCATATCTTTTGCTTCTAGATCAAATTCGGTAAATACATTACCTGTTGATAGAAAATTTTTATAACGAAGTTTTCTGAAATAAATCATTTAATCCATGTTCCCGAAGTCATTGTTCAAACGAGATGCTGGAGCAGAACCTCCACCACCACTTCCGGCTGACGTGGAACCAGAAACAGGAAAGTTATGATGGCTGGCATTGAAAGATGTAGAACCTTCACTCCAACCAGGGTTCTCCCATGAGAAAGCAGGAATATCCGTTACAGGACCACCACTCAGAGAATGATACTGAGCACTAGCAACCGTGGGGAATACCACCATTGAGATTATCATCAAATATTTCATCATACATTCTAAAACCCAAACTGCGATTTAACAACCTTAACAACTTCGTCAATAGTTTCTTTTAAGTCTTGATCAGAAACAGTATCAACAGGCAAACGATCTCTTAATACAGCAATTATGTTAGCTTTTGTTTCTTCTGAAAGTTCAAACATGTTATTCTCCTTCATTCAATTGTTAACTTTTCGTGATATAATTCCATCCACCATCTAATTGATATTTTATATTATGCAAATTACCTCTAGCGTATTCCATAAAAAACCAAGATAAAACTTTTGCGTCTAATTTTGATCCAGCTTCAGTTATTTCAATATATTCTTTTTCGTTTTCGATTCTTTTGTATATTATAGCGTTTATTATATTTGGTTTAAACCATTCTGGTAATTTATCATTTATTAACCATTCACACTTAAAACTTTTACAAGGGGTTTCTGGTCTATTATTGTATATAGAACATCCTTCTTTATTCATAAAATGACAAGGTCTTCCTGGCCAAAAATCATGATCGTAAGCCTTGCCCCAAAGCCAACCTTCGCAACATTTAGTACATCCTTCGCAAGATCTCATATTATTCAATTGTTAATGCCTCGTGATATAATTCTATTATTTTATTTTCTAACTTTTCTTTATTAATACCTTTCGATTCAGTATTACGAATATACTTTTTAAATATATCAATCGTAGATTCTGCTTCGTCGACAATATCTTGATCGTCCTCTAAATTTAAGTTTAGATGATCTTCTACGATTTGAATGTCGATTGGATTTTTCTTTTCTATATTCTCAATAAATTTTTCGAACCAATAAGGGTTATTTTTTTCGGTAATAATAATTTTAATTATTTTACCTTCAAATTGATCATAGTCAATGTCGGAGTCCACAAACTTTGGATCCCCGTCGTTATACCAGAACTTATGAAACATCTTATATGGGTTTTCAATAAACTTTAGTTCTCTCGTTTCCGTATCAAAGACATGAAAGCCTCTTGGATCATTATAATCAGACCAAGTGAATTCAGCAGGAGACCCGAGATAATAAATGTTGTCGCGAGTAGACTTATGGTGATAATGACCACTAGCAACGATATCGAATCTAGAAAACAGTTTAGGATCATCGCCATGCGAGATGATGGATCCTTTAAACATTTCGAAACCCTGTAGTTCAAGATGTCCAAAACAGATTTGAGCATTTGTTTCCTTAATTAACTTGATAGCGTGTTCTCTGTTCTCATCATTAATCCATGGCATAAGAAGAATATTACAACCATCAAAGTCAATTTCAGTTGCTTCTTCATAAATATTTAGCGGAAACTTATTAAAAAGTTCAATAAAAGAACTGATACTATTAGTGTTCTTATGCATGACATCATGATTACCTAGGATCTGATGCCAGGTAATATTACGATCTAATGCTGGTTCGATCAAGTCTTTTCTGAGACGATAAGCAGTATTAATATTAATATACTTACGACGGTCAACAATATCCCCACAATGAACCACATTTCGAATGCCGTTTGTATCGAGGTATTTGAAAAACACATCATCATAAAACCTTTTCATATAATCGTGAAATGCAACAGAGTCGTTACGAACTCCTGCATGACTATCGGTTAAAAGTGCGATTTTCATTATGTACTTTCACAACAGCTGCTGTAACGTAATCACAAATAGCGTCCAGTCTAATTAATAGATTAGCTTTCTCATTTTCTCGAATGTTTTTGTCATTCAATCTATTAACGATGTCCTGAATGTTAACAGGAACTAGATGATTATTCTTCATCATTTTCTTCTACCTCTGAAAATTTTTCTACTCCAACAAGTTTACTAGGTTTTTTGTTTTTAGTCAACTTATCTTCATAAGAACGTACGATGTCTGCTGAATAGTCGTTTGATTTCAAATGTGTAGCGTGATTAGCGTCTTCGGAAATCTCAGAGAATAAATGAGAGTTCTCGAAATTTTTATGTTTAATATAAGTCTGTTTCTTTTCTTTCTGAATTCTACGAAGAAAAGCGTTCCATGCTATCTGAGTAAAATAAGCGAATGGGTTATTTGTTTTATCAGGATTAAAATTGTCCACGGCTGCAATACAATCCATGATGCCATCGCTAATCATATCTTGTTTGTATGTATAACCAGAGAAATTTGGTTTCTTTGCAAGGTTATTACAAATCAAAAGAATAGATTCTCCAATATATTTCGGGACTATCGGTTCCTCTTTTTCGGATTCAATAGCCTCTTTCAATTCATTTTTATAATGAATCATCGCTCCATAGAGAGTTTTGTTATTGATATAATTGGTTTTTCTCTTTGGTTTTGTCTCGCTCATAATATAGTCCTTGACTTTTTTTGGAACACAGGTATAATCACTAGTGCCCCAGTTGAAATTAAATCTTCAATTCTATCTTATACAGTTTATACTTAAACTTCTCTTCGTTATAGATCTTTACTCTCTCCATGAAATGTAAAAGAGTAAAGTTTTTCTTACTTTTCCAAGTAAGATCATCTGCTATATCATATAAGGTAGCAGAATTCTTCGTATCAGACTTGCGTAGTCCACGACCAATTGACTGGAGATTCCGTACGCGAGACTTGCTTGGGCTAGCAAAAATAATAGAATGGAGATTCTTAATATTGACTCCGGTAGAAAAAGTACCAACACTAGCGACAATAATAGCATTTGACTCATTTTCAACAATCCTTCTAATTTCTTCTCTTTCTTCGCCATCAACTGCTCCATGAACGAAGAAAATCTTACGATCTCCTGCTTCTGATAATATTTTATTATAGAGATCTTTACCATGTTTTTCAACAAATTGAAATAGAATTAGAGTGTTACCATCTAAAGAAAGAGCAAGGTTCTTGATAAAATTATTTCTTGCATCGCATCTTACAATGTAATCTAATTCAGATTGATAATCACCAGAGCGAGCAATCATCTTTCTAATATCGTCTGGATAAGTTAAGACGATACCTTTAATAGAAAAGTCTGCTAAATGTTTTTTCTCAATTAGCTCTGCTGTTGAGATGACTTTTCTGACTGGTCCGAATAACCCTTCAAGAACGAGGCGGTGGGTTTGGGTACCATCCAATGTTCCGGTAAGTCCAAAACGGTAGCGGCATCCGGATAGTTTAGTAAGTATAGAAGTAAGAGATTTTGCTTTGAAGAGATGAGCTTCGTCTCCGATGACAACATCAAACGAACTAAAAAATTCTTTAGGTAGCTTGTATATACTCTGCCAAGTGGTAATTGTGATTGGTCGTTTTGTGACCTTATCTTTTCCAGCGTACACACGATGTACGTAAGTGGAAGAGTCGAAACCATAATCAGCAAAATCAGAGGCAAGCTGACTAACAAGAGAAGTAGTTGGTACAATAATGAGAGTTCTTTTCGCATAATACCTCACAAGCAAATAAATGATAAACGATTTACCAGAAGCAGTTGGTGAAAGTAACAAAGCTCTACGCTCTCTTACTGCATGAACAAAAGCGTCTAACTGATAATCTCTTGGTTGAAAAGTAGGTTTAATTTTATTAACAAAATCTTTTGCTTCTTTAATAGAAAATTCTTCTGTAGAAAAATCTGACAGGTATTCTATTTGATATTCTCTTTTATGACAGAATTCTTCAATGTATGAAAGCAAACCATAATATATTAATCCAGTCATAGTGTTGAGCATACGAATCTTACCATCCCAAAACTTATTACGATAAGCGGGAGTAAACTTCGCTCCAGGAACAGTGAATGTAAAGAACTCACTCATTTCCATCATAAGTCCAGGTTCACATTTAACCTTTATATAAGTCTCGTCGAATTTCTCAACCTGAATTGTTTCTGTCATTATGCTCCCATAGTGAACTTCTGCCAATCAATTGCATTACGAATGATATAATTCCTATTCATTATAATTCTAACAATCGACTCAAGTAGTTCAATTTTTTCTTGCTGAAGTCCAATCTTCAAAGATATATTAACAATATCATCATCAGCGTCAAGATACATTGGAATGTCTCCTTTTAGAACCATTCCCCTTGCAGGTAAACGCCAACCTTTATCTTTTGTTTCTTCGTTTGGGCCTTGAGTTAAAAATTCATATTTGTCTAGTTTAAGTTGTTTTAACTCTGCCTCAAACTTGCGTAGAGTTAATCTTTCCTTAACTAAGAACTGAAAATATTTATGATGTAGTTTAGGGGTATCTAAAGATGCATCCCCTAGTTCCGTTTTATCAACTTGAACGTCTTTTTCCCAATGCTCAAAAATCTCATCAATCTTCATGGTTCATCCTTGACTTTTAAACTGTCAATAGTATACTATATTTTTAGGAAAAAGTAAAGATCTTTATACGTTATTAATGTCGTAATAAGTATATTTGAAAGTAGCAGAGGCTTCGACATAATTAACGTCGTCGTCTGTTGTATTAAAAACAGCGCCAGATAAACTGATCGGATGAGCGTCTGTAAAGATAATTTCGTAATTAGCCATTTTTGTTGATGAAAGAATCATTAAAGAAATATCAGAAGTTTCACCATCTCCAGTATAAGAAGGTTTTTGCATGATAGCTTTTCTATCAACAAAATCTTTTGGTTTACCAAGAGCCTTAACCCAGTTGTGAATTTCTAAGTAGTTTTGTAAATCTTCGTCAACTTTAAAAGTAATATTAAGTAAACCATAATCCAAATGATCTCCAATCTGAGGAATATTAACCATAGGATTTGGAGTGATTACTGGTTTCAAAGAAAGATCTGGTATATTAACTTTTTGAATAAAGAAGTTGACATGCGGTGCTTTCTTAATCGTGAATTTAAAATTCAGAGGACTTAGAAAGTTTTTATTAGACGGTGTATTATCTATCGCTGTCATATTAACTCCTTTCTACTATTTATATTGGGGTAAATCATGGATTATAAACATATCAAAACCACAGAATTTTCATTTATTTTATTTGAGAATATTTTTAATTTTGAAGAACAAAAAAGTATTTTCAAAGAATGTATGTTTCTTTGTGACCCTATCAAATTACAACTAACAGAAAGATCTTCAGCTGCTCGTAGAAAAGATGGAAAATTGAAAAAATCTAATAAAGGTTTATTTCTCGAGGAAATTTATAAAGATAGGAAATATTCTAATTATCTCGCTTTATATAAGAAACCGTTTGAATTATTAGATATGAACACCATAGCGAAACAAGACGATAACTTTTTACCTTATACAACAACTAATGTAGATAATACTTTATTCAGTTATTATCAAGATGGAGACTATTACGAATCTCATATAGACGATGCAAAATTTACTTATTTATTTTGGGCTTGTTCTGAGCCAAAACAATTTACAGGCGGAGAATTGGTTTTAGACGATATCAATTATACAGTAGAAATAAAAAACAATTCTGGTATTTTATTTCCATCTAAAGCTAGACATACTGTTAATAAAATTGCAATGGAAGATAAAACACCATTTAATTGTAGAGGAAGGTTTTCTTTCTCGACGTTTTTCGGGGTAAAATGAAAAGGGGGAGCCGAAGCTCCCCCAAGTTTTTTGCCACCTTGCTTATGTGGTTCTTACATAAGGTTGTTGACGATAATTCTGCGATAGTACTTGTTAGTAGTAATCGCACGACGTCCAAGACCTGGGTTAGTACCTTCGGCGAATGGATTTGCAACCATGCCGTAACGAGTCTTAAAGCCGATCTTTGGCTGGAATGAGCTCTGATCAACTGCACGAACCATCTGTAGTGGAACGTATGGGCAGTAGAAAAGGCCAGCGTCGAAGGCTGATGAACCCTTATAGCCAACAGTGAGATAGTTACCACCGAGAGCGTAAGGATCGATATAAACCTTTAGACGACCATTGAGAACACCAGCGAAAGTGTTACCAGTATCATCAACCTGAAGGTTGTTTGAGTTAAGGGCAGGAGCGTAGTCGAGAACACCAGCCATCTGTAGAGCAGAAGCAACGTCTGAAGAACAGATAACGATGTTACCTTTACCACGACGAGTCTGCTTAGCAATAGCGTTAGCTTCGCGTTCTAGCTGGAACATAAGACCCTTGAACTTCTCAACTGACCAACGACCGTTTGAATCAGTGTCAAGATCGAAGACACCAGCAGTAGTTGTATTTTCCTGAGCGCCAGCTTCAGCAGTGATGTTGATAGTACGAACAACTTCACGGTTGATTTCGGCTAGGATTTCAGCTGAAAGAATGTTAGCTAGTTCTGTCTCAGCGTCTAGACCATGGATTGCTTTAAGATCCTGAGCAAGTTCCATAGTGTACTCAGCTTTTAGAGCACGAGTGTTAGCAGAAACAGTAACCTTCTCGATTGAGAAAGCCATTTCTGGGAATGCAGTATTAGCATCAGTTCCGAGAGCTTCAGCCTGGAAAGTTGACATACCATAACCAGTGTTATAAGTGTTAACAGCAGTTAGTGGTGATGTGTTAGTAGCACCTGGAATAGTTCCAACGTGCTTCTGACCAAGAGTGTTAGCTCCTGAAGTAACAGAAGAGAACTGAGTGTTAACTTCGTTGTAGAAAGTTTCTGCACCAGCATTGTTGAATGACTGAGTAGCAGCATTTCCGCCAGTAGCATAACGTGAACGCATTGCGAAGATAAGGCCAGTTGGGCCAGTCATTGGCTGAACGCCGCAGATATCGTAAGCAATTAGGTTAGGCATTGCACGACGAACTAGGGAGATAAGAACAGGATCGAAAGTATCGATACCGCCAGTTCCCTGAGTTGAAGATGAAGCGCCCATAAGGTTGTTATGAACGAATGATGATGTCTCAGTTAGAGTCTGATAATCACCATGAGCGGATGACTCACGAAGAGCCTTTTCTGTGTTCTCAAGCATAACAGCAGTTACTGAACGGCGATGCTGGTCCTTAATAGTACCAAGAGCGTCGTGGTCAAGAACTGGTGCCCACTTGTTTTGAATTTCCTCAGCTAGATACATTTGTTTTCCTTTCTTAAGAAATAATATCTTTTTTATTTATAAAATATTACTTTTTAACTGTTCTTGCGAGAGCCTGAACGTAACGATTGACTGATGGGTCAACAGTTACAGTTGATTCAGTAATCTCGCCTTCAAAAGTTTCTTCTTCAATGTTTGAAGAGCCGACAGTATTGTCACTCTTGAAATAATTTTCTTTAACGATCATAAGTTTCTTAGCATAAGTTTCTAGATCGCCGTCAAACTCAATACCTTCAGCAAGCGCCGAAAATTTTTCTTTCTGAGTCAGTGCAAGATCAGAAGAAATTTCTTCGAAAATATCAGTTGCTTTTGATTCTACAATAAGGTTCTTTAGTTCAACATTTTCAGAAATTACTTCATCCATTTTTTCTTCTAGAGCAGCAACTTTTTCTGCCATTGCTTCTAGAACTTCAACCTTATCCTCTGGAACATTGATGTAATGCTCAGCGAATAAGCTCTTCAATCCATCAATAAACTCTTCAGCGAGTTCATTGCGTAGAGTTGATTCGATAGCTACTTCATTTTCTCTCATCCATTGTTCAACACAATAATCAAGATAAGTGTCGAGCTTTGATGTTACGCTTTCACCGAAGTTAGCAATTTCTTCTTGTAGCTTTGTTTCAAACTCTTCTTCGAGACGAGTCTGTTCAGCAATAACTCTAGCTGATACAGCTGCTTCGAATAGTGTTGAAACGTTTTCTTTAAATTCTTCTGAAAGATCTTGTCCGTTAAACATTTCTTCGATGTCTTCTTTGACATTTAGTTTTGGCATTGGATCTTTAGTCTTTGGACCTTTACCAGTTTTCATATCAACTGTTGCTTGATTGGCGGCTGACTTATCGCCAACACCCCAATCCTTACCAGGACCATATAGTGACTGAACCTGATTGAAGAAACCAGTCCATTCATCTTTGTTCATATTAGCAATCATGTTTGTTACATGAGAGATAGCGCCAATCTTTGAAATTGGATCTGACTGACGAGCTTTTGGATGAAGTGAAGATGCAGCGAGTGTTTCCTCGTCCATTTTTTCTTTCTTCTCTTTCTTTTCTTTTTTCTCTGATTTAGAAGACTCTTCCTCTTCTTCCTCTTTTTCCTCTTCTTCTTGCTTTCCACCAGACTCGTATTTTGCTTCGTCTAGGTTAGCAACGTCTTCGAGATCGAATTCTTGGTTATCCATTGAAATAGTCTCCTATTAGTGAAATTTACATATATTTATAATAATTTAGATTTTGCTGTTAGAGAAGCTAGATAGTCCTCAAAAATAGCAAGTTTCTGTTCTTCTAACTGTGCTTTTGAAATTTTATTCACAGTCTTTTTAATTTCATGAAGTTTTTCTTCATGCCAAGTGTTCTTAACTGGATCAAAAATCCATTCAACGTTTTCCATAATACCATTTACGAAACATCCAGGACCACTTGGGTCTGAAACAATATCAACTGTTGATAGCTTGAAGTCTGATTGAACGACCATGACACCTTTTTCTTCTTTCAAAGAACCCATGCCACGTGTTGAAACGCCAAGCTGACCACCTGATTCTAGGAGACCTCTAGCAATTTCACCCATTGGTGTTGATGTAATTTTAGCCTTACCGTTTACATAATTACCATCCCATGACAGTTCTGTGATGATATGTGAAACACGGTCTAGGTTAATTGTTGGACCAGAAGGATGATTCAATTCGCCGAAAGCTCTTTTAGCTTGAACAACTTCTCTAAGATATCTAGAAACTTCGTTTTCTAGGATATCTTTTTTATACATTCTGCCGTTCTTATTTTTTTCTTCTGCAGTCATAAAGCGACCAGTAATATAATGGTGCTTATTACCGTCTTCAGATCTCTCAGTAATATATTGAGTATCTTCGTTTAATTCGGCGATGAGTTTCATCTCTTATCCTCTGTATGCTACTGGAGTTGCTAATAAACCAGTACCTTGAAGTGTATCTGTTAAATCTTTAACAACAAAGATTGGTGCTGTATTTGTAACAGTAGTGTTAGCATATACAACTCCGTTAGCATAAGCGATATTTAAAACAGCAGCAGTAGTTGGGTTTACAACTCTACAAAGATTTGCAGTGTTGCCAAAATTATTTGCTGTTGTAATTGCTCTTTCGGCGCTAAGTAATTTAATAAACATTATAGAGTCCCCACATCGTGTCTACCAGTTGACCATCCAGCAGCACCTGGACCAGCATAATCTGTTTCAGTAGCTGCACCTGATTCTGACTGACCATGCATTTTCCATGCTTTGGCATAAAGAACCTGAGTACCTTTTTCTTTACCGTATTCTTTAACGAAACGCTCTTTATTAGCTTTAATCCATTTTTCGATTTTTGGATTTGGTGGAGCAACTTCATCAAGAATTTCTTCTTTAATACCTTTTGCTTTACCAGCTGGTAACTTTGTAATTGGTTTATCCTCAATAGCTTTTGATACAATAGATCTTAAATCTGATTTTGAAGGAGTTCCTGGCTGTTTAAAACTTTTTGGGTATTCATTTGAAAGGCGTCTTGGATTATCTTTATAAGCAGTATCTTTTCGCTTCATATCACGTATGCCTTCATCAACAATTTCTTCTGCTACTCTTTTCTTATCGAGAAGAACTTTCTGTCCTTTTTTTGGCATGTCTTTTGGTTCTGAACCAGGGCATGCAGCCATTTCATGAGTTGGACAACTTACGCCTTCGCCGGATTTATTACATTCGGCGGCTTCATAAACTTTTTGATCCTGCTTTTTATATGGAGCAGTTTTGATCTTTGAGGCGTTATAGATTTCATCGCCGTTACCAGCAACGTCGTCTTTTCTCTGGATCTTATGCTTTTTAGCAAATTCGATTTCGCCCTTGTTACCTTCGGGAGACATGGCGAGATTTGTTAGATCGTTTGGTACTTCTTTGCTGGAATTTACTCCATGCTTCGTAATATCTCTAAGCGGTTTCGCCATTTTCCTCTTCCTCTGAGTTGTCGATTTCTAAGTCACCAGCACCAAACTCGTCATCATTTTCAACTTCTGGTTCATAATTATAAAGTTGCTGAGCGACTTCTATTTTTTTATTTTCTACTGCGGCTCTAATTCTATCAATAACAATATCATTGAAAGCAGCTTCAAAATTTGAAGGTTTTTGTTCAACGGCTGCAGAAATTAAATCTTCTATACCATATTTATTATATTCTGACATTATAATTACCTCACTGTTGTTGTGTTTGAGGAGCACCACCAGCTAGCGCCTTTGATGATAATCCTGGATTTTTGGCTATAACTTGAACAGCTGCTTTGTATTTGGCTTCGTCAGCCATAGTTCTGTTAGCTTTTGGCATCTTTTTCATTTGATCTACAATAATTTCAGCTTGTCGAACTTGTTCCATTTTTTGCTGAGTTTCTGGATCAGGACCACCCATTTGACCTTCAACTCCAGGTTGAAGTCCTTGTTGACCCTGTTGACCCTGTTGTTCCATCGAATCAGTTTGCATTGCCATCTGTTCATTACTAAGAATAGTTGGATTAATCCATCTAGACTCACCTGAATTTTGTTCTTTGTCGATTTTACTGTCTTGTTCCTTCATATCAGTATCAGTCTGTTTAAGGATATTCTTACGAATCCACTGATGACTATAATACTGTCCGGCCAATGGCTGAATTTGCGCAGCTAGCTGAATTCTACCATTAGTTATCTCGGCATCTTTTAGCTCGCCAAAATAATTATCTGAAGAGAAATCAAAACGAATATTAGCTGACATAAACTTCCAGTCATCAAGAGTGGTAACACCTTTGAGGACCAACTGTTTTTCAAGTAACTTTAAGAATAACTGAGAAAATCTATTTCTAAGTCTTGTGACAAACTTTTCAAATTTAAGTTCGTCTCTTGTAATTTCTGTAGCTCTACCGATTGAAAATAGAGCATCTGAATTAAGTCTTGACACTGGAACATTAAGCGCCTGTAAAAACTTCTTTTGGAAGTATAGGACGTCGTCCATTTGCCCCAGTGTCTGGCCACCTGGTAGGGTAGTAACCTCCGTACCTCTACCACCTTCACGGCGTGGTAGCCAATAGTCTTCAAGCATAGTCATGAACTTACGATCGTCACGAATATCGCCAGTCTGTGCGTCGTAAATTAGACGGTTCTTATGCTTAACCATAATGTCGCGAACATACTGCTCTGCCTTCATCTTTGGCAAATTGCCAACATCAATATACCAAATACGACGTTCTGGTGCACGAGCAAGACGATAGATAACTAGAGCGTCTTCTAATGTTCTTAACTGGTTAAGTGGCTTGATTGCTTTATGTAGATATGAGAGAACCATTGTTCCCTGATTGTCAGTAAGACCTGACACAATATGTAGAACTGAATCTTTAGCGATTTTCAAACCAGTGGTTGATGGTCCAACTGATTTGTTACCAAAATTAAAACCCTTTTCATTGAAAATAAAATATTCATTAGTTGTTTTAGTAACAACTGCATCGCCTGGATTATTTGCTTGAATTCTTTTCTTTTGCACTTCTCTAATTTTACGGATCTTACGTGGATCAACGTAACGAAGTTCTTGGATGCCTAATTGTGGAGCCTTGTCATCAATAACGACATGATAATAAAGTCGACCATCGATATACCAACGACGATAAACTTCATAAGCGTATTTGTTAAACTCTAACAAATTAAGACAATAATTAAATTCGTCTGTAATTATTTTCTTAATATTATCATTAACTTTCAAATCATCTAAATTAATTGTAACTACGTGTTCTTCGTCAATAGCAATAGACTCGTTAACAATTTCATCAATAGCAGCATCGCATTCTGGCTGTAATGACATTTCGCGATATTTTGTAACAAGTTCTGCTTCTGATCTTACTGTGCCATCAAGGTCAACATAAGTTCCGAATGCACCGCCAGCAGATACGACTACTGCTCCGTCATCCGTATTACTTGGTGGTGTAAAGGATGGGAGCTCTTGATCTTTAAGTTTTTTACGGAATTCGAAACCGAATAATTCTGCCATTTAATTCTCCAATAATGGGAGAGGATTAACCTCTCCCTTCATGTTATACTTATAATTATTAAGATGGACCGTTTGGACCGTCAATAATTGACTGTGGTCCGTAAATATTGATTCCACCAGCCTTCTTATCAGATGCTTCAACCACTGGAACCCAGTAATCGTATGCAAAGGCAACAGTGAATTCTTCAATGTTATTTGCTGAATTCCAATCAACGCCGATACCGCTAACTGCAGTTGGGAAAGCTCCAACTAGAAGATATGAACGGATGTCTGAACCGTCAACACTATATTGGATGATCTCAAGATCAGCTTTATACTGTTCGGCAGCAACAGCAGGATCACGAACGTTAGCAACCATACGATTAATAGCGTTTGACCATGCTTCGAACATTGAACGAACAGCGAAATCTTCGTCGTTCATTACAGTTACTGACCAATCAGCAAAAGTTCTTTCGCCAGCAACCTTAACCTTACGGCCAAAGTATGGAACGTCGATTGAGCTTATTGTTGATTCTGGAAGTTCCGCTGCACGACAAACGAAGCGAAACTTGTCTACTGAAACCAAATCAATGCCAATACCAGCAGGAACTGATAGAAAAACATTGAAGAGGGATGGTCTGGCGCCACCATACACCAGACCGTTTGATTTGAAAGCTGCGATATTAAAAGGCATCTATGTACTCCTTTGAGTTTTATCTATTTATTAAAACTTGCCAACAACTTCGGAGAACTGAACGCCAGATGGAACAGCCACGAAATTAAGTTGGATGAAGTTGATGCTTCTCGCAGGTTTAATATAAATGTCGCCAACAAACTGGTTACTGTCGATAATCTGTGGAGTGTTATTGGTGTCGTCACAGACAACCATGAAGTCAGTAATACCACGACGACCTTGAACAGTTCTTAGGTATGGTGTTACAAGGTTCTTGAACTGTGCTCTAGTGAATGCATCGTTGAACTCGAATAGTGAGTATTTAGCAGCAGTAGAGATAGCTTTTTCAAGAACAATGAACAGACGACGAACATTGATTCGATCGAACGCTGATGGTTTGGCCTGTAGAGTTTTATCTCCGAATAGGACAGTTCCCTGACCAGGAGAAGTAATAACAGGGTTAATACCATTGGAGTAGATTACATCACGTTCAGACTTGCGTGGATTCCAAGCAAGTTTTATAACGTTTTTAATCTGACCACGGTTATAACCAGCTGGCGACCACCAAGCATCGTTTGTATTATCAGTGCGTACGCATGTACCAGCGATATCACCATTAAGCGGAATCCAACGGTACAGATCGTTATACTTATCGTATTGATACTTATAACCAGAATCCAATACAGCGTAAGAAGTGCTACGTAGAGCTCCTCTCCAGTTTTTGAGACTTGTAGCTTCGTTTCCGAGATTATTAAGAACCATGTTCTTGTCTGGAGAAATTAAAGCAACGCAATCTTTTCTTGTTTCAACTAGGTTATCAATGATATAGTTAGCTAGTTGATAATTCTGTATTGTCTGACCATTAACAACAGTAGTACCACCGATTGGTTTACCTTGAAGAACAAGAGAAATATCAATATCTTCAGCTGACTGGAACATATCATAAGCTGAACCCAAGATAGATAGGGTTGCTGATGATTCGTTCAGACCGTCTGCACCGCATGTGAAGTTTGCGTTCAACGGAGCAGTAGCAGAAGAGCTAGTTAAGTTTAGAGCGTTATTTGAAGTAGCCTGTGAGCGATCACGAGCCCACCAAACATATTCAGAAACCTGATTGATAACATCTTTATAATAATTACTTGAACCATCATCAGTCTTAGCGTCTGTTGCGCGAGATAGACCTCTGAATGTTTCAAGAACAGTTCCTGGAGTGCCGGAGAATAAACCGTCCTCATCAACTACAACAACGTGAAGTTCGTCGTGTGCAGAAGTATTACCACTAAAAAGCTGGTAATTAGACTGACCTGGAGCAGTTTCAACAACGTTAAAGAACTCCCAATAACGCTGAACAGTGTTTGAAACATATCCTTCGCGAAGTCTATATGGATCTTCGAAGTTAATTTTCAACACGTTAGTGTTTGAAACAAAAAGACCATTGGCGCCAGAAGTAGCAATTACACTTATTTCTGAGCCGTAAGGAGTAGTGGATAGTTTGAAACCAGTGCTATTAGCAGCAACGATATAATAATTTGTTCCAGAAGTTAGACCAGAAACAACAGAATTACCCGCAGCATTACTATAAACAACTGTTTCGCCGTTGCTGAAAGGATGACCAGAAGCAGTTATGAATCCAGTATTACTGTTAATATCGCTATTACCATTAAAGGTGGCGTTAGCAGCAACATTTCCGTTTAACACAAAAGTGTTTGAAACAGATACGCTTGTAACTTGTAGGTACTGCATTCCAATAGAAGCATTTCCTGATAGAATCTGATCGCCTGTTGAAATTAGACCAGCAACAACGTTGGCTGACGCATTAGTTGTTCCAGAGAACATTACTAGCGCTGCATTAGATCCAACACGGAAATCAACCATAGCAGTTATAGAAGAGTTTGTAACTGCAACATTTGACTGATATGAGGCAGCGTTATCGCAAACGCCGATACGTAGAGAGTTACCCATAGCTCCTGGATATTTTGCAACCCAAGCGATATCTGCGTCGAAAGTTCCGTCTTTCTGGGTGTAAGTTTCTGAATTTTTTACAATCTGATTTACTAGATTTGCAGCAACTCCACCAGAAGTAGAAGTATTTGAGTCGAAAGCAATAGCAGTATAAACTGTTTGTGGGCGACCGAAATATAAAGAAACTGCACCGTTAGTAGAAGGATTATATGAAAGAACAATAGCTGAAGAGTTCTTCGAAAGAACAGTAACATTTTCTCCAGCAGTTCTAATTGATGCATTTGAAGTTTGAGTTACATACATACCAACTTCAATAGCAGCCAAAGCTGTAGAATTAGCAACTATGTAAGCGTTAACAGAAGTGTTTCCTACTGCAGAAACCCATGGCGTTGAACCGCCAGTATTAGCAGCACGAGAAATCCACAAACGATTAGCGTATGATAGGAAGTTAGCAGCAGTAAACCATGTTTCTGGGTTGAAATTTGTTGGTTTAGCGAATCTATTAACAAGCTGATTTTCGGAATCAACGAGAATTCTTTCGCCAATCGGACCCCAACGGAAAACGCCAGCAAAAGCGCCATCTGATGTGGCAACGGCTGGAACTACCGTAGTAAGATCGATTTCTGAAACGTTAACACCTGGGCTTAATTGAAATGCCATTTTTATATCTCCCTGTATGCGAGAACTTGGTTATTATTTTCTTATATTTATAAAATGACCTTCTTTAGAACATGTCAGGAGTGTTCCACATCCAGGCGTCACCAACGTATTTTTCATATTCTTCTTCATAAAATTCTTCTCTTCCAGAATCCACAAACCCAAAAGGAGCCAGATCTTGCTCCATATCATCTTCAGTTTTATCCCTCAAAGAATTTAGGGTGTTGATATTAGTATAATCTTTAAAATATTGCTGGTCTGACAACCAAGCAAAAAGAACCAGACACATCACCAAGTCATCATGTTTTCCTGGCTCTGCCTCGTAAGAAGTTCCTTTTTTAGAAAAAGTTCCTAATTCGCTAATTGTATTAATTTCATTCACAATAAATTGGTTTTGTTCGATCAAAAGTTTTAGAATTGAACATCCAACCGATTTGACTATTTTAGTAGTTCTAATGCCTTTATCAACATTAGTGCCGCCAAACCCAGCAGTAATTCTTTTCCCTGAACGACCAGCGTTTTCAGTAAACAAAACATGTTCGTAGCCGAAATCGTAGTGAAGAGAGTGTGAAACCTGTTCGCCAATGTCGTTTACCTCTACTAGAACTGAAGCGTTGTTATATGCTTTGGCTATTCGGTGAATAACATCGGCATAATCAACAGGAGTAATATTATTGTTCCTATAAACCCCGACCTGATTATATGGCATAGATGTAACATCAACTAACTGAAACGCTGAATAATCTAGACCTTTACCACGAGAAACGTCGCAAACCATCATATAAACACGGTTTGGTTCTGGTTGAATGAATTGTGTAAAACCTTCTTTTTGTAAGACAGGAGCTCGAGCTACCAATTCTTTTAATTTCCAACCAGCAATAAGAGTGCCCGACGAACCTAAGAATTCGCAGTTATATTCCTGATCGAACTTCTCTAAGTCGAAGTTCATACCAGCCAGAGTATCAGCTTTCCACTTTTCGTCTCTACCAGGAACAGCTGTCCAATGAACTAGAATTGGATGATAACCATTAGTTCCCTGTTGAGCGTTTGCCCAAGTAGCATGGAAATGGTTCAAACCATTTGGAGTGGAAACGAGAATAATCTTTGATTCTGAACCTGATGAAATTGTAGGATAAACCGAAGTAAAGAATTCGTCCCAGTTCTCAATGAACGCCGCTTCGTCGATGAATAAAAGGTTGATAGAATATCCACGGATGGCAGAAGCTGACGTTGCAGCAGCCAAAACACGGCTGTTATTTTCAAGAACGAACGAACCTTTGTTCCATTCAACCACACCTTGCTGTAACCATTTCGGCAGATGCTGATAAGCAAGCTGAATACGACCCAAAATTTCTCTAGCCGTATCGCCTTTATTGGCTAGTAGAGCGACTGTTTTGTCTGGGTTGAATATGATATACCAAAGAATAAATGCACAGGTTGTAGTCGACTTACCTGCCTGACGAGCGGTTGTAACAATAGAATAACGATTGTCTTTGAAAGAACGAACCATCTCTTTCTGATATTCATACATATCAAAACTAGTGAGACCCTCATTAATCGAGATAATTTTCATATAGTTTTCGGTAAAATATACAGGGTCTTGTTGACACTTAACATATTCTTGAACTAAATCTTCAGTCCATTCAATGTTTTGATTAGTTTTCTTTAGAAGAACATTACCCTTATAACCACCAGTCAAATCATTCATTGTTCTTCATATCCTTGAGAACTTTTTGTAATTCTGCAGTTGAACCAACGAATAGATTATTATTGATGGTTTGGGCTTTTTCATTGATTGGAGAATCTTTAGCGTCTATCTCGCGGATTTTGGTTTGTAGCTCCAATAGTTCTTTATTGGTGTTTACCATTGTATCCATAAGTTTAGCCAAAACTTCGAAAGCTCTCGGATGTTGCGACTGGCCAGCTATTTCTGATAACTTGTCCATAGCCTCTTGACCTGTTTGGATTACTTCGTATAAATTTGCACGTGCTGCTTCGAAATCATTTCGAGCAGAATCATCATGCGCTTTAGCAATTAAAGCATCTATTTGTTTTTCGTTGACCAATGGAGCAAGATCTAGAGCTTTGCCGATTGGATCCTTTTCGTCATCATTCATTCAACTCATCTGAATTGTATATCATGGTAATGTATCCATAATCATCATCAGCCTCAATTTCAGTATATGGTATAGTTCCGGTGCTTGTATTTGGGCCACCCGTCCAGTTTATCGCCACTCCTGTGTTCGATAATCCTGGTTGTATCGTGACCTTTTCTGCGATTTCAGTGTTGCCAACCGCATCTGCGAGTTTACCATCAGCGACCGAAGGGATATAAAAGTTAGTATTGATAAACTTAATAATACCAGATTTTTTAACAGGTCCATAGAAATATCCTTTCAATAAGAAATCCAAAGACCAGATAATCATTCGACGATCTTTGTAATCTCCATCGTATTTATCTTCATAATTAATATTAGTTAATATGATTGGTATGTCCATTGTAATTTCCATTTCTGGAATAAGATTACAAGTGGTTGTCCAATCTGGAGTAAAATACGGAAGTATTTGCTCCATAATTTTAGTTCCATCTTCAACATTTTTTACATATATAAACGCTTTAAATGATATATTATAAGGAACTGGGTTATATTGATATTTTAGTTTACTTGGGGAACCAGTAATAGCAGTGTTTACTACACTTTTTCCAATAGTGTTTAACTTACGTGTTCCATCATATTTTATTTCTCCCATTTCGAAAGAAATCATAGGTAGCGGTCCAACAGCTGTTCCTTTATCTAATGCTGGATCTTGAAAGACACGAGCAAGCATTTTGTCTTTTGGACCATATGTAATCGGAACCTTTAATAACGCTGTTACATTTCCCGAACTATCTGTTCTGGTTATACGAATATTATTGAGCAAAGTTCCCATGAGGATAACATATTTGCGCATTAAACTGAAATAAAATGGAGCGCCAAACATTAAATGGTTCCTTCGCTAAATGGATCTGCAGAACTGAAGTCGACAAATAAATCGGATTCTCTTTGAATTTCGTCGCTATCGTCTGCGATAACTAAGTCAGAAGCAGATTTACCTTCTAGAATTAGATAATCACCATCTTCTGTTTTAATTGGACCTCCGTCCGAATCATCATCAATAGACCAATCAAGAATATTAGTGCTATAATTCTGTTGAATGATATCTATTTCTGGTATGCCTGTGCTGAATTTTTCTCCAGCATATTCGAATACTTCGCAAGTCATTTCCCAAGTTTGTAGAGCGCCCAACTGATAAAACATTTCATACTTATTAACATAACGAATAACAAATGCTCTTTGGTTTAATGGGAAATAAATTATATCTCCTTCGTTTGGTCTAACCTGTGTTGTATATTCCCCGACGTCTTCATTAAATCTTCTTCTTGCAATAGAGAATACAACTTGATTACGAATTTCCACACCAAACTTAGAAAGAAACTCGCCATCCCCAGTAAATCCATCAATAGATTTGATATACATTTCTACAGGATATGAAGATTCATAGCTAGAAATATCATCTGAACCATAAACATCATCGTAATTATTAAGTTTACGAGGAAGGTAATAAATGTCATGTCCATAAATTTTGATAGCTTCAATAACCAGATCTTCCAGAAGAAGCTGCTCTTGAGATGCTTGAAAGTTATTGAAGAAAAAATTTGTGGCCATGATTATCCAATCATATCAGTTGCTGGCAAGCTGTATGAGTAGATCATTTCTTTTTCGAGTTGTTCTCTTTCGGCTGTTGCCTCGTCATAAATCTGTTGGCCGTTGAATTCAATTCCACCAGGAAGTTTCATTCCACGGAACTTCTTCATGTTCTGACCCCATTGCTGTTTAATCAAACAAGAAGCATAACGTCCTAACCAACGATCACCCCAAGCATCTGTATAAACGTCAGGATCAACGACTTGATATGCTTCAACAATAAGATAATTATTAACAGAAACCTGATCCCAAGACATATCAATATAAAGTCTATTAATGTGTCTATTATATCTTAAAGGTTGTTTACCAACTAGCATCTGTTCTAAGAATTGAACATGATTCATAGCCATATAATATGGAACCATGGAAACTGATGTTAGGGTATAAAGGTCATTAAGAGCAATTTGATAACGAATATTGAATAAATTATTCAAACCTAAAGCAGAACCAAGGTCAAAAATATTTACAACGCCGATAATGTTTTCTGGCATTGTGATATATTTGTTATCAATATCTGATTGCGTTAACAATCTTTTATAATAAGTTTTCTCGGAACCATCAAAATGATAATCCCAATAATATCTTAATGCTTCGTCGATACGATCACCTACTTGGTCCTCGTCGACATTAATTTCAATAACTGGTTTACCTAATTTTCTTAGGCAAAATTCTGTAAATTCTGCTCTTGATGTTGGTACTGCCATTTTCCTGTCCTTATTGGATCTTTTTATTTAATTCTTTAATAGCTTCAATCAACAGAGCAACAATTCTATCATATTTAACAGCTTTAGTTCCATCATTTCTTGTAACAACTACTTCTGGTAGAACCTTTTCGAGTTGGTCGGCGATAACACCAACGTCATGTTTACGAATAAAATAACCATCTTCGCCGCCATGCTCTTCGATGTATTGGTCAGTCCAATCGAACTCAACGCCATCAAGCCACAGAACTTTATCAAGAGCGTTTGGAATTGGTTTAATGTTTTCTTTAAGAGAAGCATCAGAAGAATAGTAAGCAGTAATATTATTAACAGCACGAATTTCGCCAGATGTTCCAGAGGCTGGAGTTCCAACACCAAGAGATTGAATCTGCGAAACACCAGTTGTTACTGCAGTGTTCATTGTTGTAAGACCAGAAACAGTAAGGTTATTACTCATGTTAACAAGTCTAAGATTAGTTGTAGAGCTTACAACATTAAGAGTTCCGCCAATAACAGCGTTTCCTGTAACAGATATACTAGAACTGAAATTACCATTACCGCTGAAACTCATTTGATTAGAAAAAGTAGCTGCGCCCGTAATCAATACAGTATTAGAAAAAGTAGCTGCGCCATTAACATTTAACGGTCCATTGAAAGTACCATTGCCACTAAAATTCATCTGGTTGGAAAAGGTAGCAGAGCCAGTTACTAAGATTGTATTGGCGAATGTAGCTGCACCATTTATATTAAGACCACCAGTAGCAGTAATAGTGGAGATCGTAGCAGTATTAACGTTTAATGTTCCAGTAATTTGACAATTACCGATAACGTTGGCAAACCCTGTTATTTCGGTGTTACCGTTTACTGATAGAACTTGACCTGGAGTTAATGTGTTTATACCAACCTTTCCGTTTCTTACAGACAGAAGGCTGGTATTTACTATAAGACCGTTCTTTACGATAAAATCTGAATTTGCCATGGTTCCCTTTCCCCTATGTCGTTTTAAGTATTTATTTAAATTTTGGACCCTCAACCCAAATCACTAAAGATTTTCTTATACCACGAAGAACAGGAGTAACTTTATGAATAAGAAAAGAAGGAAATGCTACTATTCTGCCTTTATGTAATGGTACAGGTAAAGCGTTATTTTCCATACCCATATTCATCAATAAATCGCCGCCAACAAAATCAGTACCAGATTCATTTAACAATAGGATCAAAGATAATTTTCTTGTGTCTTCAGTTTCGTTGATATTTTTTCCTAAAAACGTGTCCATATGCCAATCATAAGTTCCTTCGTTCTCAGAATCGTAAACTGTAAACTGAATTTTTTCGTAGCCATTCAAATCAAAACCATAAAAATTATCGTTTATACTTTTAATGATATTATTAAATCTCTCAAAAATCCATCCAGTTTCTTTGTTTTTAGAAAAAAAATTAACTTTTGATCTTCTGATATTATTATTTTCCGACAACCCATTTTTATCAAAAATTTTAGAATCGTCAAAAGAAAAAGTTTTTTCTAAATTTTGTAATTGAATTATTTCTTCTTCCGAAAATCCATTATCCCAGAACACATAAGGATAAGTTGTTTTTTTCCTATCAGTAGGATTATTATGTATAGTAGTATAATTCATGACAAAAACTTTCTTAAATATTTGCTTCGAAACTATTAATTTTTCCTAACAATTCTTTGACTACACTAAGATCTTTTTTAATAAAAGGATCTAAAACTTCTTCTTTATGTTTTAACCAAACAGTTGGAGCGCTACGAATAACAAAATATTCCAATTCTTCTAAAGTTGGTATAGGTTTGTCGTAAAACATCAAATTATAATCAGAAGCACATCTTGTAGGATAACCATATTTTGTGGTTCTGATTTTTCCATTTTGTTCAAATTCAGTGGCTAACATTTCTTCGGTTACAATATCAGTCCAATATCTAACAACCATAGAATGTTGCATTTCATCAACAGAAATAATTCTATAATTAATTTTCATATTATACCTTTGGACCGTTAATTGTTCCTGAGTTCACGTAAATAATATTTGAGTTTCCACTGATTGCAGAACCTTGTGGTCCTGTTGCTCCTGTTGGACCTGTTGCACCTGTTGATCCTTTTGGACCGCTAGATCCTGGTGCGCCCGTTGGTCCTGTTGCACCTGCTGCTCCGTTTGGTCCTTTTGGTCCTGTTCCACCAGCACCACCACCTGAGCCGCCAGCAGCACCATCACCTCCATGAAAATGAGAATGTCCATCATACCAAGAAGATTGGCTGTGCGTCCCACCTGCGCCTGGATTACCAGCACCACCGATATTGCCACCAGAACCACCAGCACCACCATGACTGTGATAACCATGATCATTAACGTGGTTGTGTGCTCCACCACCACCAGCGCCTCCACTGTTACCACTACCAGCACTACCTGCTCCGCCGCCCTCGACAGCACCACCACCGGCACCAACAGGGCTTCCACCGCCACCACCACCACCGCCGCCGCCAGTGTTGTGAATATGACGACCACCGCCACCACCACCACCGCCGCCACCGCCTCCGGTGCCGCCTGGACCCCCTGGACCTCCTGCACCGCCTGATCCTCCAGGACCTCCTGGACCGCCAGTACCGCCAGTACCTCCTGGACCACCAACACCTCCGGCGCCACCAGTTCCGCCAGTGCCACCAGTGATAGTATTAGCGTTGTTTAATAGAATTCTAATACCTGAAACTGTATCTGCTTGTAGAGAAATACCACCAGAACCTCCGGTAGCGCCTGTACCACCAGCGTTGCCTATGCCACCAGGTCCACCAGCATTACCTGTGCCTCCAGTGCCACCAGCATTACCTGTGCCTCCAGTGCCACCAGAACCTCCGGTAGCACCACCACCACCAGCATTTCCTGCTTGAACGTCAGTGTTATGGTTATGACCTTCCCAATGATCGCACCAATGATGGCCAGTTGGACCAGCCCAACCACCCCATCCACCGCCACCACCAGCACCTACGCCACCAGTAGAACCTGTACCACCAGCATTTCCTGCTGTTCCTGTAGTTCCTGTAGTTCCAGCAGTTCCTGTGGTTCCAGTAGTTCCGGAAGATCCAGTATTTCCTGTTGTTCCTGTAGCGCCTGTGATTACTGCATTATTTTTAATATAAAGCCATGATCCACTTTTCCAAGAAGTTCCTGTTTTGAACGCTGCAGTTCCTGAACTTGTACTAGCAACATTCGCATCAATAAAACAGAAAACTGAAAGAGGATAGGCAGGATTAGATGCTTTGGCGTACAAATCTACGTTGTTTTCAGAAGCACTAATCTTAACAATTTTGGTTGGTCTTGGTAAAGGTACAACAAACATTATTTCACGTCCGTTAAGTAAGAGCCATATAAATTATTTCCGTCAGAGATAAACGAGAACACGTCTCTGGCATTAGCTGTGGTAGTCAAAACAGGTGCTACACCAGCTGGCCATTTGAAAACTGAGTTCCAAGTCAAAGTTCTGCTTCCCGTTGCATCCTGAACCACATGTAATATATAGGTTCCTATTTTAAGGTTGGATGGAGCAGCCATAGTTCTATTTCCACCAAGAGTAACAGTAGCAACCTGACCGGAAGCTGTGTTCCAAGAAACAGTAACGCCATCTGTTAGAGTCTGATTAAGAACGTTAGATGAAGCAATATCAATAGTTCCTGCAACTTTTAACGTTGTGGTGTTGGCAATAAAATTAGAACCAACAGTATAAGAAGCAGCATTAATAGTTCCAGTGGTATATACACCAGAAGTATTAGCAATAAACCAGTTAGTACTAGTGTTACCGCCAAAAAGAGTGTTAGCCTGAAAGTTAGCTACTTTAAAAGAAGTATTGGTTGTATCAATATAAACGTTGGCATCTGGCTCAGGAAGATAGCTATCAAAAACTTTCCAAATGCCATCAGATGCGTCTCTAAAGAATCCTGTATGACGGTATGTTCCATCATTATAATTACCAGCGAATCCAAGATCTGGGTTAGCAGTATTATTATTAGCATTCAAATAAATCATATTATCGATGACAGAAAGATTGTTTGCACCGATAACATTAACATTAGAACCAACATATAGATTACCAGTAAGGGTAAGGTTTCCTAAAGTAATACTATCTGTCGATCTTATATCTTGATTCATTCTATATGGAAGTCTGGCTTCGGCAAGAGTTCCACTAGAAATATTAGTAGCATTGGCTGCAAAAGTAGTAGCATTAGTATAAGTGTTTGCCGCTTTTAAATCAGTATAAGAACTAGAATTTGAGTATGCAGCGCCAGCGTTTGAAGTGATCCAAGAAGCAACATTGGCTACAGTGGCAGAAGAATTACCGAGATAAGTTGCTACGTTAGCAGTACCAGTAAAGTTAGTAGCAACAACAGTGTTACCGACTGTTAATGTATTAGAAACTTTGTCAAAAGTAAATCCAGCAGAAGCATTAGAAAACTGCTGGTCATTAAACTGAACCTGTGTGTTTGAACCTGCAACCGAAGTAACATTTGCCCAATAAACAGAAGATCCGTTAGACTGAAGCGCCTGACCAGCAACACCAACACCACCGTTGGCAATCAAACCACTTGAAATAACAATATTAGCACTATAAGTGTGGATACCAGAGATTGTATAATCTCCAGCAGTATTTACATAAGAGGCTGCAGCAACACCGCCTAAGTTGTTAGCATTATTCGCTGTTCCTGGGTAGGAAGAAGAACTAAGAGGCAATCCATCAATAGTAACACCAGTTGAATGTACTGAAGTATTTCCTATTGTGAAACCAGTGGAATGCACTGTTGAATTACCAACAGCAATCTGGCTAGTAAGAGTTACCGTATTACCAGCTGTATTAACTGTAAGATATTGACCTAAAGTACCTAACTGTTGGTTCTGAGCCATAGCATTCTTTTCCTAATGTTTTATTCTTATTTAGTTAAACGGGATTTGATCCTATCTATGTTGTAAATATGTCTGGCCAGAATGCTTTGAGTTCTTCAATATTAGAAACATTATCAAGGTCTGAATGAGTTGTAACATCTCTGAGTTCTTGTTTCTTAGCAACTATCTCAGTTGTATCTCCACCTTGTTCTAATGTTCTCATATACTCGACATCAAGTTTTTCTAATAGAGGTTTTCTTGCATCCCTTAGTTTGTTTTTGTGTATCTCTTTTGCTTTGTCCATATTGATAGTAATCATTGTTTCGCCTCCTGTTCTGCAAACCAGGCTTCGTGTCCAACACCATGTCCATGCGGATTAGAGAAATCTGCTTCCCATGCATTAAAATAGCTATCATCTTCTGGCAAATCTTGATCATTGACAATTAGATACGGAATACCAGGCGGCACATCTTTTCGAGCAATCTCCTCGATTGATACTCCACAATTAGATGCGGGTATGATCATTGCAATTGAACCGTTTTCTTGTGGATATATAATCTTTTGCGACATAATAAAATCCTATCTAACTACTATTATGTTGAGATACTTAGCATCTTGGCCGCCAGAGCCATTATTCCACACACAGGTAGCAAATCTAAAAGTAGTTGTGGTTGGTGCAACTTCTGCGTTACCTATTGTTGAATTAAACATAGGAGTTGCTCCTAGCGTAGTGCCGCCGACATAAGATGATATTCCAATAATATAAGAGTAGTTTATATCTGGCATAGTAAAGTTAAGATTTACGGTGTAATCACCTGTAGCATTTTTAGTAATACTTGTAACACCTTGACTGGCACGAATAGAATTTGCTTGTGCATTGTAGTTTACCCATGCACGACAACCATAAGCATTACCTACAGAACCAAAACCGGAGTTAAAGGCGAATAGACCATTAACGTCAATGCTTGCTCTGGCTGTATTATTTGTACCTAAAATCAATGATGAATTATCAACATTAATAAGATGTAGTCCGCTATAACCATATGGTGAAGCGGATTTCCAACCAATATATGATCTACTACTACCAGAAGCGTCTGTAGAGTTGATAAGACCAACAACATCAAGTTTTTGTTGAGGATTGGTTGAACCAATACCTACATCACCAGTATTAGAAAAAGTAATATTATTACTGGTTGCTGTAGGGTGTTTTAGATTAATTATCTGTAATGTTGACATTATTAACCCTTTGGATATTTATCTTTGACTGCTTGTATTTGCGCAGACATTTCAGGCGAAAACGCACCAGCATGAAAGAGATCGTCTAACTGGTCGCCAATTGGTGGATATTCTGTTTTTCTTAAACGCTGATATTCTGTGTTATTGTATTCTTGTGTAATTCTATTCAACTCTGCTGATACTTGATTCCAAGTAATATCAAAGGTAGAAACATCATCAGATAGAATGGAGCTTTGATTTTCGTCTTCACCAACAACTTTTCTGAACATAGAGTTGAACTCCTGTTCGTTTTTTGGATCACCCAGTAATACATAATCCCATACTCCTAAGTTTTCTAAAGCCTTACCTATCATGCCGCTACCTCCATAACAGTTATAGATGATGTTGTTCTTTGCGCCCAGTCAGAATTATCGGCGTCATTGACAGAACGGTTGAGATACGCTGTTGCACTACTCTGCATTTTTAATTGTATTCTATACGTCAAAGCGGATGTTGTTCCTGGTGAATCGAGATACTGATAATTCCATGGAGTAAACTGATGGTTACCGTCACCAATCGTCTGAAGGCCACCGAAAGTAGAAAGGACTCTTGAACCTGCGGCAGCAGCAATTCCGATAGGTGTGTCATTTCTAGTAAATCTCGCCTGCATCGTTACGTTATAGACGACAGCCTGCATCGAAACCATAACTAATATGTTACTAGTCGCAGATGTTGGCGTGATTGATACAGATAAGTTTGGATGATTGGTAAAAGAGCCTGCAGCAAGAGTTGCTGTACCATTCCACCATGTTTGTTGAACTTGAAAAATACAACCTGCAAACATTCTTGCTCTAGGAATTGTTCCTGCAGACAAAGCTGAGGCGTTAATTCCAGAAGCCGAAACAGATGTAATAATTGCTGCAGTTTCAGCAGGAGCAGTAAGCGTATAAGTAGATGCCGTCGAAGGAACATCAATTGTTACTGCTCCTCCACCCGAAGATTGTAATTTAATTGGCATTAGTTACCCTTTGGAAACTTGTTCTTTACTTCGTCAATAGTTGCTTTCCATGCGTCATAACCACCGTGATACAGTGTATCAAACTGATCGGCGAATGATGGATATGCTTTTGCTCTATCTCTTTGATACTGGTTATTTAACCAAATCTGATGAAGACGATCACATTCATCTTCCAACTCTTTCTGAGTTGGCTTTGGTTTGTCATTACCTTCTAGCCAGTCTAGCCCAGAGTATTCTTCACCGTTGAGAACCCACTGTGCTCCTGGATATAATGATGTAAGTGCTTTTGATAAATCTCTCATAATTTCCTCTTATTGCTATTGTGCTATTTCCATAACTGTGATATTTTGAATGCTAAGGGTTGACATTATACGGCAATTTCCTTTGCTATAAACGTTGAGGTCATTGTACCACCTAAGAAATTATCCGAATAGCTGATTGATCTGTTGAAATGATAAGTTGTGCTAACGTCTTGACCAAACTGTATTCTATAAATTATGGATGATGTGGTAGCTGGACTATGTAAAAGTTCCATACTACATGTATTAAACTGGTTAGTATCACCATTAACAGCGTATCCAAAGTGACCACGAGAACGATTGCTATTAGCATCACCAATTGGTGTCACATCGCTCCATGAGGATCCACCATTGGTGCTAAATTGAAACTTATAACGAACTGTACCTGTGTTTTGAGCACCAGTAATACAAGCTGTTAGTAATATTCTACTACTGCTTAAAGTTGGTGTTATTGTTACTCGAAACGCACTATCAAACTCATTCCAACTATTTCCACTAACCGCAATACTTGTAGTGCTTGTCTTAGCTGTTTGAACAACCTGTAAAATAGAACCAGCAGGCATAGATCCTGTTGTAATACCCCTCGAAGAAGTAGATAATGTGTTTGAACCAGAAATAGCGCCAGTAACACCTAAAGTTCCGCTAAAAGAAGCATTAGAAGAAAACGCTGAAGCTCCAGTAATAGTTCCAGAACCGTTAATTGTAATTGGCATACGAAACTCCTTAAACGATAGTCCAAGTTGAACCAGAAGGAACTGTAACAGTTACACCACTATCTATTGTTACTGGACCAACAGTCAAAGCATTATAATTGTTTGACACTGTATAATTAGAACTTATGTTTACTGTCATTTCTATGAAAGGACTAGAAGACATTTTAATAGGCGAATTCACAAAACCATTCAAAGCAACATTAGCACTAAATGTGTGATTATTAGTCCAAGTATATTGAGCAGCTGTATTAGTTCCGACAATTGTTGACCAATAAACAGCTGAACCGTTAGATGTTAGTGCTTGACCGTTTGACCCGAAACCACCATTAGCAGAAACACCAGCACCAGAAGAAATGACAACATTGGCGTTATATGTATGCACTCCTGTGATGGTATAAGCGCCAGCAGTATTTACATAAGAGGCTGCAGCAACACCACCAAGATTGGTAGAATTATTTGAAGTTAATGCGCTATTAACATTCAGATTACCTTCAGTTTTACTATAAGCAGTTGTGGCATTATTAACGTTTAGGCTACCTTCAGTTTTACCATAAGCGCCAGTAGAATTACCAACTAAAGTTGAGCCAGCAAAAATACCACTAGTGTTAATAACTGCCCAGTTAGTTGAGGTATTACCAAGAGCGATAGAATTGGCTTGGAAATTAGATAATTTAAAAGAACTGTTTGAAGTATCAATATAAACGTTGGCATCTGGCTCAGGAAGATAGCTATCAAAAACTTTCCAATATCCGTCTGATGCATCTCTAAAGAAACCAGCATGACGATACGTTCCATCATTATATCCAGCTGCTAAACCAATATCAGGATTAACATCGCTTTTACCTCTTGCTGTTCCGCCTGAAATATATGAAGCAGTATTCGTATTAGCAACAACGAAATGAGTGCCATTTGCAGATATAATATTTTGATAATCACCATTATAAGAACTGGGGTTTACATTAGTTACAGATACGTCCCAACCAGCTGAATAGTTATTATTGGCTGTGAATATTATCTGAGTTCCATTACCAGATATATTAGTTATATTCGCAGATACGCCTTGATTAAGAAATAACATATTATCTGTAAAAGTAATATTATTTCCTTGTAATACAGTAGAAGTTCCTGATACTGTCAGATTACCAGTCAAAGTAAGATTTACGAAAGTAACATTGTTAGATGATGTCACATTCTGATCCATACGATATGGAAGTCTAGCTTCTGCAAGAGTTCCAGTATTGATATTGGATGCATTAGAAGCAAATATTACAGCATTAGAATAAGCGTTTCCAGCTTTAGCGTCAGTATAACTTACAGCATTAGAATAAGCATTGGCTGCTTTATTAGTAGCATCTGTAGATGCATCAGAAACAGCATTAGAATAAGCATTAGCAGCTTTATTGTCTGCGTAAGTTTGAAGAGTTGTTACGTTGCCTTGTAATTGAGCATTAGAAACAACATTAGCAGCAGCCACCGTACCAACGAAAGAAGTATTATTGGCAGTAAGTTTAGCAACGTTAGCTGATAGTCCAACAGAAGTCTGATAATTTGCTAGATTAGAACTTAACTGAGCATTAGAAACAACATTGGCTGCTGGTAGAGAACCAATAAACAACGCTGAATTTGATGTTGCGTTAATAGTTTGTGAGAATGTAATGGTATTGGTAAATGTTTGGGTATTGGTCCAAGTATATCGTGCAGATGTATTAATTGTTGCTACAATATTTCCACCAATAGCAACACCACCAACATAGATAGAAGAAGAATTAATGAAAACGTTTACGCTGGAATTACCAAGAGAAATTACAGAACTGTTTACTGCAGCGCCAGAAGTTGTTGAACCCCAATAATGATTATTAGTCCAAGTATAAGTGTCTGCAGTGTTAACAGCTGAAGTAGATGGAACATATATTCCATAAACGTCAATGACAGAATTTAAAACAGGAGGAACAACAAAGACAATATCTACACCATTGATGATAGAAACATCATCAGAGCTCATTCTTACGCCATTAAGATATACATTCAAACGTTCTGGATTATATGGAAGAGTTGTAGAAAAAGTGTCAGTGGCACCATCGCCAATAAAAGATTCTATTACGAAATTAGCTTCTGGATTTAGATTCTTAACACCAAAAACGTCAATATTTGTTCCATTTGCAGGAGCAACAGCGAATACGATATTAGCTCCTGAAGCTGTATTTACTTCTGTTCCTGTTGCTCTAACACCGTTTAAATAAACGTTTAGTGCATTGGAAGTATATCCATTAGCAACAACAAACGAAGTATTTGAACCATTACCTATATAAGATTGTTTTACATAAACGCCGTCTGAAGCGTCTAATTCATACCCAATAAAATCAATATTAACTCCGTTAGCAGGAGCAACAGCAAATACTACGTTGGAACCCGAAGAAGTATTAGCTTCGCCGCCAGTCATTCTTATGCCATTGACATATACATTCAAATAATCGGCATCATAACCGCCAGTAATAGCATAAGACGTTCTTACACCATTTCCTGTCGCTGATCTTATAATATGAGGAATATTAATTTCTGTTGAAGTAGAAGCCCAATAAACAGCCGAACCATTTGATGTGAGGAATAGTCCAGAATTGCCATAAGATCCACCAGCTGACACGCCACCATTAAGAACCACGTTCCCGAAAAATGTAGCTGTATTATGTGTAGTGGTATTTCCGATAAGGTTTGCGCCATGTATTACAGCGTTGCTTTGGACGTGCAAAACATCTAAATTGGAACCAAGCACGAAAACATTGGCACCATCAGAACTAAAAAGTTTTCTATCAGTGAGATTGATTGCTAGCTCAGCAATGGAGAGCGTTGATGTGTTAGGGTATTTCCCAGCGACAGATGAACGTCGCAGTTTGAAAACAGTATTTGCCATATGGCTCTCCCAAACTCAGTATATACTGAGATTAAAATTCGTCAACCGATTTAGGGGATTCCTTAATCTTAGGTTTGCCCTTTTTTAATTCTTCATTCTCTTTGAATAATATATTTAGTTCTTCTGTTTGCCTTTTATATTCTTCTTTTAATTGTTTTAATTCTGAAATAAGATTGGCTCTCTCTTCGTTACAAGAATCCCACTCATTTCTTTTGTCCATTATCTTTTTATTCAAATTATCATATTCATTCTTTTTATTAGAAAGCATCTGTTCAAGGTTTTTAATAGTGTTCTCAAGTTTTTTCTTTTCAAGAGTAACAGCTTCGACGCCATTAGCAGCTTGCTGCATCATTTCGTTTTGAATATCGACTTGTTTCTGAGATTCCTCGTACTTACCAGAAAAATCGTTAACCGAATGAACCAAACCTTCTATTTTTATTTCATATTCTAAGTTTTTTCTAATATGATCCAGAAGCAATTTTTCTTGTTTCTGGATATATTTTTGTAAATAATTAACAGCTTCTTCTAATTTTTTAACTTGACTATCATCAATTTCCATAGTATAATTCCTTTGTCAACGATTAATATTAGAAAGAACCACCATCTAGTACGTCATAGACCAATGCTGTTCCGTTAGACTGTAGAACATATCCACTGGTGCCAAGAGTTAGTTGGTTATATCCGTTTGTTGAATTACCAACAAGTAATGCATTATTTGTAGTTGTCTTATAACCAGTACCACCTTCTGTTCCTGCAAGAGCAGTAGATAGAGTTAGAGTATTAGCAACGATACTTACAGAGAAAGTTGCATTAGCTGTTAGATTTGCAGCTGTTGAATTAATGGATAGCCCACCGGATTTTATATAAGTGTGTAGAACTGCTAGAGTAAACCCGTTAGCAGCTGTGTTAACGTGGTTATTTCCTGCTAGTTCTTGCTCAGAACCTGTAAATAGCTTATACTCTCCATCGGTAAAATCTCTGAATAGACCAGTATGTCTTGCTTTGGCGCCATCAAAATAATTAGCAGCAAAACCAATATCCACAAGATCGCTGGTGTAGTTATTACCAGCAAGATAGATCATAGGATCAGAAATAATGACTGACTGAACGTTAGTTGTTACTAGGTTACCAGTAACGAAAATATCTCCGCCAATATATACAGAACTATCGAAATGACCTTCTACGCCATGCACGTTACCGGCATGCATTTCATTCCATCTAAGCGTGTTGTTACCAACGTTATATGTTAGATTAGCAGAAGGAATAATGTTTGTGTTAACTGCAGCGACAATTGAAAGAACGTCTGAGAACGAATCGCCAATTACAACGTTACCAGTTGTTGATAATTTACCAGTTACAACATTAGCAAAAGTTACGTTATCCGTTGTTCCAACTGGCTGACCGATGCTAACTCCTGTGGAGTTAACTGTAACACCAGTACCAGCGTCAACCCAAACTCCTGAAGAGTTAGAAATAAGACCGCCATCTAGACCAGCCTTAACAGCAACTGTTGTTGCGTTTACTTCAATACCGTTACCAGCACCAACATCGATAGTAATATCACCAGTGTTTCCGCCACCATTTAGACCGTCGCCAGCAGTGATAGAAGAAATATCACCAACGTCGTTGTCCCAGTAAATACTAGAACCGTTAGATCTAAGAACCTGATTAGCTGAACCAAGAGAACCGTTAGCAGAGAATCCGACACCTGAGCCAACAGTTACTTGAGTTGTATTAGCTCTAAAGTAAGATCCAACAGCTAAGATATCGGCGTTAACAATACCGCTAGTATAAACACCACCATTATTGGCGATAACCCATCCACCAACACTAAGAACAGAAGCGTTGACTGTATTGGTTGCAAAAACATTAGCAACGTTTAGAGTATTTGCAACAGAAAGATTGTTTGAAACTTTATCGAAAGTAAATCCAGCCGAAGCATTAGCAACGCCAGAATCATTAAACTGAACTTGGGTGTTAGAACCAGAAGTACCAGTTCCCCAATAAATTGCAGTTCCATTAGTAACAAGAACCTGACCATTCGACCCTGCGGAACCGTTAGCTGTGATCGAAGTAATAACAGCGTTGGCTACGATAACTTTATCAATACCACCAGTAGCATTAGCTACTAGAGCATGACTATTAGTCAGGGTTCCTGGGTATTGAGCGCCTCCAATACGAAGAACGCCAGAACCATCAGGAAGGCCAATGTGAAGAGTGTTTGAGGCTTGTGTAAAAGCTAATTCGCCGTTAGACAGACCTGAAACAACAGCATTAGCTACCGATCTCTTGATTTGAATTTTATTATTAGCCATTAATGATGGTCCTTTGTTATTTTTATCTATTTATTATTTAAAAAGTTCCACCGTCTAGATCGCCTATAACGTCTGCCATTTCAAGAGGTTTTACAAAATATTTATCAGTAACTAAATCATAAACTAGGGTCGAACCGTCGTTTCTTTGTGATAAATCTATATCTGTTAATTCATCTATAGCAACGTTTCCCGAAGTCGAAAGACTAGGCGTGTTTTTAAGAGTTACTGGAGTTTTAGTGTCTAATACTCCAGCAGTCCCGTTTGCAGAGACCTGAACATTTCTTTTTCTGCCTACGACTACGTTTATTGTACTCATTTTATCTTGTTGCGTTTGGTGTTACCGTTATAATACCCTCTACCACTCTAGAAATAACTCCGCTCTGGGCGACTTCAACATCGTAAACATATCTTCCTGCCACAAGATTTGCAGTCTGGACAGCAGTAAGAGAAAGAGTTATAGTCCCAGTAGAAACATTAATAGCTGTAGAAAAGGTAGTTGAGTTTGATGAAGTATACCACTTCCTCATTTGAGAATTTGCTGTATATCCGTTAAGGTTCATAACATCGCCATTGTCGTCTGTTAACGATAAATCGGCGGAAAAGGTCGCTCCTTGATCTATGACTAAATTAGCTTTTGTTGCCATTATGCTGTGAACCTTGTGAAAGTAACAGATAAAGGAGTAACGGATGTACTAATATACAATCTCACAGAACCAGCACTAATATTAGCATTGAATGTTGCAAATGTAGTATTAGAACCAAGAATTCCGTATTCTGTATTATAAGTGCTTGAACCGTCTTGAGATAATAAAAATTTAGTGGCCAATACTTTGGTATTAGCAGAATCATTGACTGCAATTAAATATTCTGCAGCGCTGCATTCGGAAACAGAAAAGGTGTCTAAAAGAGTTGATCCTGAAGAAGAAACAGAAACAGATGTTCTAGATCCTGGAGTTTCAACCCACGCTCCGTTAGCGTTTAGGTAATATTTTCCAGCGCTCTGTAATGTGGAATTTGCTGCTGTGATGGCAACATTAACAGAAGAATTACCTATAGAAATTACATTAGCAGAAAACGTACCGCCTAGAACAGCATTGCCAGAAGTAACGTTATTATTTCCAGTACCATCAGAGGTTAATACAGCCCCAGAAGTGTGATACGCTAATTCGTTTACTCTGTTAATGAAATATTCCCAAGTATTCGTATTAGCTGTATTTGCTATTGTAATTGTCATTTATTACTTTCCGTTTTCTACTAGCTGTAATAATAGAGACTTTACTTCATCTATACTCGATTCAATCTTTTTAATTCTTTCTTCATGAGTGGAAAGATTTCTTAAAGTTTCTCTTTGACGTTTATATGCTGTCAACCCAGCATTATCGACGTTCAATAAAGCCGCTTTATTATTTGGTTGTCGAATATACTCTTTAGTTTCCATTTTACACCATTAAGGCTATGCCACGAAGATCGTCGATCTTAGGTACAAACACTCCGCTTGTACTTAGTAGAACAATCTTGATAGCAAAAGTTTTGTAATCTTGGTATCTAGCGCCAGATTCGCTGTTATATTCAATGATTCCGAAATTAGAAGCATTGGCGAAAGCTCTATGAACAACTGGTCCAGTAATAGTATGAACTTCACCAGCGCCAGTTCTTGATTCAGTGATATTTACATTAGCACCACCAGGAGTGTTTGCAACAGCAATTGCCGAAGAATTAGCAAACGAAACGTAATAATAACTATTAGCCGTCAGACCACCAATAGCTGTGTTTGAGGCTGGTACAGCGTAATAAACTTTATTACCAACGCTGAATATAGAATTAGCTGCTTCGATAGCAATAGTTTCGGAAGTGTTACTTACACCAGTTGTATTGGCGGTTACATTATATGAACTGTAACCTACAGATGATGGAAGAGTGTAAACAAATTCCTTGAAATCATAACGATCGATTGGGCTACAATACAGTTCAGAACTATCGTTATTAAGTTTAGTCCAATCTTTGTCAACTAATGTTTCAGGATCGGAAGCGGATAGGAACTTAGCGTAAACTTCAACATCAGTGTTATATGGGCGATATGCAGATAGATAAATCTTCATATCTTCTGAGTCTTGACCATCAGCAAGAACGATTGGTTGACTGATATATCGGCATAGTGCATTACCGTTTCCAGTGTCTTCGCCGAAGCTACTGAAATTAATTGTGTTATTAATAACTTTAGCTCCCTTTCTCGAAATATCAATAGCAGGAGAAACGTATTTCTGAACACAAGTTAATTGGTTTTTAATAGTTAGAGATTTAGTATTTCCACCAAGAATTCCAGGTTCGTTAGAACGACTGTAAATCTTTCTCTCGTAATCTAACATTTCTCTTTCGATATCAAATTCTAATTCGCTGTATGTTGTATCAATTATGCCCGAATTCGAAGAACCTACGAATTCAGTAGTAATAGCAGTGCCAAGAGGAGTAATTGTCGAGAATCTTGGAACTATAGCATGATATGCATAATCATCGATACTCACAACATTCGCAGTAGCAATTAGAGTGTTTAAGTTAGCAGCAGCTTCCGCTGTATTACCAGCAGTTCTAAATCTAAAGAAACCAATTTTTTGCGCTGGTGAGAAATTACCAGTTGAACTGTCAAGAATCAATTGATTATTTGCAAGATCGATAGACTGCAGAGAACCATGAATAGTGGCTGGAGAGTTAATAATTGCATTTGAAGATGCATTAATAACATAAACTTCGTCTCCACTAGCCGACGAAGGAGTGACCAGAGAATTTGCTAGTGCTATACTATTATAGGTAATGAATTCGTCGTTTTCATTATCGAAATATGCCTGACCTGTACCAACAGTAAAGTTAGCAACATATAGGTTAAACTTGACGTCTTCTCTTGGTAGAGCAGTCCAAGTTCTGGCGTTTGACGAACGGAAAGATTCTCCAGTGTATGGGTTTGAACCAATTTGCGAACCAGTAATTGTATCAAAATCGCCCATTTCAGCGACCCACATATTATAATCTGGAGTGCTTGATTCGGGTTCAACCCAGAATGCATATTCTGTGTTTCCTGCAAGATAAATTGGATCGTTGAAAACAATTGTTGTTGCAGCGTTTGCAATATCAGAAATACTGACATTGTTTGCGTCAACACGACCCCATCCGAAAATCTTATTGTTGTCTGGGAGTCCTGCGTTCATTCCACAAATGATTGCTCTTATACCAGTGTTTGCGTCTTTAGATTTGAAGAACAAATCAATCTTAGTTGCGAACACACCGCTTTCTTGTTGTGGAGATTCGACTTTGAACGATTGGGCGATAGGGTCGCGGAAGTATGTAGTCGTATAATTATAACTGTAACATGTTCTTACATCAGGGGTGATTGTAGTAATTGTTGCTTCCTGAGAAGTAGTTGTAATGTTACTTGCGACATAAGTTCCAACAGCTTTAGAGAGAGCAGCATCATCGCCGTAAACCAAACTATCGGCGTCCATGATCATGAATCTTCTTTCACCAACACGGAACTGTCCTTGTGGAATATTGAATACACCAAAAACGTTTCCGAATTGATCAGAGAAAATTGGATCTCCAAAATTTCCAGTTCTATTTACAGCAGTATCTGGGCGTCCAGTTCTAGCGGCTGCTGAAACAATAGCAGAAGCAGTAGCGCCAAGAGAAGTATTTAATGATCCTGGAGCACAGTAGGCGCTAACTGGAGTTTCATCAAAATAAGCATACATTCTTGAAGATGGCTTAACACCCGTAGCAATAAATGCGATAGTTTTAGATTTAATATATGGTTGAACAGCAATATCAGTCAAGAACCTTCCTAGTTCTACTGTATTAGTCATTGGAACATACCAATGAGTTGTTACAAGCTGTTGCCAATAAGTCCAAAGACCACTATAAACGTTACCTGATTGCGCATAAACCTGCCATGGTCCATAATGAGAACCCCAAATATTACCAGCTTCGCCCAATTCAATGAATGGTTGCATTAGGTCTAGCACAGCATCAGCGTTTGGAATGGATGTTTCGTCTTTATTCATATCATAGTTTGGATAAAGATTTAGCGTTCCGTTCCAAGTCCAAATGTCTTGGTTGTTGTTTCTATATTTTGTAGCGTATGGCTGGAAAATATATTGCTCGTGACTATAAGGACGAGTAACAAGTTTACCAGTTAATGTTACACCAGTGCTTGTGGTGTTATTAAACGCTAGATCTATATCTTTTGTAGTGAAGGTTGGACGACCATGACCTTGACGAATATCAATACACCATCTATAACCTTCATCGCTTGCTTCTGCAAAAAGATGGGAGGTCATAGGATCAGCAAAAATACCGTTCTTGAAACGATTTAATCCAGATGCATCAGGAACCTGAATGCTCTGAGTTTTCTGTTCTAATTGATTAAGAGTTGTGTAATATTCAAGCCTTTTAATTCTTTGATCTAGCTGACCAATATCTTTCATTGTATAAACTCTATTAGAAAATAGAGATGTTCTTACAGCAAGATCTTTACGTCTATAAGTTTCAAGTTCTCTAGCATTTAGAGTTGGGAATGGTGCAACATTAGCTGCAGCGATAACCATGGAATCAACGTCAGGGTTTGGCGCTTTTGGATCTTCAGTAGGAACGCCTTGAATAACGCCAAGCTGTCCTTGTTGACTGATTGTAACGAGATCCATACGACCTAAGAAGTATTCAATATCAGCCTGGAAGTTTGAATCTGGTTCTGAAAGATATGAGAAAGTTCCGGAAACAAACGTATTTGTTATTGATGGGTTAACAGTCGCACCAGCCATAGTAGTTGAACTATTGGCAGTGTTAGCTTTATATGCACGGAAATCTACAGAGTCTCTTAGATCGTAAGTAATATTTCCAGTTGTATATGTTGGTATTTCAGCCCAAGAAATTGTTGTATTAGTAACAGCTGAATTTATGGTTGGATACGAATCAACGGAGAAAAACCCAACGCCATTGTTCAAGTTAGCTGTAAAATGATCAACTTCAACTGTTAAATATGGAATTGAAGAAAGATAACCTCTATATTCAGGTCTTAATGCTAATGTTCCGTGATCGTAGTAGTCGTCTTTTTGCCCAGAACCGAAAACGAAAAATCTAGTTATATTTTCAGCTGTTGTGTTTGAGTATGAAGAATTCGATGAACCCCAAACATTTCTTAACTTCAACAAATCAGGAAGACCAAGATTCCATGGCCCATTAAAACCGCCAGAATTGTTTGCTAAATTTAATTTAACATATCTATTTTTCTTTACGTCTTTCCTAGCCTGTGTAGCTTGGCTTCTTCTCATTTTATATTGAACAGACATAGCTGTTGACGTGGTGGTTAATGGCAGAGAAGAATTGGCAGAACCAGTGCTAATATCAAAAGTAGTAGAGCTAGTAATGTTTACATAACGACTGCCTGGATACGTAGCGTCAAGCGGAACTTCATAACCAACTGGATAGAACTTAGCAACGTTAGCAGAAGCGTTAGTGAACGCACAGTTTGCATCCATAAACATGACAGTGCTGTTTGTGGAAACAATACGACGATAGTCCACAGTTCCACCAGAATTAAAAATCTTAACATATTCGCCATTAGCAAAATAAGTTGTTAAATTTGTTCCAGTTAATCTGTTATTTGAAGTGCTTACACCAAAAGAACCACCAACATTTACAGTAGCAGCGTTTGCTCTAAAAGTAACAATGAATTCGTTTTCTAAAGTGTCGCCTAACTGAAATGGATAAGAACCACTATACCCTAGAGTATCAGAACCGCCAGTATAAGAAGAATTTGATGTTACGGATAGAATGCCTAAATTTGAAAGGTTAGAAGTAGATGTTGCTCTGAAATAAAACTCAGTAGCATTTACAGAACCATTAGAACTACGTAGAGTTCTTAATGCTTTCTTACCAAACGGGAACACAAGGTTTGTTCTGCCGCTCTGGTTAAGAATTGCAGTAGTAGAAGAATTAGCAATATCGGCTCTGAATTCACCATAAGTGTTAACTGCAGAATTAGCAACGATAGCTTTAGCGTCGTTTAGGAAACTTTTGCCGCTATTCATTGTAATATCAGTCAAGTAAACACGATAAGTTGTTCCTGGTAGACCTGGATCTCCTTCGTCATGAACAATCTGTTTTACTTTGGCTGTACCAATTTTACTACCATTTACTGTATAATCAGCAACACCAACAGAGATAGTTGATTGTTGAGTGTCGTATAGATCAACAGTAATAAAGTTGGAGAAATCAAGAGCTCCCATGACTTCGTTAGCGTATACGAAGTTGCCATAATTTGTGGTAATTACCTGAGAATTGGCTTCTCTAGTTGTAATAGCTTTGTTTGTATCGATTTTAAGAGAAGAAAGGAAATCTACTCTCTTACCGTGCACATAACCTGTACCAGAAGAAACTTCGTAAGAAAAGGCGTCAGTGTTTGAAGTGTTAGATGGATATGTTGCTTCGACTTGGAATGGCTTAATTACATAGTCGCCAGACTCTTCATAAGTTCTTTTATCAATATGATCGCCTAATTTTGAGTACGGATCATCTTGTCTGTTTAATACAATCTCATTAGTGATATTCGAGAATTCGAATACAATAAAGAAAGATTCGTTGTTAGCAATACTTGTTCTTAAACGAGAAGTTAAAGATGGAACCAATTTCAAACGATGAGCGCCAGGAGCGTTTTCGTTTGAATAACCTAGAGCGTTATCTAGTAGGCTTTCGTCTTCGGTTTCAGTAACAATTGACTCGGTTGTTTCAAACCCAACAACATAATTCGCGACATTTGTATTATAATGATTAACTACGATTGTCTGACCATCAACTTTCTGGAAGAAACCTTTCTGGAAACACCATCCCTCTTCGATAGTTAATCCATAACCTTTACCGATGGCGTTGATTGTTGCATTAGTTGATATTACGTAAATAGAGTTAATTAAATTATTAGAATTTATAGCCCCTAGTTTAGACTGATTTTGATTGTAGATTCTAATAAGTTCGCCATTAGCAAATGTAGTATTACCATTAACTCCTGTGTTTAGATATTTCACATGGAAGTGGTTAGTATCTGGATAATTTACCTCTAGACCTGCAGTTGTAACGAGAGCAACTGCACGAACATTTGAAGTTTGACCAACTAATAGACATTGGTTGTTTACGGCTGCGAATACACCATTAGCGTTAGCTGTGAAATTATCAACAACTCGAACGAAATCGAAACTTTTAATTGTGGTTGGAGAGCAACCGCTAATAACGCTACCATCGGTGAGAATTTTTGTACCAAATTTATCAATTTGGTTCTGGAGCATAGTCTGAAGCTGGGTTAATTCTCTAGCCTGAACTGCAACTGTTGGGCGAAATAAAATTCTATAGAATTTTTTGTTTTCGTCGAAATCATCAAAATAAGGGGATGTATTAAAATCAGTTTCTAAAGGCATATTTTGCTAACCCTATCTTATAACTTGATTACCAGTCTAAAAGTTTCCGACTGTGTGTTTGATCTTACTGTATTATTTATGTTCTGGATATACATTGTATAGATGTCTTGAGAGAAGATATCGCCTCTATCTTGTAAAGCAAAAGAAGTTACGACAGCGCCATTGGAGTTTTTAATATATTCTCCATCAACAAAATATTTGTCTCCAACAAAATGTGCAACAGAGCCGTTTGACCAAACTATTGTGGCTCTAGCGTTACTAGTAGCGCCGATAATAACATCAGTATTAGTAAATGTATAAGCTGGGGAACATGTTGCTATTCCAATCTGACTGAAGGTATTTGAACTATATCTTGAACCCTTAGATTGATTGTTTGCAATCAATGCGTATGGATTCTTAACTAGACCAATTTTATTATATGTGACATTTGAAGATATAGCGTTTGATTCAGTGTTTGAAAATGTAAAGGAAATCGATAATCCCTGCATATCCAATTCAATCGCAGGATCTTTACCATGACCTCCTGGTGGAGGAACGATAGGATAAACAGTAGCCCCCGAACCATATGATGAATTACTAACAACAACTGCATTAGCCCATGTAATAGAGGATCCTCTATCTAAACAAACCACAGAAGCGATAGAATTAGTTACAGCGTTAACGACTGTATAAGCTGTTGGGTTATTACCGCTAGCAGAATCACTGGTGAATAAAATTCTTGGAGAAATTTTATACAAAGAAGCGCCAGCAGTAATAGCAGCAGTGTTAGCTGCTGAATCTAAAGAAACTGTTCTTACTGGTCCAGAAACTGTATAGTCTGTAATATTGAAAATTTGATATGAATTATTACTTGAACTGTAAATATAAATGCTGTTATTTACATAATGGCCTGGAATCGAAGAAGCATTAGCTTCAATAACCAAAGCTGTAGTATTTGTTACGCCCTGGATTGTGCCGTTATGATATGTTTCATACCCAGATCCACCAGTATTAACAACAACAGTTTCAATTCCAGAATATGTTAAAGAAGAAGACTGAATAGTAGTGTTAGGGTAAATTGGACAATAATTAATAGTAGAAAATCTATCAAAATCTTCTGTTGAAACAGAAGCTACATATCTCCATTTATAACCATCTTCGGTAGTCTGGAAAGTTGTTGATTGAGTTGGAGTTCCTATGGATGCTGGATTTTTTATAGAAGCAGCGCCATTTGCATTGTCAATGCATTTGTAAAAATGATATGTTCCACCAATAGCTGTTGGAGGAGCGACTACATAAAACACACTATTAGACAAGTCTTTGGTGTTATCGTATCTATCATAAACTGTATTAGAATTCCAAACATACTTTTTTACTATAGGTGCGAAATTATTTGCTAATAATTTTTTACCAAATAACATTTGCCAATCATTTATGAAATATTTTTCATAATCGTTATTTTCTATAGATGGTGTATCTCCTGGCCATGGTTCAGCGCCAGCTGCGAATGCATAATAATGAGAAGTATTAGTTGAAACATTATCAACAATCTCGTCGTAAATAGCTTTTTTGAAAGACGGCGTTAGTTTTCCCATTATTTGACATCCATTAAATATGAACCATAAAGATTTGTGCCATCTGAAATGAACATTACAATATCTCTGGCGCCAGCAGTCGTAGTAAGTTCAGGTGCAACACCAGCAGTCCATTTAAATACAGAGTTCCAACTAATAGTTCTACTTCCAGGACTATCTTGAATCACGTGAAGAATATAATTTCCTATTTTTAGATTAGTTGGTGCAGCCATAGTTCTGTTACCACCAAGAGTAACTGTTGCTACCTGACCCAATGCAGTGTTCCAATTAATAGTTGAACCGTCTGTTAAAGTCTGCGAAAGAACATTAGCTGCTGCAACACTTACCGTTCCGCCAAAATTAGTATTGGCGTTGAAATTGGCAACACCGTTACAATTAACTACGCCAGTGAAAGCAGAATTACCAGTAACATTCAAATTACCGCCAACGTTTGCCGTGCTAGATAAAGTGGCAGAGCCAGTAACAGAAATAGTGTTAGCAAAAGAAACATTTGATGTAATTGATGGTATAGTAACATTTGCATTAAAAGATACAGTATTATTAAATTGAAAAATACCATAAACATTAACAGTAGCAGTATTGGTTATTGTTACGTTTGCTGCGAAAGAAGAAACATTTGATACATATGTTGGACCAAGAATATACAGATTAGTATTTGTAATTACGTTTGCGAAAAAGCTCGTGTTTCCAGTAAAAGTGGCTGCATTACTCCACGAGTAAAATGCGCTCGTATTTACACCTGGAACGGTCGACCAATACACAGTCGATCCATTAGAAGTTAATAGCTGTCCAGCTGAACCTGTGGATCCATTGGCTTCTAGGAATTTTGTATTAGGGATCACAAACCCAGAAGAGTTAATAACAAAACTATTAACAGAAATAGTATTGGCTTGAATTTCTTTATTAAAGATATGAGTATTGGACCATATGAAATAGCCAGCTGTATTAACAGAGGCAACGCCAGGAGAAGACCAGTAAACTCTTGAACTACCGTCAGAAGTCAAATATTGACCAGCTGTACCGAGAGAACCATTGGCTTCAACAGGAAGAGCGTCGCCGAAAGAAAGCTGTGTGCTATTTACAACAAGTTTTCCACCAACTTGAACGACAGCTGCATTTACTGTTCCTGTGAAAACACCAGTGCTGTTTGCTACAGTACTGGTTCCAACAGTGTGAGAAGAAGAGTTTATAACTCCGGTATGATAGATACCAGTAGAATTAGCAATGAGATCAGAACCAACAGTATGCGCTGCAGAATTGACCGTTCCTGTATGGTACAAGCCAGTGCTATTCCCAATAAGGTTAGTGCCGACAGTATGAGAGGCTGCATTAATTACTCCTGTGTGATATACTCCTGTAGCATTACCAACAAGGTTAGATCCAACAGTGAAAGAAGCGGCGTTAGCAGAACCATTAACAGTAAGGACAGTAGAATTTACAAATAGGTAATTAGCGACGTTTGCAGTACCACCAACATTCAAGTTAGCCGAAGCGTTAACAAGGGTTGAATTAACGATTAAGCTATTTGCTAAGTTTAAGAGGCTATTGTTGGCTGTAAATCTGACAGTAGAATTACCGAAATAGAAACCAACTGCATTAGATACAGAAGAATTTACAGTTGAATTACCAACTGTGATCATACCAGAAGCTATGTAAGTGGTATAAATTTCTGTAAAATTATTATTGATTTTGATCATACCGTTTCGAACGGTATCACCAGTTCCATCGTTTGGCGCTGAACCTACGTTAACAACCTGTTGAGCCAATTTCTATCCCCTTATTATGAAATTCTGTCTGTAGTGGTCGAAGAATCACAACGTAATATCGCACTCGAACACAAAAATTGATAACCAATTATGAGCGTGTCAGCCTGAGATGGTTCTTCTAGAATACCTAAAAGTTCTTCTTCTAGATTAATTAGTAGAAATTTACCAAATAATTCCGATCCAGAAGAATGAAAAGTTTCGTATAAAATATTCTTATATTTATCTAATGTTCTGGCGACTTGAATTTCGTAAGAATAATCTTGATAATAATAACTGTCTTGGATATATTTATTTGAGTTTAAAAACCCTTGAGTGTTTATCCAATATCCTCTACCTCTACCAGATCCTCTTAGATTAACTCTGCCTGTAATTTCTGCAGAAACATTAAAAGGAGCCAATGTAGCTTCTAAAAACGCTCCAGAACCATTAACTGTTTGGATAGATATTTTAGGAATAACATCATAACCAGCGCCAGTTTCAGTTAAAGTTGTAGATATAATAGAACCGTTAGCGTCAGTGGTGATATAACCTTGAGAAGTCACAGAAGGGAAACCGCCCGAAAATATCAATTTTTCATTGTTAGCGTAACCCTGACCTGTTTGTAAAATACTAATAGTATTAGAAACCGCACCATAGAGGTAAGCCTTTACGTATTCTCCTTGAACGTAACCTTTACCAGAAGAAAACAATTTTACTTGTGCAACAACGCCAGCGCCGCCAGTATAGTTAGCGTCAATACTTGCATTCTCGCCGTATGTTTCACCTGCAGGGTTAGCCATTAAAGATTCGTAAGTTGCAAACTGCGAAGGAAGAATAGTTGGCATAACTCTATAGTTCGCAGAAGGTGTAGAATTTAAAGTTGGTTTTCCATACAAAAACATACTAGTAGAGTTAACAACTTGTCTTACAACTATTAGCTGTTTAGAGCTAGAAAGCGAACTATTGGCCTGAACCTGGATAACACTATTACCGCTGAAGATAGTAGTAAATGCAGTATTGACACCAGTTATATAAGGTAAAAATGTAGCTTCAAATGCAGCACCAGAACCAGCAGAATTACCGCCAGTAGAATTAGAAACAGTAATATTTGAAGTTGGTGCAGAGAAATTTGCTCCATAGTTTGATAGAATTATAGAAGTAATACCACCTGTAGCATTTGTAGTGACATTTGCTACGGCGTTTGTTCCAGTAGGATTGACAACAGTAACATAATCCGTGTTACTATAACCTGACATAGTTCCAGCAGCACCAATAGAGAAAACTCGAGTGTTTGTAGAACTATAAGAAACATTGCCTCTCATAGTGTTCGAAGCAAGAGTTGATCTTACGAATGTATTAGCTCTCTGTACGTAACTGTTACCAATACGAATGCTTGCAAGAGAAGAAATTTTACCAAAAACACTATTTGTGAAAGTTAAACACCCATTAGTAGTATTAACTGTATAAGAGAGTATTGATGTATTTGTATTACCGTAAGCAGAACCATAAGCCACATTAGTAATCAATACAGTAGGAGTTGCGTTAACAAAAGCAGAACCATTATTAGATATAGTAAAATAAAGAGCCCCACCAGTTGTATTTGTTACCATAGTTACTGTGGCATTAACTCCTCCTGGTTGATCGCTAACAAATACGATAACATCGTTATTGTTATAACCTAATGGAGTTCCAGTGTATGAAATGGCGTTCAAACTTATGTTAGAGCCAATGGCGGAAACTATATTAGCTCCTGGATTATTAGGGAATCCATAAGAAGTAGCGTTAATAACTTTGTTAACATCAACCATATTACAAATAAGATCGGTGTTATAAGTTATGGTCTGAGGAGAAATAACAGAACCAATTTCAAAAGAAGCGCCTTGACCATAATTATCACGGAGACCTCTATATGTAAATGTAGAAGCGTTTGCAGTGTAACCCCAACCACCATCTAAAATATCAAAATAGATAGATCCATAGCCAATAGCAATTTCACTGGCTTTAATTAAACCTTCAACGCCCTCTGAAATTCTTTGACCTGTTTCTAAATCATTTGATGCGATTTTAAATATCGATCCAATTTTAAAACCTTGACCGCCAGAGAAAACCTCAATGTTATCTAAAGAACCTAAATTGCGTGGAGCGGCGACAGTAGCCGAAGTATTAGCTTCTTGACCTTTTAAAACGATTGGTTCATCGATAGTAAATTCACCACCATATGGTCTTACATTAGTGATATAAAGAATACTAGAATTTTTACCGGAAAAATTTTCTCTTACATAATTTTCCACTACAGCGGTTGTGCCTGATGTAATGCCTATGATAGTTTTTCCAACATAATCAGAAAGAACCAGAGAATCAGAAAGTTCTAGATATCTTGGTTCAACCCAAATACCATCTGAAGCTCTAAGAATATCTTTACCTGGAAGATAAATTTCAACGTCTTCTCCATAAACAAGTTTGAACAAAAGACGATAACATTGAATTGTACCTTTTGAGCGGTAAACGTCAAGAATATGTTTTAGAAGGAATCTTTTACTTGTAATAGTTTTGAATGGGATACCATAAAGATATTTTTGTTGAAAGTGAGAAAGAAATTTAGTAAGAGTTTCGTCAATATCTCTGTAGCTTAAAAGTTCTCTCGTTTCTGCAATAGGTCCACCATCAGGAGTTTGATGTTCAATACTCTCTGTTTCCATCCATTCATAATATGCTTTTAAGAATAGGATAAAATTCTCGCCCTCTTCTTGATAGAAACGAGGTAATTGAGATTCAATAAAATTTGATATAAATTTTTCTTGTGAAAAATCCATTAGTTTCTTTTCTCTTCTACATTAATCGTAACATCATTTGGATCAATCACAATAATATTTTTAGGGCCAGCGAAAATATCTCTATCAGCTGTTTTAGCATAAACAGAAACATGGCTATTATAATCAGCTATATTAATATTCACAAATATGACTTTGCCGGAAGTGTAATCTACTGTTCCAATAGTGTCTATTTTAGTAACTTGGTTACCAACTAAAGAATAAACATCGATATTGCCGTTTGAATCGTCTTCGAAATAACTAAATGGATAAGCGACACCATCAGTGTGATTATATGTGAATAAAGAAGAAATTATAGAAGCATGCACGTAATGTGTATTGTAGTTTGAACCATGAAAATCAATATGACTTTGCGAGTATACTGGTTGATTTTCCAGATAAATTCTATTATTAAAGTATAAAGTTTCTGTGTAAGTTCTATTCACCAGAGGTGATATTCTTTTAATAATACGGAAATCGGTTTGGTTACTTACTATACCTGGATCGCTATCGTCAATATGAGCGACCAAACGACTATAACGTAAATCTTCCGCAAACAAACCCAAATGGTCACTGTTATAATTATCAATAGCAGTTAAAACAACATTTTTAAGTTCTGAAACTGTTTTATCTGTTAAATATTGATCGTATTGGACTTTTGAATCCAAACGAACATAAAGGTAATCGGGATCAGCAGTTTCAACTCTATTAGGTAAAGCGATATAATCTTGTAAATATCTTATGATACTCTCTTTAACATAATTAGGAGCGATATCACCAGCCGAAGGTTTCAAACAAATAATAACTCTACCGTATTTCTTTTCTGGTAGTGTTTCGCCGCCGAACACAGCAACGTCAGAAATTTCCCCTTGGAAATTAGATCTAACAAGAGAAGCATAATCGTCAGAAGAAACCGCTCTTTGCTGTGTAGCAAAATATCTAGGCGCATTGAAACGGATAGAATCCAAGTTTTCTGAATTTGCTCCACCAGCAGAGTTAGCTGAAACCGTTACCGGAGCAGAAACGATTGTTCCGCCGTTTGATGGTCCAATATCGTCGGATAAAGTTAATTCAGAAATACCATTTCCATCTGAACCATTGGTTACAATGTATTTCACCAAAACAGTTGAAGCGTTTAATGGTTTTCTTCCGAAATTACCATCTCCGAATAATATTTCATACTGACCATTTTGGGTTGCTTGTAGAAAGTAAACATTAGAAGTGGAATCTAAACCAAATAGTGTTGGCTTTCTAGAAAATAAAGTATTAGAAGCCCCAAAATTTTCTACAACATTAACGTCTATGGTGTCAATATCAACTTTAGGATCCGAAATAACAAATCTCTGATTTTCAATATCATAATTTACTAGGTAGGATTCACTAGCATATGTTCCTTCTTTTACTTGAAGGTTAGCTACTTGGAAAGTGTCGTTTGTTGAAGCATATGATTGCGTATCAGTTGTAACGAACTGATATGTTCCATTCGAATTTGTACCGAAAAGTCTAGTTCCTCTAGGAACTGAAAGAACACCAGTAGTCGTAGAAATACCTGTAGTTTCGAATACAATATTAACGTTTGCTACTGCACCACTATATGATATTGGAACGTAGTTAAGTTCTTTGGCGTGAGAGATAACTGAATCTAGCTTCTGTGCTGAGTCCAAGAACATCTCGGAAGCAATCATGTTCAAATAAAATGCATTCAAATATGAATTGTATGATAGAACGTCAAGAAGGACATTCATATTTGAACCTTCATAATTATAGTCTTTCAGTGCAGACTGAGACTTTAAGAAGGTTTTAAGGTTTTCTTTTAGCGTATCAAAATCAAGAGAGCTAAGATTTAGTGAACTATTTGCGGCCATTTATCGGACTCTTTTTAAGACTAGATTAAGAGTAATCGGTTCTATGTTATTTATTACTCTATAGATAATAGTGATCTCTACAGAAGTTTCATCGAAAGTTTCTGGGAATAATACCTGTTCAACTTGAGCTCTTGGTTCGTGGTTTTCTATAGTGCTTCTGACATAAAGTTCGATTTCAGATGCATAATCTCTATAATTAGGTTCAAATAACATGGCTGTGATATCAGAACCAATAGTTGGTTGGAACAATCTTTCTCCTAATTCAGTTAAGATCAAGTTTTTTAAAGATTGAGTTATTGATTTCTCATTTATAATTTTAGTAAGCTCGTTGCCAAAAGGAGTTTGTGCAAAACTATTAGGAATATCTGAATAATATTCTGTTTTCTTTGATGAACTTGTTAAAGTTTCTGCTCTTGTTACTGCCATTTATCCTACTCTTACGTAAAAGTTACTGGTGGCGATGGTAAGCCGCCATTTTGTACCTTAGTGGTTGCGCCCTTAGTTCTAACGTCACCAGTTGCAGTAATATCAACTTTTCCACTACCTGCATCAATAGTAATACCGCTTGAAGAAATTTCTATCTTATTGCTACCAACTTTTAAAGTAATTTTTGTATCTGCTGTAATTGTTATTTCTTGTGCTGTAATATTAGCTGAACTACTAGCAGTTATCATAACCTTTGCTTGAGAATTTACACTATAATCTTGTTGTGATTTAACGCTATATTTTGCACCAGAATTAGCAGTCATGTCTTTATCAGACTGCATAAGCATAGTATCTTGAGAAAACGCCTGGAATGCTTGTTTCGACTCAAGTTTAAGTTTTTGTTTGGCGAAAGCGTCCCAGTTTTTATCGAAATAGAAAGCAGCATCGTCATTGTTGAGCATAATATGTTTGCCCTCGTGACCAGTCACCGTATCGCCTTCTACCTTTGTATATTTTTTACCTTTAATAGTTGTTCTATAATCGCCATTAATACCAAGTTCGTGAGTTCCAGAAGAACCACCAGCAATAACTTTGGCCGATCCATCTTTGACTAGTTCAATTTTTTTACCACCCATTCCAAACAAACCGTCCTGAGCAGTAACAAAAGAAGCGTCTCCTCCTGCTTCGATTCTACAAGTAGATTCAGTGTTAAAATCGTAATGACCATCAGCATGAACCGACATTCCAGCACCAGCATAAAAATGTTTATTACCTGGACTTACTTCGAAATGTCCTTCTTTAACATCGTCGTCTGCTTCTGTGACTTTATAACCACCAGAAGGTTTCAATTCTTGACTGAAAGTTTTCTTTCCTTCTTCGGCGTTTCTATAAACCCATTTATGACCACCACATTCGTCCCATTCTCCATGGACGTGACCATATTTTGGTTTGGTTTTTTGATTACAAACCTTAGTTTTTGGAACTTTTTTATTATAATCTTTATGAGCCATTTGTAGTCTCTTCAATTCCTAGTAATGTTAATAGTTCTTGCATGTCTGAGATTTCGTTATTCGATAATCCACTATTGCTTGCATCATTCCATGCTCCGGATCCGCCAATTGTTGCATCTGGAAATCCAGATCCAGCGCCTCCGCCTCCACCACCAGAATTGCCTCCAAGAAATCCAAAACCTCCCATCAATCCACCAAGCATTCCACCAATATCTCCACCACCTAAAATACCACCAAGAGAACCAAATCCTCCCATACCACCGATCTGAGCAAGACTACTTAAACTTCCAAAAGCTCCACCACCAAGAGCAGACATACCCATATTTAATATTTGACCACTCATTCCCATTTGTTTCTGAAAATCTTGAATTACGTTTGATACGCTACCAACTACTGTTCCGTTTTTAGAACCAATTTGTTCTTGTTGAAACATTTGAATAAGCTGCATCAATAATCCAATAAGCATACCCATCATTGCAGCCATATTTCCGCTGCCTCCACCAGAACCTACATTATTACCAATCATAAGATTACCTTGATATACTTCTATTTGTTTAATCCATTTATCAAGAACATCGTTTAGGTAACGTGGGAATAATGGTTCAGCGCCTTGAGCCATAGTGTATTGTGTTGGATCAACATAAAAATATTTGTCTAGATCGGCAGCAATACCACGCTCGACTTCAGAATAAATTTCTTCAGAAGCAGAAGTAAAAACATAAGTACCAAGTTCTCTTCTAACATAAACTATTTTTGTAGCATCGTTTGGATCAACCCATTGATCATAACCTGGATATGGTTCTGCAGAAACTCCATAATATTGTTTAACGTAAAAGTCTGGAACTTCTTCTTTAGTTACCAAATTTGTTGGAACAATATCACCATAATAAGTCTCATCATATGATGAAACAGGAATGTTCAATGGCCCATAATAAATGGCTACTTTTAATAAAGTGGCAATAGCTTTTGTAACAATTGGTTGATACCAACTATCAAGTTGTGCCAATCCGCCATTTGGCAATGTAATAAGAACGAACATTTTTATTACTCGTTCGAAACCAAATTTTCTAACAAGGATAGCAAGAGCTCCAACAAAACCATCCGTAAGAACAATGTTCATACCTGATGGAGTTCCAGTTATTGTAAACGGCGTAGTTCCATTTCCTCCAGATCCACCACCAAGTCCAGCGCCCATGCTCAAAATGCCCATAATCATAGACATTTGTTGATAGAGTTCTGGTAATTGTTGGGCCTTTCTTCCTGGATCTACTTCTTGAATAGTTTTTGGTAGTTTTTTGCCACCCTTTTTAGCAGATGCAGTTGTTGGCTTATCGCCACTGGGCGCAACTTTTTTTCTTACGTCTTCCAGTTCTTTTGATTTGCTTTTTTCAACACCAGGAGATTCTGGATATTTTGGATCTTCAGTTTTTGGTTTATCTTGACCAAGAAACTGATTGAATAGAATAGTTTTTGCTTGTTCAAAAAAATCTTCTTCGTTTGTGCTAGTGAAACCTGGAGTGTCTGGACCAGCTGCTTTGGCTTCAATTTTTCCACCAGTTTTTTGATCTTTTTGTTTAATCTTGTTAGCCATTATTCGTCCAACTCTCCACGTGCAATAGATCCCAATACAATAGGATATAATTCTTCATGATCGTGTTCAAGATAACCAACAATCACTCTTGAACCAACTTTTAAACCAGAAGGCGTTGGACCAATTTTATGAGTTGCTGCATGAGTTACTGGCTGCATCAATATAGCCCAAGGAAGATCGTCGTCTTTCACTTGTTGCGTGTCATCTTGACGACCATGTAATCTTATTTTCACACGTCCTGATTTAGTTGGGTCTTTTTTGTATTCAACAACATAACCTGTTCTTAATTTCACGGTTGACCTCCACCACTCTGATCAAACGCACCACCTTTAATAACTCTAAGAATCATTGTTGCTCTTGGAGTTTGTCCTAGTGGTTTGATCTTTGTTCTAATAGCAACTACACAAACTTGACCATTAAATTGTTTTTCTTTTCCTGTACCATCAGCTGTTCTTGCAGGAATATCTAGTTTTATCATAGAACCTAATTTAATTTTTGGATTGAAATAAGTTTCTAACTCAGCAGAATTTTGAGACAAATATGAAAGAAAATTTGCTCTGCTATCTCTAGCATCAGCTGTTTTATGTTTTTCTTTGTCGTTTGCTTTATCAAAAGTTGTATAATGATGAACAGCGTTAGCGTGTTGTGCCTGACCTGAATATTCTGGTTGTCCTGGCAATTTAAATTGCTGTGGTTGTTCGGGGTCTGGCGAAGAAGGTTTATGTGTTGTTAAATTAAAAGTCTTTTGAGCCGATTTGGTTAAAACACGACTTGGTGTGAAAAAAGAATCAGAAGCTCTAAACCAAATAATAGAATTTTGTTTTTCTTGATCGCCACCTTTCGAAGCGTCAAGAGTAGTAGTCTGTTTTAAAGTAACTACTGATTCCTCTTTAAATAATTTCTCGAATGTAGAAAACACATATTTCTGTTGATCGCCAGTTTCTTGAAAAAGAACGTAACAGGAAGATTTATCCTCTTGAGAAACATGTAAAGTATTTAAATGTTTTATTGCATCCAAAGGATGTTTATTATTGAGAATAACTCTTCTCTTACCATCGGTTTTACTTTTTTTGTCAATCTGAAGTTTGGTTTTGAACCCCTTTTTAACAACGTCTTCTACGATATTATCAGTCGTGTCATTATAACTTTTTTGCATAAAATTACCTTGAGCGTTTAATAACTCAGGCGAAACTGCACGAATATCATAATGCTTGTGTTTTAGATTACCAGCATTATGCATAGATCGATCATTGAGGTTTTTGTTTTGATACATTTTCAATTTAAATTTTTTCTGACCGCCACTGAAACCAGAATCAGCCCCAGTTAGAGAAATTTCAACATCTTTGTCAAAAGATCCTTGGATATTGTTTTGACCAAGAGCGTCTTTATAATCAAGCACTCTTATTTCGGCCATGGGTCCATATGGGTTTAAAATATCTTCGTAGATATTAAAACCAATGTAAGTGGCTTCTTTTGAATTGGTGAGATCTAAATCCCCAATTTTAAGAGAAGAAATTTTAATATCACCAACTGGCATATTAGAAAGGTTCCTTCATAAGATTAATTAAATTATCAACAGCAATATCAGAAAGATTTTTTTCCATAACTCTGATAGTTTTATTGTATTCGTTTTTCTCATTTTCAACATCAAAATAAGTAACACCTTCCCAGTAAATTTCTTCATCTGCTGGAATATTATTAGATACAACTAATACAGCATCATTAGTGGACTCGTTTTCCACAATAGAGATAGCTACGTTTACTTGGCTTTCTGTTCCATAAATATAACTATTTCCAGTGACAACAATACCAGAAGTATTATTGGTTTCGTATTGCCCTCTCATGTGTCGTAGAAACACGAAATTCAAATTTGTGTTTGTTGTTAACGAAGTATTAACATAAACATTAATAGTATTTGTCATGACAAATTGACCATTACCGCTGTTCATATTATCAAACACAATTTCTACTATCTCATTATTAACAAAAGAGCTTAATTGATAAGAATTAGCAGAAACAGAATATCTAACTATTTTATTAGTCTCTTTATTCCAATCATTTTCTTTTCTTTTATATCCATAAACAGAAGAACCTTGATAAATTGGTTCCCAATAATATTGTTGTGCAACTGTTAATGAATTGTATTCTGCTGATTTTATATTTTCGTTTTTATTCACTTCCCAGTTGTTTCTATAATATTTAATTTTTTGTTGAGAATCAGGAATAGAATCATATTTTTTTGTTATAAAATCTGTAAACTGTTGATTGTTAAGATACCATTCATAGTAAGGATCTGTAATTCTATTAGAAAGATAAACAATCCAACTTCTATATTGATCATCATAATACCTAAAAGAAAATTGATCTGCTCTTTCACCAGAAGTAATTTCATATGGATAAAATACGTATGGGTTTTCTGAAACTCTATCTAATAGAGTTACCCTTTTAGTTATATCAACAACTTCATTGTTGCTATAAGTTATTTTTGGAAACTTTTCGAAATATCTTTCTGGCATTTATTGTCCCGTCTGCAGATCTTCGCGAGTCCATAATTGGACTTCTTTTAATCTTAGTACTAAACCTACTACCACTGGAGCTCCGCTTTTATAAAACGATGGCCCACCAGCGGCTGTGTAATCAATAGTAACATTAATAACAGCACATGGTTTTAATTTAAACAAATAATCGCCTGGATGAAACGAAACTTGACAAATCTTAGGATACTTATAAGCCAAACCACCCAACCCTAAACTTGGTGCAGAACTAGCTTTGAATTCGTTTATTATACGCTTTAGCGTGTCTGATTCTTCTCTATTAGCAGCTGTCAAAGACCATTGAAGGTCGTGTTCTTTATATGCTGGTCTTTTATAGGTCATAAATTGCAAAGGACTTAAGAATGAAGTTCCGCCACCAATTGCTCCACCTATTTGAGCCAACTGTGGAACTATCGAAGAAGCGTCTACTTCGCTCCATATTTGTGTGTTAACGTCATTAATTCTTCTCGGTAAAGGTAGTTTATAACCGCCACCAAAACTGAAATTATAACCCCCAAACCCTGCAGAATAGTCTGAAAATGAAATACTGGTATAATACTCTCTTCCGTTTTGTAACAGATCCGAAGGAAATTGACCTCCTGACCTTTGTTTCTGAGGAGGAGTAGGAAAGGTAAAATTTGCCATTTGGTCCCTTTAGATAAATAAGTTTTTATATCTATTTATTAGAAAAATATCAAATGGCTTTACGACAAGGATTTTTTAAACCTTCTAATCCAATTAAATACAAAGGCGACCCGACAAAGATCGAGTACCGTTCTGGGTGGGAATTGAAATTGATGTCTAGGTTAGATAGGGATCCTAATGTAATTTGGTGGCAGAGCGAAGAAACCATCATACCATATAGATCACCCATTGACAATCGCATTCACCGTTATTTTGTGGATTTTACGGTTAAATCAAAAGACATAAACGGCGGGACCAAAACTAGGTTAATTGAAGTGAAACCAGCTGCACAATGTCGACCACCAGCTATTATGGAGGGTCGAAAAACAAAACGATATATAAATGAGGTAATGCGTTGGGGCATAAACTCTGCCAAATGGAAGGCTGCTCGTGAATACTGTAAAGACAGAGGATACGAGTTTATTATTATGACCGAAAAAGAACTAGGAATCAAATTTTAATGTCAAATAGATTTACTAAACTTCTGAGAGCCACCGCTAGAGATTTGTCCTCTAAGTCCTCAGAATCTTCACAATGGTATAACGACACTGTTCAAAATATGGGCAAACGAGACCCAAATAAGATTTTTGAAAAAAGTTCCAGCCCTCAAATCGGGGCATTGATGTTATTTTTATACGATCCAAAATACAAAAACACCCTTCCGTTTTATGACGCCCATCCATTAGTTTTTCCTGTAGAAATGTATCACGATGGTTTTTTAGGGATCAACCTTCATTACCTACCACCTTTGGCCAGAGTTAATATGATGAAGGGGCTAGTGGATATTAACGACAACGATAAATACATACAAAATAAAAAATTGGTTCTTACATATAGTTTATTGAAATACTATTCTAACCAATTAAGAGGCGTTGATAATTGTATAAAAAGATACCTTTTAAGTCACGTTAGAAGTTCTTTTTATCAAGTGGATCCGCAAGATTGGGAAAAGGCTGCATTATTGCCTCTACAGAGATGGAATGTTAACCCAAATAGGCGATATGCAGGTTCGCCTCCATATTAGGATCAGAAATGCCATTTAATATACAAGGTTTCAAAGAGAATCTTAATTCTTACGGTTATTTGGATAATAACAGCTTTGAAGTTATTGTTCAAACTCCACCAATCTTACAGAACGCTGTATTAAATAATCAGGGCACCCCTACTGACACTTACAGAATTGCAAAAAACCTAAAATTGAGAGCCGATCAAGTTAGAGCTCCTGGAATCAACTTGATGACATCTCAACAGCAACGTTATGGTATTGGTTCTGTTCAGAATATGCCAATTAATGCGCAATTTCAAGACGTTCGTATTTCGTTTCTAGTAGATCATTTTAGCGAAATTTGGCAATATTGGTATAATTGGACAAACCTTATTTTTGGGTTCAATGGATTAGCTTCTGCTAACGGACCAGTAGTAAATTCATTACCAAGTTACCAAGCAGAATATAAAGAAAACTATTCAACTATTATACAAATATACATATACGATCATTTTGGTAATAATATCCAAAAAATAAACCTTTACGAAGCCTTCCCTACAGCGATAGCAGACATGCCTTTGGCTTGGGGAGATGGCAATTTAATGAAATTGAATGTGACTATTTCATATACTAGCTATGCTATTGTTGGTAGCTCCGTGCAACCACAACCAGCCCCACAACCACAAAGACCATTTAGATCAATAAGAAATTCAACAACAATAAGACCTGGCGTTTAAATAATGGAGATATAATATGTCAGAATTGCCAAAACTTGACCACCCTATTCATAACATTTCAATACCTTCTTTAAAGAAGAATTATAAATTCAGACCATTTCTGGTTAAGGAAGAGAAACTTCTTTTGATGGCCAAGGAAAGTGGAATCGAAACCGACATTTTGGCGGCTATTAAACAGATAGTTAATAATTGTTCATTAGATCCAAAACTTGATATAAACAAATTATCAATATTCGATCTTGAATATATTTTCTTACGTCTTAGAGCTTTTTCTGTAGATAATAAAATTAAAGTTTCTTATAAAGACAACGAAGATGAAAAGGTTTACGAATTCGAAATTGATCTTGATAAAGTGGAAGTAATTTTTCCAGAAAAAGCAGAAAACACAATCAAAATTACTTCTAAGTCTGGACTTTCTCTCAAATATCCATCTGCTTCTTTATACGAAGATAAAGAGTTTTTGAGTTTAGATAAAGATTATTTGTTCCAGCTTATTATCCGTTGTATCGATAATATTTTCTACGAGGATCAGGTCTATCCTGCAAAGGATTACAAAAAGGCTGATTTAGAAGAGTTTCTAGAGAATTTGGATATCAAAACATTTCAGAAAATTCAAGAGTTTTTAATTAACTCTCCAAAAATGAATTATACGATCAAATACAAAAACTCGTTGGAGCACGATCGAGAAATCGTTCTGTCATCGTTAAATGATTTTTTTACGTGGCGCTGAGTCACAACTCACTAGCGAATTATTATAAAACCATATTCTCGCTGGCTCAGCACCATAAATATTCTATTACGGAGTTAGAAAACCTTATTCCGTTTGAAAGAGATATCTATGTTGAACTGTTGATGGAATACTTAAAAGAACTAGAAGACGCCAAACAGAGAAGCAAGTAAATGGAATCAGCAGAATTAAAACTGGTAACAAGAAACATTTCAAACGAATTTGGTGGTGTTGTTGGTAATATCAGAAAAACAGCCAATGACAACCAGAAAATGTTTAGTTCTATCCTCAAAGATCTTGGACGCCATTTTGACGCTCAAAGCGCTGGAATGGAAGCTGTATCTGATTCTGTAGAAAATTCTTCTAATAAAGTTGCATCAAAAATAGATGCCACAAACAATTTACTCCAAGATCAATTAAGTCTCTTTTCTAATCTTAACGCAGAAATGAGAAATTTAAATGGATCTGTGAGATCATTAAACAATAACATTACTAATAACAATCAATCTCTGTTGACTGGTATGCTTGGTGGACTGAAAGGTCTACAAAACGCAATTATAGCCACTGCAATGAGCGCTGCTCCTAGTATGCTAGGTCTAGCTGGAGGAATTGGTGGTGGACTAATATCTGATTTAATGGGAGATGGAAAAGGCGGCGGGGTAGGTCAAAAAATCAGTAACCCTGTTATGGCGAAAGATATCTACTCTTATTTGACGCAAAAAGGAGTAGACCACGAGCACGCTGTTGGTATCCTAGCAAATATCCAAAACGAGTCTCAATTTAATTCTGGTGCTATTGGCGATAACGGAACTTCTGGAGGGTTGTTCCAACATCATAACGAACGATTTACTGCTATGAGAAAAGCTGCTGGACCAGACTGGCAGAAAAATTGGAAAGGTCAAGTTGATTACGCTTTATCCGAAGGAGATATGCAATCATATTTGAAACGTCCAGTTCGTAGTGGTCAAGAAGCTGCTAGAGCATTTGTTTACGATTTCGAAAGACCAAAAGATAAAGAAGGCGAAGCAAACAAAAGAGCGGCAAACGTAGGCAATGTAGAAAAATTAGTTGCTGGTGGTGTTCAATCTCATTCGTCCACCCCATCAACCTCAACGCCATCTTCTGGTTCGACAACCACACCTGCTGCTACACCAGTTCAAAAACCAACTGCAACTGAAGTTGGACATGCTGGTGGGGAACATTCCGGCCACGAACACGAAGGTATTATTACTGGAAAACACAATCAAGCAGAACAAATTTCCTCTGGTTCGGCCAAAGAATTTTTACAATCAAGAGGTGGATCTCAATCTGGCGCTGTTGGCGTTAATGCCGAAAAACTTGATAGTAATTTTGCCGAAAAAATGGCCAAAGCTATTCAAGCTGCCGAACAAGCAACAGGCTCAAGAGTTACTATTACCGAAGGTTACAGAGATCCGCACGTTCAAGCACAATATTACTCTGATTATATTGGAAAACCTATTACATATGATGGTCAAACATATCAACCAAACCCAGCAAAATTGGGTAGATTAGCTGCTCCTCCAGGTAGATCAAAACACGGAAAGGGTATGGCTGTTGATATTGGCGAAGGTCCAGCAAGAGAATGGTTAATTCAAAATGCTCCGAAATTTGGTATTGAGAGTCTTTTTGCTAAAATCGGTAAAGACAAACCTCACTTCCAAATGCCTGGAGAAGGAGAAGGAGAAGGTCAAACTTCTGGTGCTACTCCGTATAGCGAAGGCGCACAAGTTACTCCAGGCTCAGGTTCTGCAAGCGGCGATAGACTTTCGCAAATAAATCAAATCATGCAAAATCTTGGTGGTGGTGTTCCGGGAACAGAACAATCTAGCGGTGGAATTCCTGATTTAGGGATGGGTATACCAGCGCATGGTGGGTTAGGAATTGTTGGTATAAATGCACTTGTTAAAGGCATGGAATCAAATTTGATGCAACAAATGTCTGGTTCAGTTCCTGAAGCTCCACCTGCTCCTCCAGTAGCTTCTATGGTTCCAAATCCTACTACAGCAATGTCAACTCAATCTATTGAACAATCTCAAATTGAGTCAAATATAGACGATCATACTTATAAACAGAACCTTAAAGCGTTCACAGAACAAACTAAGAAGCAAACAACTGAAATCGCTGCTAGCGAAGCATCAAGTGGTACACCAGTTAGTTACGATTATAATAACGCCAGCGATATCGGTTGGCCAGATTGGGCTGGAATGATCGGTGGTAATCACTGGGCTGAACTTAAAAAGATAAGATTAAATATGTGGGGATAATAAAAAAGGGAGCCGAAGCTCCCTTTCTTTTACTTTGCTAGATTCTTAAAGAATTCCAATGACTCGTCATCGTCTTCATCACCAGAATACTTTGGTGCATGCGAAGCCTTAAACGTTGGAGCAGAATCCTCTTCAATCTCAACTTCCTCTGCACGTGCACGCTTGGCAGGAGCAGAATCTTCAGCAAGAACCTTTGCTAAACGAGCAGCAAGTTCTTCATAAGTCTTGAAGTTAGATGGAGCAAGGAATTCCTGAAGAGAATGCTCTGACTTCCAGATCTTCTCTAATTCCTTATCATCAGAAGATAGTGGCTCTGGAGAACCAAACTCTGATTTATCATAGTTACGATAACCTTCAAGATTACGGATCTTTAGCTTGAATGGAGCACCAGCCCAAAGATCAAACGGATTCACAGCTTCCTCATCGGCGAATTGTGGTTCCATTGCTTCCTTCAGCTTATCAAAGATCTTCTTACCATACTTGAATAGGAAAACCTTGCCTTCATTAGCAGGATTGCTTGGATCACTAATGACCTGGATATTTGAAATAAAATGAAGACGACGCTTCTGCTTGCGAACGATATCCTTGTTCGCTTCGATACCAGAGTTCCACAGCTTAGAATTATACTCTGAAACAGGATCCTGCTTACCTATAGTCGTTAGGGAATTTTCGATGTACCATCCACCTGGTCCTTGGAAGCCATGATCAAACATTCGAACGAATGGAACATCCTCATCTGGAGGGCTAGGAAGAAAACGAATAACGGCATAACCATTACCTGCTTTGTCTACTGTGGCTGTCCAGAAACGATCGTCAGCGCCGCCCTTGGATTCTCCACCATTTAACTTATTTAGTTCGCTTGTGAGGGTTTCGAGGGACTTCTTACCAGAAGCTGCTTTGAGGGACTTAAAATCTACCATGTATATTCTCCGTATTACGATGTATGACAGTTATATGGGCAACGTATAACGCCCACATTATTTATATTACCGTAGAAACCTTTATTTGTCAAGTTCTTTTTTGTTTTTTAACCAGTAATGAAAATAGGGACCGAAGTCCCTATTGTTTATTTGACAGAGATTGGTTTTTCTGTATCTTTGTGAATTACTTTATCTCCAAGGATCTTATAATTAGCGTGATCCATCCAAAGAACCCAAATTAACTGAGAAGCAATATCAGGCTTATTTGATTTGATAATTAATTCCATCGATTCAAGTAGTTCTTCCTTTGTCATCTTTTTTTCTCCTATAAGATGTTTTTAATATCCCACAAGAAAATCATAATATTGCGATATTATTTATACTACTCATTATTAATAACATCAATCATTATCTGCATCATTTTGTCTTTATCATATTTCACAAAAGGAGTATATTTTACCACTTTCATTCGAACTTCGTCCCAAATTGGGTCGTATTCTAATTTGGAGTCCCAGTTCTGTAATATACCATGACTATTAACAAAAATACAAAGAGTCTCTAAACTTATTTCTCCTGCCAAATATAACCTAAGAGCAGCTGGATGTTGACCCTCTAACTTTGGCTCATCGAATATTTTCCAAAATTCTCTTTTAAAATTATAAGTCAGAGACTGTTGACGTTTTTTCCAGGCGCTGAAAATTCTATCTGCTTCTTCTGAATACGCTAGATCTCTTATCCAAAGTTTTGGGTTTTCAGAAAGATTGGCAACCAGAAAATCATGGTAATCAGGTCTTTTAGCAAGTTTCTCAAAAAATATTTTATCTTTTCTATTCTGAAAGGAAGACTGTTTTAATCCAGTCTTCCCGTTATACTTTATGTAATCGTATGTTGGTTTGGTGAAGTGATTTTTGATAGCGACATAATCTTTATACGCTTCGAAGGCTGACATTTTATTTCTGGCTCGCCGTCTCTTAAATAAGTTAAAAATTTAAAATAAAGTCCTTTTTCTCGACCATATGCCTCGATCTCCCAAGGCTGTTCCCAATAATCCATTTCTTCGTGGAGGTATCTCTCTCCTTGCCATTTAACCATTCTGGTTGGCTTCCAGATATCTTTCATCTCACCTTTGGCGTATTGTTTGAGATGAACCATTTCGTGAGCCAATGCTAATAAAGTCTCTTTTTTACTGATCGATCTGTCAATCCCAATAACGAATTCTCTTCTATGATGATTATCATCAGTCCAGTCACAATAAGCGTAATCGCCTTCGTATGACTCCATTTTTTCAAACTGGATAGTCAACTTTATATTATTGAAAAGTTTGCCCCCACCAATTAGATATTTTCCGTAAAAATTTGCCGCCTTTTTTGACATCTGTATAGATATATGCGAGGGTTTACCAATTGTTTTAATGTGCATAGTAGCCTCCAACAATGGGTTAACTCTGTATTTATATTGGAAGTCTTGCTCCACGCTTAAGAATATTGAGATTTTCAGCTTCGGCTTGGATTTTAGATTTCATGGCCGGATCTTTTTTTATCCAATAGGCTGCAGTCTCTATTTCCAAGCCGTTTTTTTCACACCAAAAAACCACCGCATCTATATACTCTATATTTTTATCTTTACAGAGTTTTTCAACTTCTTCTACGAAGCCTGAATTTTTGAGCATTGTTTTTCATATTCCTTCAATTCTGTGATTCTACGAATAAGGTATTCTTCAACATGATTATCATTTAATCTTCGAGCTTCAAACCTGTTTAATTCTTGTTGTAACGACCACAATATAGTACTTGCATGAGAATAAGAATAATACTCTTTTGTTTTTTGCATCTGATTAATCCTTAATTGTGATTGTCGTAGGTTCGCCTTTCGTCATAGTGTAAAGAATAGAGGCATTATCTGGGTGCAAACGAACGCAACCATGAGAAGCAGGACGCCCCAGATTACCTGTATGAGGAGTAGCGTGGATAGCAAATCCACCAGAAAAGAAAATAGAGTGTGGCATCGGCGCATTGTCATACTTCTTTGAATAGTGCATTAGATGATAAAAATAAGGATGGAAAGTTCCTGTTGGGGTGTAATAACCCTTTCTAGCAGTAGATACTGGCCACTGCTCAATCAACTCTCCATCTTGGTAAACAGACATAGACTGATGACGTTTAGAAACAACAACATGATAATCTGCAAACGCTGAAGTTGAAATGAAAACTGCAGCGAGAACAATCAACAATCTTTTCATAATATATCCTAGTGGTTGTGGTTCTGTTTCTTCCAGATCCAAGAAGTTAAGCGTAATAGATTTTGGTGAATTGCATTAACGAAAGAACTATTCCAGAACCAGTGATTGTGTCTTGACATTTAGTTCTCCTTAGAATGGCGATCCCGGCACGATTCGAACGTGCGACCTACTGATTAGAAGTCAGTTGCTCTATCCTGCTGAGCTACGGAACCATTATCAGTATTATACTTCATTACGTATGAAAAGGCAAGTTGTTTCTGTTTCTAGGGACAACTTGCAAACCCCAATGGATCATGCTGCTAGAGCAAATGTTCCAAATGATGCATCGTTATCGTTGGCATCTAACGTTTGTCTTTGGTCTCCTTAAACCTTTACCACACCAGTCGATCCTATTTCTGGCCCCCAAAAAACACCGTAATGTGCTTTGGTGGACCAGTCGGGTACTGCCCCCGAGTCCTGAATGATTATTTCGTTTCTCTCAACGACCTCGACAATATATTTATCTTTTTCCAACTCAACTGTCCTTCAGTGGAATAACCAATATAGACTTCGCCTGTTTCCATATCAGTAAGTTTCCACTTTTCAGGACATTTAGTTTTGACTGTTAAAATTTTAGATTGTTCTAATTCTAATACTTCTTCTCCAGAAAGTAAAGTTCTTTTTTTCATCATTTCTAAACCATTGTGCTGAAATTAAACCATCCAGTTAATATATATTTTTCTTGAGTTGGAGAAGGAATACCTCTATGTGTGAATGTCCAATCAGTTGGCCAAATTATAGTTAAGCCCTTTTCTGGTTTTATTTTCAATTTCTGATAGAAGAACTCTGTTTCTCCAGCATCAGTAACATCATTAAGATATGTAGTAAATACTAAATGCCTGGAAACTTCAGGTTGTAAACCGTTTTTCCTTTCTGTATGCCACATAAAATATCCACCAGCCGGAGCATAATATTGCACGTTTGGGATTTGATGGATATTCCATGGTCCAGTGTCTTCACAATATGTATATTTTTCTTTATATAGATCTAAACATTTTTTTAGTTCAATAAGATATCTGTTACATAAAACATCATCGCCAATAAAAGGACAATCTATGCTGTCTTTCTTAGATTGATCGACTATCAATTCGCCTTGTTTGGTGCTATTAAATCCGCCTTGATGTTTTTTATCCGAATTTTTAAAAAACTCGATAACATCATCGCAAATTTTTGTTTCAATATACCAACCGCCAATGAAATTATCAAGACTATTTACGAGATGTTGTTTCATTGAACTTGATTCTCAAACTCTTCCATTTGCGGAGCGGCAACACCACGATGATCTACTGAGCCATTGTGTTTATTAATTACACGGATTTCTCGTATTGTCTCTGGCGATACATTCGGCGTATTTAATAGTACTACAACCAACAACGCTAAGACTAAGAAACACCAATAGCATTAATTTCTTCATTTTAAGATCTCCGTTAATGTATCTAAATCGCCTACATATTGGCCGTTCTTATAAGCCATAGGACGATTTTCGTCTAAACCAGCATGACGAATAAATGCTAACATGATTGAATATGCAGCAAAAAATTTTGGTTCTATACCAGTTTTATTTTTTATCAACGTCATTATTTCGTCAGTTTCTTGGTTATAAACTGCGCCAATAACCGACCATCTATCAGCCGTTTTATTCACCCTTTGAGTTCTCCAAATTTGGTTCATGATTTTCTGCCTGAACACCATCCATCGAGAACCACTCATCTGATCCTTGACGTTGATACTGGATATCCTGCATAGGAACCATTACCATTTCTTTTGTCTGAGGATGAACCATCATCTTCTGAAATACTACAATTCGCATATCAACGATTGGTTCTTTTGTCTTTAATCCACCAGTAGAAACTGAATTACCATCTGCACCTAAAATCATACCTTTTGTCCTCTCACTTTATCAAGTAATTTAGAAAGAAATTCAATAGCAGAATCGTTAAATGTAACATTATGAATAACGCTTGTTACGCAGTATTTTTCAGCTGTAAGAGCGTTACCATCTTTTGGTTTATTATATTCAACAGTAACTGCACGACGATCATTAGAGATGAGAACTTCTTGAGTTTTACCTGTAGTGGTTTCTCCAGCGTACACTGTTGCAAGATGGTTATCATCAATATACTTCATAAACTCTTTATTCGGATAGCACTTATATTCTGGCTTTGCTTCTTGTGCAATAGCAATAGATAATCCAAGCATTATACCAACAAGGATACCATATATGTATAAACCTTTAGTCATATTTTCTCCTATTCTACATCAATCACAGCATTTACACTGAGGCATGTATGTTTCCATTTATTATTTTTATAATCAAAATGAAATATATGAGGTAATTCAATTCCTCCAGCATCTCTACAAGTTTCGTCAGAAGATTTGTTTACCTTTAAATGGTCATACATAGGAATAAACAGACCTATTGACAAAAGTAATATTCCATTCAAAAATATTATCATTAATAATGGATCTATAGATCTCATCACATTACCCTCAACAATATGGTGTTCTCGTTAATACGAGACTGTAGCGTCGCATTGTGTTTGAGTTCTTGATCAATCTTTCGCAGAATGATTTTTCCAGCAGATTGTACCTTTTTAACGATCTCTTCCGGTTTCCGACCAGTTCGCAGGGTAAAGGACGATGCTTCATCGAATTTAACGATCGAAGCCCCCTTAACATCAAGACCTCCTCGGTCAAGCGCCCGAAATACTGAGAGAGTCTTATACTTAGTATTGAACGTCCAAAGTTCTTGCGCACCAATGATTTTCTCAGGGTTGAGTGACGCAATTTTGAACGTATTATCTTCTTTCTGATACTTGAACGATTTAAGTTTCTTCTCAACTGACTGGACTCTCGGTTTACGTGGGCTACGAGTTTTTTTCGTAACATTCGCATATTTTGACGCATCGTCACACATCGTGTTATAGAACTCGATGAGTTTCTTAATCTCATTCTTCTTAAACGATTTATAACCTTCTTTGAGTTGCGGATCTTCACCATCATACGCCTCAATCAACTCATCTAATACTGGTGCTAATTTTGCGATAATGGAAGAAGCATACGTTGCAGGAATATTGTTCGACTGCAGCCAAGTATATAAAGAAAATTCTTCGTTCTTATAGATATAATCGTCAATCAACCCTTCAATCTCGCCTAAAATATCATGCGTCTTTTCACGCATTCTGTCTTGGATAGAAACTATCGGTTTACCGATTTCCGTATTTACTAAGTCTGGCTTAGTCTTTTTAAACATATTTATAATTTTATTGTTAACAAATTCCATCGTATTCTCTGATGGTTTGTATCCACGAGAGATCATACGACACAACCAAGCAGCTGTTAAAGGAATATCATTATCAGAAATGCTAGATAATTTCTTCACCAAATCTGGTTTACCAGTATTCTTAAAATAATCTTTAAGATATTCTCTAGCTTCTGAAACATTGGACATGTAATTATACCAATTAAGACATGTCGCTAAATGAACGCCATCAACAATAATTGGCTCGTCGCCAAGATGTTTACGATTAACCAAATATTGTTCCGAACGAGTAGTTCTAACGACTTTTGGTTTACGTTTAACAAGTGCAGGGCGACGAGCCATATTATCCTCCAAGTTATATTGTATTATAACTTAGTTTTTACAAAAAGTCAAGCAGCTTCTGCCATCTCGACAGCTAGTTCAAGAGCCTTTGTCTTTAGACCCTTATTGTAACCATACCAAGCAGATTGGATACGAGAGTCTGCAGAACGACCGATAACGTGATCAGTCATGAAAGTAACAGCGTTAAATGGCTGCCACCAGCTACCCTGAGCGAATTCCGAACCAGGTTGAGTGTCGATAATGCTGAGGGCGATATCGGCATTCTTAGAGCGTTTACCTTCTTCAGGACTCTTAGAGTTAAGAGGGAAGATACGCTCGAAGTATTCAACAATAGATTCAGTCTTAGCCTTCTTAGAACCAAGGAACTGAGCCATCTCCTTATACTTCTGCAACTTGTCAGTAGCAATACCAAGCATATCCTTCACATCAGAGGCAACGAATTGCTTACGATGCGAAATCTTAACCATACGCTCTACCTTCGAGTTGAGAGACAGAGTAAGAGTATTATTACAGACCACTCGAATAGGAGTAAACCGTACGTCTGTAGAAAATCCATACTTATGGAAGTTAGAAAAGAGAAGATAAGAGTCAATTTTATCCCCCTTAAACAATTCAAAAGACTCTTTAACCTTGGCTAGACCCCAAACGATCTGACCATCTTTCAGCGAACCAGCAGTATGCATCTCCATATCGCCAGCCATAACGAATTCGTTGAAGAAGTCAAATGCTTCTGCATTCTGCACAGGATTCCAGTCGTCAGAAACAACATCAAGTAGTTTCTTATCCTTTGAACGAATAAGAGCAGATTGTTTAGTTTCAACAACACTATCTGGATCATTTTCGTCGAGGATAGCAAAAGTAGGATATTTCTGCACTGTCCAATTAAGACCAGCAGCCTCGAGCATCTGCTCCGGAGTTAGATCCGCTGGAACCTTAATACCAAGACCATGCCAAGGAACATCCCCAGCATAAGCCATCTGAGCAACACCATCAATCTCTTCAATCATATGAGCCATAACAAAGATCCTTCACTGTTTTCATCTTATAGTATTATATTACCTCGATCTTTTAAAAAAGTCAAACTCTTTTTTAGATCGCAGAGGAGATAATAATAGCCTTATCAATAGTATATTTGTGTTGGAACCTAAAACCTTCTAACCACTCTTTTTGTCTATAGAGCTCTTTTTGCACTTTTTTCTCGTCTTCCTGGTCCACAGAAAGATAATCATAAGGACAGTCTTCAACAGATCCGCCATTATTGTAATGTAGTTTACCTTCTTCAAAGAACTGATTGGTGTATTGCCAGTCGTTCATATTATTCCTCTTCTTTTACTTCAGGTTTAACTTTTACAGATTTACGATCAACATTTTTAAAATTTTCTGGATGTTTTAGGATTTCTGCTAGAAAAAGAACAGCCTCTTTAATCTCTTCAGAGTTATAATCTGCAGCTATCTTTTCTTCACGAAGCCATGCACTCAAAAGACAATACGCCTCATTGGCTGCATAATAACTAATTTTATTATCAATAAACATATCTTAATCCCTTAATCTTTAAAAGAAAAATAAGAATCTATTACAGTACAAAGTTGTGGTTCAAGAGCGTCATAATGCTCTCTATCCATAATACCACAAAGAATATCTTGATAATCTTCTGGATCTAGGAATTGTTTACACATTTCTAGATAATCAAATCGTGTTTTAGGTTCCTCAACAGGAATACCATTGATATTAGGTCCAGTATATCTTTTTATCTCTTCTGCAACATGAGTAGCGATTACGAGTTTAGCCTTGTCCACGTAATCTTTCATTGCTTCGAGTTCTAATTGTTTCTTAGACTTAGGAAAAGGAATAACTTCTGCACTCATGGTTTTATCTTTCCTGGCACTTTACGCCAAATTTGGCATCGGCTCCCATGACTTTACCATGAAGAGTTCCAATATGACACGCCTTCGGTTCAATCTCTACTTGATGCTCCTGACAAACTCCGCTGACGCACATAAAGACAATTGCTGTTATCAATTTCATTTATATATCTCCTATTACACGGAACTTGTAAGCAATACTTATTCTCATAGACTTACAATGAACCGTAGGTTCGAGAGGACAATGCGGCATTTTAGAATTGAAAAGAACTGCCGAATTGCTCTTTGGAAAGATATTTTCGATAATCTTTCCACCTGTTTGCATAAGAATAAGATGACCACCATATTCTGGTTTCCAATTCTTATGATGATAATACACTAATGTGTAATATTCACCTTCAGTTTCTTCTAATACGTCAACATGAGGGATACCACATTGACCGTGCGTATTACCGTTGGCGTATATTTTTATGGTTTCAATTTTTTTATTGAGAAATTTTTCTATCTTTGTTTTAAACAAATTTTCTATTAACAAAGAAGTTGATAGATTTTTGTCCCAATGATAGATAGGCTCTTGAACTTCAGGTATTGAAGAGCCTACCAATTCCCAGCTATACATTTTAAATTCTTTGTCGAGAATATTTCTTTCTTCTTGCGTAAGAAATTCTTCATCGACAAAAATATCACGCATTATACTTGAAACTTAAATGTTCCTGTAATGCTTGTTCTATAAGTTTCATTCTTAAAACAAGGTCTCACAGCATGTTGCAATTCACACGGAAAAAGAATGAAATTATTATTCCAATCTTCATTGACAGAAATTACGTATTCTTTCATTTTTCCTAACACGTCTGTATAATATAGGGAAAAATTAGAATTTTTTTCTTCTGTTGGCTTGATGAAAGAAGGAGTAACCTTCAGACCAACATCAATCCATACAATAAACGAAAAAATACCATCATGCTTATGAGGAAGGTTACATTCATGACGATCCAAAAAATTCACCATAAGAGTATCTAATACCAATGGAGCGCCATTAGTAAGATAATTAATCTCGCTTTCATAACCAAATGTATTTAAATAAGCTGAAACGTAAGGTAGGAGTAGTTTTTCTGCATGATGTTTTGATTTATAAAGATCGTAATCTTTAGAAATTATTCTTCTACCAGAAGATCTTAACTCTTCTTTAACGTCTTCTAGCTCAAGAATTTCATTCTTGATAGGAGCCAAGTCTCCATCAGAAAATTCTGACTGAATGAATCCATAATTAGGAAACGTATTAACGACATACTCTTGCATTTCATTTTACCTCATTTTTAATTTCTACAAAATACTTTTTCAATTCAGGAGAAGCGTTAGATAAAGTAGACCCACAAACTCCTATTCTGATTAACTGAGATAATTCAGTTATTTCATCTATAGATATCGTATCATCTGGTTTAAATTCAAACAAAGTTGTTTGATCAAATTTTGGTTTCTTTTTCAAAGTTCACCTTTTTAGTGGTGCTGGCGGAGAGAGTCGAACTCCCGACCTACTGATTACTAATCAGTTGCTCTACCAACTGAGCTACGCCAGCTTATATTCAGTATCTTCACTCTTCACAGTAATATCAATTCTACTAAAAAACATAGTAAAAGTCAATCTTGAAGTTTCTTCTTCTCCGAAACCACACATAGCTGAATGTTTGAGTTTAGATTTATATAATACTAATCTATTATATTTGTTTTCTACATATTCTATTTTATCATCCTCTAGATATATCATTGTACCGCTATTAATCGGAGGATCTTCATTAAGATAAACAACTCCAGCGTATATACATTTTGGGTCTTTATGAATCCAACCATTTTCGAATATACACGTTTTATCTAATCTATGGAAAAAGAAAGTTCCTTCCCAATTATAATTATAAGAAAATTTATCGTAAGCATCGATGAAACAAGAATTAATTACATCATTTATTAACAAATCTGCTTTTTCACCGTGATCTTTAGAAATTTTATGGAGAGGAAATGTTCTTTTTCCTCTCCAATAAGTTTTTCTTTCGTCGGTAAATCGATGTGTATTATTTTCTCCGTATCTTTGTAAGTTTGCCCATTTTACAATTTCTTCTGGATACCGGAAAATGTCATCAATTACGTGAACGTCTTTTAACATCTATCAACCTTACTACATCTTCTAGATTATATTCGAATGTTTCAATTTTTATATCGTATTTATCTGGGATTTCAAATATATTATTAGTGTCTTCATACCTACTTTTTTTAATAGTATCCATCCAAATTATTATATCCGCATTAAAATAATCTCTATATGAATTTCTAGGACAAATAAAATCACAAACAACTATTATATTAATTTCGTCGCATTTATCTGCACATTCAGTCATTCTAATTAATTGTCTAGATCTTCCAACCTCGCTGAAATCCCAATCGTTGTATTGTTCTCTCATATGATCGCCATTATAATAAACAACTGGCAAATTACTATCGTCTAATAAATCAAATAATTTATTACTAAAAACAGTCTTTCCGCTTCCTGGAAGACCAGTTACTAGTATTTTCATTTAATCCTGACCATCGTAAACATTTTCTTTTAGATAATCATACATAGTAGGACAATCTTTAACGATTTCTTTCCACTCAGCTTTTTTCTTATCAAGATTATCGGCTGCATTCTTGAACCTTTCTTGCCATTCTTCTAAAGAAAGATCATTATATGCGCAAATAGCATCTATGTCAGTTGGAAAATAATTCATACCAGAAGCAATATATGGTATTCCACTCATTCCACCAAATCCAAAATTCTCCATCTTGGCGTCTGCAGCCCTTGTGAAGGCGCTATCAATAGATCTATCGACAATTTTCATTTCTTCGCCGAAATTTCTACTACCAATATCTCTCCAATAAGGAGTATCGTCTCGATGAGACAAAGCGTAATGTAAAGCCACGAAATCCGCAAAATCTTTGAAGTATTTTCTACATGCAAAATTATAAACGTCTATGTCCCACTGACTAACATATCCTTCGGGATCTCTGTTAAGAGTGCGAACCATTCTCATGACAAACTCATGAACGCTTAACAAACCATTACTTTCTAACGGCTCAATAAATCCAGCAGACAATCCAATTGCTGCTACGTTTTTAACCCAAATACGTTCATGAATACCAACACGTGATTTGATGTTCTTGAATTTGATCCCTTGATTATGGAAATCCATCTCATCATCAAAGTGGCCAGTACCACGTAGATACTCTTTAAATTCTTCTAGTGCATCTTCATCGCTAATATATTTGTCGGAATAAACATATCCAGTCCCTATGCGACTCCACAAAGGAATTGTCCAAACCCATCCATTATTGATGGCGTGACAGTTTGTATATGTAATCATTTCTCTACGTTTGTCGACATAAGGAATCTGAGCAGCCCAAGCAGAATTATTAGGAAGAATATGACTTAAAGAAATAAACGGTTCTTTTAAAGCTCCAGCCATGAGAATGGATCTAAAACCTGTGCAATCGATGAATAGATCTGCTGTAACCCTTTCGCCATTATCTAACTGAAGAAAATTAATACCATTTTCGTCATCATAATCAACCATTTTTACTTCTGCTAATATATTCTTCACTCCTCGAGGGATAGAATATTCTGTTCTCAACCAATTAGCAAATTTGATTGCATTAAAATGGTAGGCAGTATCTGTTCTGAATTTATAAGAAGGTAGAACACTATCTACTGAAATTTTATTTTCATTCACGAGTGCCATGATAGGGCACAAACAATCAGCATAATCGCTAGTTGGAGTTTCTGGGTATAAAAACTTTTTAAAATACCAATCATTCAGCTTTGCAACATTGCCGTCTGTGTTAACTGATCCAAACGGATAATGAAAAGCGCCAGCGCCTTTTTTATAAAAATCTTGAAATCTAATAGAAAGTTTGTAGGTTGCATCTGTAATCTTCATGAAATCTTTATCTTTGATCTCAAGAAGTTTTAGCCAAGCATTGATATGCCCTAATGTGCTTTCTCCAACACCAACTGTTGGAATATTCGGTGATTCGATTAATGTAATTTTTTTGTTTGGAAATACTTTAATTAACGTAGCAGCAGTCATCCATCCAGCTGATCCACCACCAACAATCACAATTTCATTAATTTTCTTGCTCATTTTACACCCCAAAATACATTAAGAACGATTATTATTTACCACTGAAAGGACAACTTCTTTTTTCATTTCTTTTTATTAAACCTTTAACTTTCCTCCACCCAAAAAAACTATAAGAGGGAGCGTGAACTTTTTTACCGTATTCTCCTTTGGTAAGGAGATGAACTTTATGTTTTAGTTTCTTTTCGCTTAAAGGTATAATATGAACCATAGGGTTTCCCATATTAATAATAAACTGATCTTGTTTCCTTGGAATCATAATGAAGAAATTACCAGAGGCGGCAAGATTAAAATTTACTACTCCTGGTAGAACTTTGATATCATAATCGCCCAAACACCACTCAGCGCCAACAAACAAAAAATTTATATTTTCGTTGCATTCGAATAACCAAGGAGAACATATTTTCAAATTAAAATATTTTGAAAAAGCATTACCATATTGTTCAGTGTCATGAGAAACTGGATCTGGTGGTCCTGAAAAGAAACATTGAAACTTATCATTTTCCGTCTTGATGCCCATGTCACACCAAGATTCCATTACTACACCTTTTTTATAAAACTCTAAAAATCCATAACAAGATCTTATGTTTCTATATCTAACTGATGCATTATCAAAATCTAACTCAACAGGGTTTTCAGGAACATAAATGTTATGAAACCAATCTGGGATTGTCTTCGAAGCACTAACTATAGGCGTGTATTTATAAACATTTGGATCACAAGTAAAGCAATCCAAATTTAATTCTGGTGTTCTATGAAAAAAACTGAACATTAATAAGCACTTAATCTCACTGTTGATTTTGCATCTTTTCCTAGAGACAAATCAGCTGGTTTATGATTTCTTAACATTTTAAATTTATTAATACCTAATTGCAGGTATGGTTCCATTTCCCAACGTTGATTCTGTCCATCATACTGATACATATATCTAGGGTCTTTCTGAGAACACTCAAAATCTAAACCTTTGTCGCCTCTGTTAAATTTAGAAAAATAACCATAACAGAGTTTGGCTGGACATTTGAATGCGCATCCAGTTGTCAGGAACAGTCTCAATCTATCAAGAACTTCTTTGTCTAAAGAAGCCAAGAGCTCTAAATTCACATTAAAAGCAGATGGTAAAGGAACAACTGTGTCATATAATTCAAGAGATTTTTGTAAAGTGTAAACATCAGAGATTTCTTTAATTACTGATGCTTCTAATTTATAGAGCGGAAAGTCTCTACGAATCCATTTTGCTAGATTATTTTTTACGATAATAATAGAATTACCTTCACGATGATATTTTTCCAGAAAAGGAATTGCTTCTTTATATAGATCTTCGGTAACTAAAGAAGAAGTGAGGGGTATTCTGAAACCAATATTACGATCATACATCCACTGTAGATCGTTTTCTGTTAATTCTGGAGTTAGGTATGGTCTTCCGCCATATATTCTGCATTTTTCTTCGGCAAATCCAAATATTGAATCCAACTTCTCAAATTCAACATCTGAGAATCCCATTTTCAAAAAATCTTCAATTGATTGAGAGGGTAATTTAGCTCTGGCCGAAACTGTTAATGTATAATTCATTCACTGCCTCCATTTAATATGATATATTTATTCTTCGAGGCGAGTATATGTAAGATACGAACTCAAAGCACCACAAAGCGCCATCAGGGCGCAAATGAAATTTATTGTATTATTTTCTAAAACAAACATAAAGAATGCATTCGTCAATACGAAGAACACATTAATCTTAAACATGAAATGATGGAACTTAGGATTGTCTAACATTTTTTCCTCTTAATCTTGGCAAATTTAATATAATCGCCAAGCATAGCATTAGCAACACGTCGTCGATTGCTATCAAGCATATTAGACATATGAATAAGAACAGTTTCTAATATTTCTAGACGATCAGTATGTTTAAGAGTATCATTCGCATAACACTCTTGAACTAAATTTCTTATTGTTTCATCAATTGGCGCCATCTCAACCTCAATGACAATCGTCTAACATTGTTTCTCTTCTGTTTTCGACACGCCAGCCACGTTCCCATTCTTTCCAAGCGTATGAGTCTTTTTCATATGGATTTCTTGATCCACTAATATAGGCATATTGCCCTTCTTCGTAATAAGAAAACAGATCTTCGATATTTTGTTCTTCTTTCATTTCTAAATCTTTATCTGACATAACGCTCATTTTAATCCCACAATCCTCGATAATACTTACCGAACAATCTAAATCCGTTATTGATTTTATTATCATACTCTATAATACCATTTCTGTCAATCCAATAATCCGGATTCTTTTGTTTCATTTCATATAAAGCGCTGTCATCTTCCTCTCTACCAGAAACAATAATCCATTCTATATCGGATTCGCCATGAACAAACTTATCTTCCCAGGAATCATCAAGTTCTTGCTCAAAGGCCCAAATCATTTCATTAAGAACCCATTCCCACTTGTAATGAATCCAGTTATCATCATCTCCACCATGACGCATATGCAAAGGAAGATCCTCATCATCAACCAATTGTGAACCGTGAATGTTGTCTTTTAGCTGCTTGAGCATAGGAAGGATGATATGTGCGAGAGTTGTATTCATATTCCAAGTATCATATTCGTCAATACGAACTTTGATATTGCGTTTAGTTTTGCTGTATAACCATTCACAAACAGTATTAACCCAAGTCTTGGAAAGCCATTCACCAATATTGTGATGTGTATCTTCACTAACGAATGGAATTAGTTCGGCAATTTGATATGGTCCCCACCATTTTTTATACGGTCCAATGTAAACTTTCATAGGTATTTTCTCCAATCATATTCAACATCACCATAATATGGGTCGTCTTTTTTACCAAAATCCATTATGAGATGGATTCGATTTTCTTCTGAATCATTCCTACCGGAATGAGGGATGTTATTATTAAATTCTATAACCTCGCCGACTTTCATATGAAGAGATTTATCAACAGTTGGAAATTTAAAAATAACGTTTTCGTTGGTTTTAATAGGAACATGTATTCGAATTGTTGATTCGTAATGATACATAAAATCTGTATGTTCTAATATAACGCTATGGGGTCTCATAATGGTTATCGATATTCTTTTACATTGTTTATTTTTATAATGTTGATCAAATATTTCTGTAATCTCTTCCAATTCGTTTTTAAAGAGATTAAGAAGTTCTTTGTTAATAATAAGATTTTGTAATATTATATTTTGTTTTTCTGGTAGAGCGAAAAGATAAACCATATTATAATATTGGATCTTGTCCATTATATTATATGGAGGACCAGGATCAAAAAATAATTTGTTCCAATCATTTGGGGTTATAATTTCAGTTTTTTCAATTAGAGAAGTAGCATCAATATTCCCTAATAATTTAAAAGCATTTTTTCCCACAAAATATTACTTTCCTAGATTAACCATATCCAATAATTTTCTGATAGTTTCCTCGTTAATATGTTCATTATTCTCAGTAGTGAGTTCTAATCCTATTTGTTTGGCAAATTCTAAAACTTCATCTAATTGTAAATTTGGTTTGTTTTCCTGCCACGCTTTGAAGTCAACATTCCAGTAATATTCTTTACCATCGTCTGGTTTTGGAACTGGTGGAACGAGACTCATAGTTCCTTCGTCAAAAACCCAATCGCTCATTTTTGGATTTATTTTTTTATATTTTTCAATTATTTCATTTTTTTCTTGATCGCTAATTCTAGTAATATGATGAACTTCATGCCAAGTTTCTTGGCCATATTGTTCTGAAAGTTCTGGACTATGTTCATAATCTAGATAATAATATTTTTCGTATGGATGCAATTCCGGAATTGGCGTTTTGACAAACTTAACAAATCCTGCAGGAGGATTAGTAGGATCAAAATCTATGATCATATCAATAAGATTTTGTTCTAGGATTGGATGAGTTTGTGGTCTGCCATCTTCGCCGATTTTAATGAATAATGATTGTTCTGTCATTTATTAATTCCTTTTATGATGTTGACACATATACTGCGCCACTACCACCTGTTCCTCCATTATGGTAACCACCAGCACCACCACCACCAACAAGTATGCTGCATGTAGAGGCATAACTTGGTCCACTAACAGCTTTCGTGAATGCGTTAGTTACTCTACCTCCACCACCGCCAGCACTACCTCCACCTCCAGAACAACCCCATGGAGTTCCGGCAGAACCACCTCCGCCTCCTCCTCCATTAATAACAGTTCCACCATAACCGCTACCAACACCACCGCCTGTTCCAGCATAAGCAGTTACGTCTATTCCACCGCCACGAATATAACTTTCTCCGCCAGCAGCGCCAGGAGCACCTCCACTTTGACCTCCACAACATGGGAAAAAGAAACCCATACCGCCCCAACAAACATTTGTATTGGATCCATTACCGCCATTACCTCCGCCACCACCACCTCTGACGTCAACATTAAAATATTGATAGGCAGGAACAACGAGGCTATATGCACCAGGACTAGTATAAGAATAACTGGCAGCAACTGGTTTCGAATAGGCACTGGTGATAGATATTTCACCAGAAGAAACACCTAGTAAATATCTAATATCTGAATTATTGAGTTCAGTATATGCATTAGAATTATTGAATACAATTCCTGCTATGTCAGAAAACGCTATTTGGCCAGAGGATTGTAACGCCATTTAATTATCCTTATCGATGTTTTCTGCACCCCATTTATTTAAAGGACATGTCGAATCCATGAGAAGAGTTTTCAATAGCATAACACAACCACACTCTTTACATTGAGTAGTAGCTTTATTATATTTCTCACATTCAAAGCAAACCAACATACGTTTTTTAGCTATCGTTTTACGTTGCTGGAAGTTATCAGTAATATTAGACATTTTACTATCTTTAGAGTCGGTAGAGACGGTGCATATCCACTATTTATAAATCTCCTCGAGCACACGCTCCAGGAACCTCAGTGGTTCACTATCATATGCACCATAGATCGCATAAGACTTCAGTTTGATATGCATAAGATCTTCTGTTTGACGACGAGTATGGTCAGTATTGACAAGTTCAGTAAGATATAAATTGAGTTGATCAGCAATACCTTCAATTTCCTCGCGAGGGAAGGAATGAGTGAAGAGTTCCCACTGATCAGCTGAGAAGTCACAGGTAACTGTGCGAGCAGTTTTGATTGTGAGATTATTCATAGTAGATACCCTTTATTTTCGAACTCAAGACCACGAGATTTAAATTCTCTCATGCATTCTCGAAACTCTGCCTGACATGCCTCACGTTCAGCTGTCTCTTGAGACCAATTGCCTTCGGCAGCATTATAATAAGAGACTGAACGAGCAAGTCGATGCACTTCTTCTATAAGAGCTTCGTCAGTAAGTGTAGTGTAGTTTTTCATACCATAGGCTCCGGCGATTTCCAAGTTTCACAAATACCATACTTGTCAAAATATTTCATAGGATTATTCTCAATACCACTGAGAATAGTCTTAGCCATAGTCTCATCATATGTAGCAGCTACAATATATCCTGTAGTCCTATTATAGACTAACCATGTAAACTCACCAGCAAGAGCTCTTGTAGTATATGGTTCGGTGTTCTTACATTTAATTGGTGTTGGTTTCATATCAATGATCCGTATTAAACCCTTCGTATCCATCATACCACCAAAATTTCGCACAGTCAAGTAATAACTTCTCCGTGCAAAGACCGTTCCTCTGACCAATCATCATGGCCTTATAAAGAGTATACATTGAACAATGATTAGTCATTATCACCTTCTATATGTGGATGGCCAGGAACCGAATCACTATCATCGTCTTCTGGCTCTAATTCCTCTATTAACTTTTTACAACGTCTCTTCCAATCATCACGCTGCCACTGAGCCTTCTCATACGAGAGCTCGTGATAATCGTTAGCTATAAAGTATACTAAATTTTTGTACTTTTGTAAACGATTAAGTTCAACTTTAAGATCTTCAATTGAGCTTACGCTTTCCATCCCCATCTCCTTATCCATATTGGCCCGAAGTGATATGAAATGTATGGGTCTCCAGAGTTGAACCTTGGTGTTCTACCGATCTCCCAGAATTTAGGGTTCCACAACCAATAGATCTCTGTCTTGCGATTTAGTAACATTATTCATCCTCCTGAAATGGTATTGGTCTTAGAATGGACATTGCTTTATTCTCGATCTCAACAAGAGCTCTTCGATACTTAAACCCATCGTCCTCTAACTTTGCAATATAAGTATACCCATTGAACTTTCTCCAGTGAAAAAAATTTTTGCGGATTTTTTTTTAAACACGGGAATGAAAACGTTTTTGGGTTTCTGGGTTTTGGTGGTTGTGCGGAGATGATGTTTAGTTTCGGGTCCCCCGCACAACATTCATGCTCTCTCTACAAGGGGGGGGGGGGTTGACTTTAATCTCCCCCTATAGTATACTGATCAATCCTCGATCATACCATAAATCGCAGTCAACCCCAGAGCCACCGGAGCTCCGAAGAGCACTACAAACATTACCAAATCACTCATCGACGGATCTCCTTCTCCATAATATATGTCCATTTACCATCAGCCCATTTTTTGGACTTTGTGATTTTATACCCGAGATCGTGCATCTCTTCGATACGCTTTGCAACGTAACGGAACGAGCCAGAGAAAATAACCTGATGTGTCATATCAAAACTCCCAGATTGCGAGACCGAGCCAGATCAGCCAAACATCGTCCTTTATAAGACGACAATCGAATTTCGCGAATTCTTCCATCAGTGTCATATCAGTCCTCCACAATCTTTCCGGCATCATTAGTAGGAGCAGCCCCAAGAGCAATCTCACGAATCTCAGTCCAAGCACTGTTTCCAGTATACAGAGCATCAGCAGCCCACTGGAGTCTCCAGGCGTACTCAGCTTCCTGTGCCTGAGAGAGATATTGATAGATTCCGAGGAGCTCTGATCCTTCGTAGCTGGTGGCATGGAATACAGCGTATACGTTCATTCGTTTTCTCCTCATCATCAACTATTACTAGTATACCTGAATCTAGAAAAAAGAAAACACTTATTTTTAAAAAAATGCTCGTTTACTATCAGAACCAGGAGCTCCGCAGAAACAACGATCCGTAATAGTAAACGAGCCCAATATTGATTTTTTTCGAAATATAGGGTAGAATGGGAAGATGATCGACCATCCACCCATTCAACTCAGAGCCACTGGATCAAGGGCCAGCACTCGGAGACTTTTAGACCAGTGCCTTTACCTGATCCATATTGAGGAATTTCGGAGCCTTAAAAGAGTCCAATTCTGCCTCGAGATTAGGCACTGCATTCTCGTCGAAAGGCTCATCCGAAACACGAGGCTCGGCGTATTGTCCTTTGGCGTATTTGCGGCCGACAGCCTTAAGACGGGCAAGGTTTTTCGCACGAATATCGGCGAGCTCCTCGACTGTCTTATCCTTGACTGGCTTACGATCTTTAGTAAAGCTCATATCGTTTTTTGGCTTAATCAGCTTTGGAGCTTTCGGAGCTTTCGGTGCCTTGGGAGCACGGACAGTCTTAGTAGCACCAACACCATTAGCCAGACCGTTCTTTACTGCATGCGTATAATATGCCTTGGCACGCTTCAGATCACATGCCTTACCAGGAAGGCCAGAAGCAACATCAGCATCAACGATAAGCTGCAATACTTCGTCCATAGGGAGCGTAGCATTAGCGTTCATCACACCATAAACAAGACCAGAGCGAGTCATCTTAGTCATCTTCACATCTCCATCATATAAGGGGTCTCTTCCGACCGTATTACAAGTATACCACATTCCGAGAAAAAAACAACAACTATCTTCAGTTTACTATTACTTTTTTTCGTTTACGTAAACTAAGACTCCAGGACCGTATACTTAATGAATTTAGGATTCTCCTTGTAAAAATCAACATAGTACTTGACTGCAGTACGAGATACATTATAATAGATCTTAGGTAGGACATAACCTTTGAACCATATAACGAGATCGAATGTCTGTACGTTCATTGTATCACCTCAAGAATTTGGATCAGTACGATAAACACCATCAAACCAACAGCCATCAATCCAATACCAATAATGTTCTGGATATCTTGGGTTTTCATCAGTAGACTCCTTCTTTCAATCCTCATATATGATTATACCCGGATCTAAGAAAAAGTCAACACCCCGTAGATAAAAAAGATTCTAAACTACGTTTACTATTACTGGGGGTATCCCTCCCGCCTTCCCTAATAGGATACCTGATCCTGAGAAAAAAGTCAATCCCCTATGATAGTAAACGAGCAAAAATAAATTATAATTTACTTGTTGCTTTTTTATTGATTTTACGGTAGTATTACTAAACTATAGGAGGCTAATAATGGCAATCGCTCGTAAATATAAACTAGAATTTTCTTATAATAATAAAAAATTCGAAAAATTAGTAAAAAATGAGGACGAGGCTTATAATATTATTAGCGAATTAATTAATTCCGAATTAGGGGAAGAATTAAACGATTTAGAAGTATTATTCGACGGGAAAAACGATAGAATAATAATGGTGGAATAAAGTAATTAACTAATAAAATACGTTAATTAATAGTAATTCACTGGAGCAAATAGTTAATTACTAATGCTTTGGTGGATTGCTGAGTTAATTATAAAGCGATAAACCCCACCACCGAATAACGCATCGATTTCTAAAACGGGATTTTTAATTCCACTAAAAAAATACGTTAATATCCCTAATTAACGCCCTCCGAAGGAAATCCGAAGGAAATCCTATTCCCTATACGGAGTTTATACGCCCTACGAATAATTCTAATTCCTTTAGAAAATCTATTAATTCTTCGGTTGTTAATTTAATAGGTTCAATATAGCCTTTATTATTAGAAGGCCAATCAAATCCTAATTCTAGGGCTGGTTGCATTAATTCGTTTACTCGGTTTATTGTATTATTCCTAAGCATTAGTTCCATTTCGTTCAGTTTATTTTTGAGAAGGAATAGATCAGTCATATTATTCACCTTTCATATAATTAAGGTAGTGATTAATAAGAGCGAATAATTCATCATCATTTAGATTTTCAAATAGGTCATAGTCATCATATAATTCAGCCCAGTCATAACCGTCACGAGGACTATTAGCAGCGAAACCTTTAACAGTATTTAATAGAACCGAACGATAGGTAACCATAGGATTTTCCCTTTCAGCTTATATTATTATTCTACGTGTTTTTGAATAAAAATCAAGCGAAATCTAATAGTAAACTTAATTTTTTAATAGTAAACGAGAATATGGTGTAAAATCAGTCTCGTTTACCATCAAGTATTTTTGGGCTGGGTGTTTACTTTTTTACAAGAATGGGGTAAAGTAAGTATATAAGTTGAAGGGGAAATGAAAATGAAATATCCTAATTCCGCCGAGCTCTTGGTTCTTATTGCTAAAACTAAGTTTCGTCCGTTTGACAAATATGATTATATGGCTTTTAGCGGAGTTGAAAGTGATAATCCTTTAATAGCTGAATCTGAAGATTTAGAATATACAATAGTAATTGACGGCCATATAGTTAATATGCTTTATAGCGAAGACGAATATGGCGGTCAATTATATTCTCTAATTGAAGGATTATAATATGAATATTACCGATAAAATTAATCTAACATGGGTTGATAAAATAGAACGACTCGCCGATAAACTAGAACGAGGCGATAAGGTTATTAGTAACTTTACTAATGACCAATTACATTACTTAATATACTGGAATTTCGGTTATTCCGGTATTACTACTTCGGATCTTACTATTGCTTGCGAGGATGAATTAAATTCTCGTGGTATTAGGTATAATGAGAAATTAGCCCAGTTAATCGTTGATAAAGCGGAGGAATTATACTAATGAATATCAATACTAATCTAACCCAATTAACTCGAAATGATATTGTTTACTTACTCGAAAAAAGCGGGTATAATGAGTCTAGTTCCGATATAGAAGAAGTAGAATTTATCGCCGTCAGTAATGGTAATGTTAGGTATAAAATGACCTATTACGATATTGACGGAAACCAAATGCAGGATAATGTATTCGTCTTTATTGATGATAAAGGCCAAATAGTCGCTGATTACTAATAGGAGAATTGATATGAAATGGTCTATGGCTACTCGTAAAGATTCATTCCTTGCTTCATACCAAGGAGATTGCATTACTACCTATTCTCGCCTCGTTGAAGTGTTTGGTCCGCCTCACTATACTGAATCTGGTGATGGTAAAATTACCGCCGAATGGATTATCAAATTCTCAAACGGCCAAGTAGCTACAATATATGACTACAAAATGGGCTCGACGCCCATGGAAGAATATGCTTGGCACGTCGGCGGAAAAGGACGCCAGGTAGTTAAGCTGGTCAATCAGTTGGTCGGCGTATTGGTAGCGGCGTAGGTCGCCTCGTAGGTCCTAAGGTAACAGGAGATAGGTCAAATGAGTGGTATTCGAATTATAGTTGGTGACTCTCAGGGAGTCTATATTCCAAAATCATTCGTCAATAATTGGTCAGAGGGTTGGTCGGCGATTGAACCCGACGATGTAAAAAATATTGAGGAAGGACCAGAAGCGGATTTTTATTGGGAGGCCTGGGATAATATATTAAGAGATGCTTTCCTAGTAGATCAGAATGGTAGGGAATGGCATCTATATCAGGACGGCGATCTATTCGCCTATTGCGAGGAATTAATGACCGAAGAGGAAAAAGAAAACTTCTTTGGTTATTAAGTAGGTCGTTCAGATGTTGGTCATAGGGTTGGTCGAGGCGTAGGTCAGCGCCTTGGTCAGCCCACTGGTCGTTGTCTAGGTCAAAGAGTCAGTAGATGAATAAACGAGTCAACAATAAAAACTACTGCAGCGGCGTAAACTAAGCCAATTGTAATTCCTAATACTCTACTCATCATCCTCTCCAAAATATTTGTCCCACTCTGCTGTCGTAATTCCTGTCTTAATAAACTCTCGTTGGCCCTCGGATAGGTCAGGGAATGCCTCTTGTATTAATAACTTCCCGTGACTCCAGGCGAGATATCTACGCTCGAAATCTTCCTGCTCGTATTGGTTAATCAGTAGGGTGTGCCATTGGTCAGTCATTGGTGACTGTTTGGTTATTCTGGCTGGCATTAAAACTCTTTCATTCTACCGTGAATGTCTGCGAGCTTGGCGTCGTTTAAGAATTGAAACACGACAGAATAGCGAGGCGTCGGGGCGATCGTAGAGATCGGCACTGGCTTATGCATCAGCTTCGAATCAAATAATACTAGTCTACCTGGATCTGCGGATACTGCTATCTCGCACTCTCCGTCGTTATTCATAAATAGCGTCTCTCCGTGCCAGTCTTTATCCCACGTACTATTAGAGTAATATAATAGCGTCTGTGATCCCATATCTCTGGGCTCTTGGGCGTCTACGTGCCAGAAATACTTTGATCCCTCGAGAATAGCATTCGCCCAGCAGCGATTTAATATCCTACTATTCATCTTCGAGAGAACATATCGCATATTATCGTTATCGAAGAATTCCATATTCTCGACATCTTTTTCGTTGAATGTCGAAGATGGAGTAATATACGCTGAGTGCTCTTGAAGACTCGTAGAGCTCGCTCTGAATTGAAAATAAGACATACTAACAAATTTATGGAGATAATACAATTTCTGAGGATCAAAGATCCCATCAAAAATATGTATCTTCTCACCTGTAGTTAATGTTAGTATCTTTTCTTTCACAGGATCATCCTAATTGATTGGTAGTTATATTTATTATTCGTGCACCTCAAATATATGCCATACCAGTGTTGTCTTTCTTCCTTGTTGAATAGTCCCAACATAATCATAATGTTTCTTCTCATATTCTTTTAACTCGAACCCAGTCCCGAACACGTGAAAGACATAATTACGTTTCTCTTTCTTAGGATTTACGATAGCCCAGATAACAGGAGTATCTCCCTGAACTTGAACATCTAGTATCTTTGCGTTTCGAGGCATTTCGATCTCAAAAACAGCATTATGATGCATTTCAGAACTGAGTGGATATTTATAAATCATTTTCATTATGCTGCCTCCATTACCTCTCTAACATGAGAGCAATTACGCCGATAACCATATCCCGTGCAGTTACAAGAAAGGCTACCGTTATCTGCTAATGCTACAGTGTATTGCTTACCGTTCTTGCCAGGGATACAAACGTAGCTTGGCTCTCTGTTGCTAGGCTCAGAAGGAGCAGTCCAACCACAAAGTATAGCGTCCTTCTCCAAAATACGATAGGGAGCATCTGAATCTCCTGTTGTCATTACAAATTGATCACTAGATAACCAAGGGAACCGAGGAACGATATCCCCAGTATAATCGTTGTAAGGACTAATGAGGCAAGAAGGAGAGTAACGATCACGTTTGTCATATAATATATTCCTAATTCTAACAGTAAGTCGCATTGTTGACTCCCAACGTTGAATATATTATACTACAAGTCGCCTAGGAAGTCAATCAGAAATCTCCTGGCTGCACCTGTAAACAACGAAGTCCAGCGGCACGCCACATCTTCACCACTCGATCTCTATCGTCAAATACTAATAGAGGATTATATCCTAATTCATATATTTGTTCGAGCATTTCGAACTTAACGATATCATCGTCACGCCGATCGTCTTTCTTACGCATATATAAACCATCGTATGGCACTTTATATTCTTCGAGCCATTCGATTGTATCCTGACGACACATCTCGTCGCGAGCAGTGCAAAGAAGAATTTTAATACCAGCGGCAGAGGCCAGATGTAAAATTTGAATTACTCCGCTGATCGGCTGATCCTTGTGGGCGTGAGCAAACCAATTCTTCCAGTCCTTATGACCGTTGGTTATGTAATGGATACGATGCTCTGTATCTGCAATCGTTCCATCAATATCTACGAGATAACAATCCATTATTTACAACAAGTGATTTTAGTCACTTTCTCCCAGTTAGTGTTATTCGTCTTTCTGATAGACGCAATCTTAAGAGCCATACGCAGCGACAGTTCACGGAGGCTCTCGCTATAAGCCTCGATAAATGTCAGGACATCCGCCTGTTCTTCGATATCGAGGAAATCTAGCAATCCCTGAGCAACTACCTGACGGATACGAACTAGATAATCACGACGAGACTTCATAGCCAGATCTAGATAGTGAGCACGAGAAACCATCGCCTGAAGATGCGGAGCCAGTTTATGGCCACGATCGATCATAGCGTCGAAATCGTAGTTAGAGATAAAGATAACCGTACCGTTGAACTCGAAAGAACGAGGAACCAATTCGCCAGTCTCTTCGTCGAGCAGACGACCTTCAGAAAGCCAAGAAACGACACGACGTTCGGTCGTATCGCATACAGCTTTAAGGAGATTGAGACTGATATCGTCAAAGAAAATGGCATCGGCGTCGTCGAATACCAGAACCTGTCCCTCTTCGCGATAAGCGTAGAGTAGCTTTACAAGGCCAGTCGCACGGACATAACCTTTCGTAATAGCGTAGTTATTACCCGATGGATCCCATTCTTCGAGTTTCTTCTCGACTGTATAAGATTTACCGAGTCCAGCAGGGCCAGAAACGATAAGAGCACGAGAGTTACCAGCGATACAGCTGTCCGTCAATGCCTCGAGGATATCGAACCGTTCACTAATACGAGCCTCGATCTCATCTTCGGTCTCTGCGACAGCGGCGAGAGCAGCGATAGCTTCAACATTATCTTTACGGGCACGGATACCACGAGGCATGACTATCTCCTTCAAGTTATAGTATATTCTACCCTATATCTGGAAAAAAGTCAATCTTCTTCTTCATCTTCCGGTCTTTCGATGCCGTAGTAAGTATCAAGCCAGCCACGGACACGACTATCTTCTGCGAAATAGAAAACGTAGTCGCCATATTCGCGAACGAATTCTTTATTTACATACTCTCCGCCACCATAATATCGTAAAGAACCATTATTTCCTTTTTGCACAACTACTGTATCTTCGTCAACCCATACAAACCCACCTGCTCGAGGATCGAGACCGAGTTTATCTACGTATGTTTCGGTCAAATTAGTCTTAACGTAGTCGAATATTTTATCATCTATCTCATAGAGAAACTCGAATGTAGACATCAGTCCTCCTCGTCTAGTTCTTCTTCGGAAGAAATAATACGAACACGATCAGCCCAAGCCAGAGCCTCGGCGACTCGTCCTAAAGCATCGTCATCGAAACCAGTACCTCCTTGTGTGAGATACTCGTTGATTAACTTAATGGCTTCGCTAGCATCGTTGGATGTAATCGCCCATTCCTCTTTCATTAGATTTTCCTCAACAGAGAAGGAGATACTTTCCAATTAGATGCAGGGTTGGAAAGCGTTGATACTGTTTTTACTGATATTGTTTTCTGATTAACTTTGTTAACAATACCAGTGATATTCTCGCCAGTGCGACTCTTAAAAGAAACCTTATCGCCCACTTGAAAAAACACAGCTGCACGTCTCTGTAATTCACGAAACCGAGCATTAATGGCGCTCTGGGCGTCGCGAAGATCTTCTAGATTATCGATAGCGAAAATAGCTTTATTGATAGACATCTCACTTCTCCTCATCAACCATAGACATAGTATAGCCCGATCTTTTAAAAAAATCAAGCAGCTTTTTTCATTCTACGTATCTTTGCCATCATACGAGATCCGTGAGCGGGATAAGCAACTACGGATACAGTCTTATCCCAGCAAGCACGGCATTCGCCACATTTACCATCACGAGAATATGCTCCGCAGACCGTAGCAGTCGTTTCGTCCTCGGCGTAAGGAATAACTGTCGAACCATGATCCTCCGTATACTCGCCAGTTATAGAAGGCGAAGAATAACGAACAGAGGCATTCTCGAGAGATTTCATACGATCGAGGATAGCACGGATTTTAGGGATATTATATGATTTGGTGGGAAGCCAATGTTTGACATGAGGAGTTTTCTGCATGACGAGAAGGATTTTAAAGGCGAGAGCAGGATGATATACATCTCCGGAGTCGAACCAACGGAAATACTTTTGTTTCTTCAGCGCCTCCACCATTTCATCAACCCACTCGGCTCGCTTCCAATCCTCTCGGTTGGCGTCACGGACTCGCTTCGAGTTAGGCATATTATACATTCCGTCTTTGGCGTAGCAGCCAGCACAGACGGGAAGAGGCTGTTTAGAAACTGGATCGATTGATCCAGGGCAAGTATTTCCTGCCTGGAGACTCCAGGATTTAGAAGGCATTTTAGACGCTTTAGATAGGGCGACCATTTCAATCTCTCCATCAAGTATAGATAATTCTACCCTATCTTTTAAAAAAAGTCAACACCTTTCTTTACCGAATAAAATTAATTAGATAACTAGGCTCTTGAAGGGGATCTTTTTCTTAGATCCGCCCCAATCTATCTGATCTAATAGTTCGATCTCAATCTCGAATTGGTCTTTGCCGACCTGATCGTAAACGACGCCAGCCCACTGTTTCACTTCTTCCTCTGTTATAGAGTTAATACCACCGATTTGAATACGAATAGTATTTAAATCAGTCTGAATAAATCTATATTCTTTATACTTGGTTATGAATGGGTGGTTCTTTACCTGAATTAGGAAAGGGAATATTGATCCATCTTTTCTACGAACCAAACTCTTAGCACGACCATGTAAATTTTTAATAGTTGGACCTCTATGACCGCATGGACATTCTTCTAGTAATTCTCCGATATCTCCAATATCATATCTAATAAATGGAGTTGCTCTTGAAGACATTTTCGTTATTAGTAATCTACCCAACTTAGAGGAATTATTAAAATTCAAATCTTCCTCTGGTATACACTCTACAATAACGTTAGAAGTTGATACGTGAAAATGACCTTTATGTTCATTACATTCATAACCAATCATTGCAATTTCTTCCGAAGCATATGTTGATGTTGTTCTTACACCAATATCTTCGAAGTATTTTATAATATACTCTGGAGCAGCACCACCGATTGGAGACCAAACTGTTAATCCATCCTCTTTCATTTCTTCTGGAGTATAAATTTGAATAAGAGTTTCCATAATATATGGATTAGCAATCAAATGCCCGATTGCTTCCTTTTTCATTTCTTGTTTTAATGATTCCAAATCTGGATTATTATATGAAATTACTCTTCTAATACCAGTAGCCAGAAATCCTTTTCTGCCAATACCTTCGCTTTCTTGTGTAGAAAAACCTGGATATGGTATACCACTAGATGCGAATAATTGAGTTGTGTTATCTCTTAAATCGAAATTACCTACAAAAAATCTACTGAAAGATCTAAAACCATTTAATCCTTCGTTAAGATCTGCATAATAGAATTTAATTGGAACTCCAGAAGAGCCAGAAGTATTATGTTCAAATATTTTATGCTGTTTTTCGTCTAGTAGACATCCCTCAGACTCTACTTGTTGTTTTAAATCTTTTCTTTCTAAGATTGGTATTTCTTTTAAATCTTCTAATGAATCCAGTTTATCTTTCTTGATTCTCTGGCGCCAAAATTCAGAATTCTTTTTGGCATGCTCGATCAAATGGTTCAATTGATTTAATTGCCACTTCTCTCTTGCAGTTTTTGATGCTGACTCTAATAGAGTTATTTCTATGATGTTATGGAAAAACTCATGATGTTCTGTAGCCAAAAAATTTACATTATTTTCTTTATTGAAACAATCGTCTTGAATTGGTATTTTAGAGAAATCAATCTTCATAATATACTCCCTTTGTCTCTATTATATATAGATCTTTTTAAAAATCAAGTGTTGATTTTTTTCAAAGATACGGTATAATCATTTTTGTGATGGTGAAGAAAGGAAAGATGCATGGAGTTTCTAACGAAAGATTCTGATGTCGCTCTTGTAGAAATTAAAGAAAAACTTTATGGTCGTCTATCCATACTTAGACCATATATAAAAAATATGCAGATAGACGATTATGGTCCTCTTGATTTTACTGAAGCTGCAATTGCTAACGAGATAAAATTTCTCGAGGAATTATTAGATATAATCGAGAGGTCGTAATATAAGGTAGTGTAGAGATGAACGATTTAGTAAAACGATTAAGAACTGCGCCAGTTGACAACAGACCAGCAACATTACTTAATGAGGCTGCTGATCGTATAGAGGCCCTCTACAAATACATTGCTAAGTTAGAGGATGATGGTTTCAAATACCGTAAGGCTCTTGTTGAGATACTAATGAAGGCACAGGACACTCTAAGGCCAATACCATTTCAGGAGGAAGATGATGAATAAATTTACTCTACAAATCGACTATGATATAATGGATGAAATCACTCGGCAAAATCTACAAGACGCTTATAGAATGTCTGAAGATGATGAAATGCGTAATGCTCTTGACCTTGTGATAAACTACTTTTCTAGCGAAGAACAATATGCGAAATGGGTTAAGGAAACAAAAGATGGCTTGGGTCAGAACTGAGAATGGCGGTATGTCAGATACTAGCCAGCAAATGTCTTGGCAGAGTATATTAGACTGGCAGGTAGAAATGTTCTTCTACTCCTGTTATCTCTATTATGTTCTGGACAATCCGAAATTATCAGACGACAGTTTTGACAATATTGTCAATTTACTCGAGAAGTATTTCGATGAGTTACCAGAGCGTATCACACATGTGTGTGGCCCAGGACAGATTAAACCTAATGCTCATCTATTCGCTCACGATCTCACCGAGGAAGAAAAAGAAAACGCCGTTAAATGGTTGAAAAATGAGTTGTTTTGAATAAATATAACACTTCAACAACACCAAGGAGGGTGTCATGATTAGAGTTACATATACACTAAAGGCAAACGACGGTCTATTAGTCGACAAAACTCAGGTCTTTAATACGCTTTCCGAGTGTAAATCTTTCTTAGTTTATTTACATGCAAGTGGTAATTTAGTCGGCCGACCAATCCTTTCATAATAAATAATATCGCTCAATCGAGCAATTCTTTCGAAAGGAGATTATGATGTCACTAAAGAATTTTTCAGCTAACTGGAAGACTACTGTTGTTGGTCTAATTCCATTGGTAGCTTATGGTCTAAAATATGCTGGTGTATGGCCAGAGTCAATGCCTCTTCCACCATTGGACGAAGTATGGCCTTTCCTACTTTCAATCGTTGGTCTTGGCGTTGCTGCCAAGGACGGGAATGTTACTAACGCTTCTCATCCGACAGATCCTACTACTATGTAAGAATTTGGGGAGCTAAAGCTCCCCTTTTTCATTTTAAAATCTCGAGGCGATTATGTTGCATTTCCCAGCTTTTTGTATTGATAATTTTTATAACAATCCGGATGCTATTAGAGAATATGCTCTATCTCTGGATTTCAATAACATTGGTCCATGTCAGGGAAGAAGAACTGCACCATTACATGAAATAAACCAAGAATTTTCTGATGCGTTTGCTAAACAATTACTTTCTGTTTTTTATGATATGGGAAAAAACGATGTTAAATGGATGATTAGATCTCATTTCCATTTACATAGAGTAACAGATAATTCTACTTTTGCTAAAAATACAGATGAAACTTGTCATGTTGCTCACAAATATAGAGATTTTGCTCCAACGTATGAAGCAGAAATACCTACTGCTGTTCATTTAGATGATAAATGTTTTTTCTCTGGAGTAGTGTATTTAAATCCTATCGCCGAGGCTCATGCTGGCACAGCAATTTATAGAGTTGTAGAAAATACTAATCCTATTAGAATTGGAAATGGTGATATAGAAAAAGAAACTGTAGTAGAGTCTGCCAATTTTA